CTACCAATTAAAAATGTTGTACTGAACTCCGATGCCTATATATGGCGAAATTTGATTAAAGTTATATCCACACCCAACTTGAACACCAACACCCCAGCGTTTTGTTTTATACTGGGTAACAGTTATTGTTTGAGTCCTTGTAATAGTCGTATTCTTATTGTAGATATGAATACTATCAAGTCGTGGAAGATAACCGCTTATCCAAGCGTGATATGTGCTATCTTCATATACTTGCTGAGTAATAGGCAGAACTACATCTACGCTGTCCGTTTTCCCAATAGCCGAATCCTTTTCTTGTACTGGAAGCTTGACGATACGATACTTAATCACAATACTATCTTTTGGCACAGGCTTGTAATAAGGTATCGTATCAACGTAGGTGATGGTATCTGTTTTTTGTAAAGGATGGCTCACATCTACATGAGTATTCTTCATAAGCAAGTGAGTCAATCCTATTGTCAACAGCAAGATAACAAGCACATATATAATGTCTCTTTTCTTCATGTCACTTCATTTCAATGGTAATTTTCTCGCCCCTAAGTTTAGCTGGCCAGAAATATTTATCCATCAAGTTCATCCAGATTTTCTGAGAGTTGATAACCTGTCCTTTAATCTTATTCTCTCCTACCAAAATACAGCCACTGGTATGATCTGCCGTATTGCCAGCGTGAATCAATACGCCCTCAAATGAAGGTACATTCTGGAGGCGTGGCATGAAAGCATTATACTTCTTGACATACGGATATTTTGCATAGTTTGAATATTTTGGAGACTGAATGTTCATAGCAACATTGTACGTTCCATAAGGAATGGCGGTTTCATTTGGAATTTTCACCTCACCATTGTCAAACTTGCCATTCTTGTTCAAGTCTCGCACTTTATCTTCCAGTGTGTCGCATACAAACTTGCCATCAATATACATGTGACCGATTGTATACTTATCTTTTAGAGCAATTCTTTTGACTTCGATTTTCATAAAATAAAAGAGCTATATGGTATAAACCATTCTTTCTTTTCCATATACGGCTCGCCAATAAGCGATGCCCAGCATCCTCGAATTGTTCCGTTATGGTCTTTGAGGACTTCAACTATATTTGCCCTTCTGCCAACAAGTGCATCCAGCTTCATTTCAGATAACGCAAATGATGGGATAATTACAATTTCCTTCATTAATATCCTGTTGATGGCTTACGATTAGGGCAAGATGGTACTTCACATTTCAATAGGCACATCTTAGCATTATTCACTTCTAATTGTGCTTTATCTGACGCTAAAGCATTATACTTATCCCGCCAGTCAGAAATTTGAACGTAAAGTGTGTCAATTTTCTGGTCTTTTTCTCTCAATTCATCATGTACACATTCGTACAACTTTTTCCACTCTTCCGATTCCTTGGCTTCATTGTCGTGTTCTTTAGAATCATTGTCAAGTGTCTTTGATCTTCGCTCTTGTCTGAAGAACAAGAACATCGAAGCATTTCCAGCAATTACGCCTATAATTCCTGTGAGGATAGCTTCAAGCATTAATCTGTTTCATTTTCTTTTGGTTTTGATTCTGGTACAATTACATTGAATACTATGCCATTTTCTCCACCGCCTTCAATGTTCAACTTACTAACTTGTGCTTCCTTTACAGGGTACATATCCATCAATGTCTTAGAAGCTGCTACTGCCACACTTCTTAGTGCTGCTGGAGATAGTTTATTACCTCGCCTGTCTCTGTAAACAGCAGTCGATGTCTCTTCAATAATGTGCTTTAGATTTTCAGTAAGGAACTTTTTCATGTGAGTTGTTTCCAGGGAGTTGTATTCTTCCAACTCTGCCATAAACTCCTTTATATCGTCCCTTGACAGCAATTTCTTAGCACGGATATTGTCCTTTTCATCGCAACTGTAAAAAACAGATTGGTAGCATTTTAGGGCATTACCTGCATAAGGAGCCGCACCGTTCACAAACAACTCACAAAAAAGTTGCTCTTGTTCTGTCAGTTTGGTCTCTTTCATTACTTTATGTCAATTAAAAAGCCTTGCTGGATTGCAAGGCTTTTGTTTATAATGAATAGCGATACTTTATTGCTTTTGTTTGTATTCAAGCAATTTCTCCATAATAATCTGACGGAACACATCACCTATGCCACTTACGGCAGCTTCTACATCTTGGATGCTGTTCAAGTATTCCATATTGAAGTTTACTTGAAGGTCATATCCAGATATTTCCACAAGAATTTCATCATTATCAGCGTTCCTTATTGTAAACGCACCACGATCTGATAATGTACGAAATTCAGCTTTAGGTTCGTCTACGGTCTGTACATTTACTTCTTCCATTTTGCTATATCTTAAAGTGTTTGCGACTTTTTTCTGCTTTGGATATAGCCAGACCTCCACCTGTCATAACACCGCCTTCACTTCTCATGCGTTGTGTGAGAACCGCTGCTACATTTGTTGTAGCAGAAACGTCTGCATCAGCATCATGGGCATCGTCAAGCTCTATTCCAAGACGTTCTGACATAATCTCCAGCTTGTATGAATCCACATTTGGAAGATGGCATAATGCAAGCTGTCCAAGCATAATGGTATCAAGTACATCTGGTTGCCAATGTCCATAAAAATCATCATGTCCTCTGAGAAGCTTTTTTATTTCTCCTACTAACCCAGCGTATTCCATCAACTGCATGAAGAATCCTTTATCAAACTCAATATTCTGTCCAAGTAAGAAAGGTTTCATATTCTTTGGAGTTTTAGGCGTATGGTCGGCAATGAAATCTACTGCTCCCCTGGCAACATCGCAAATGTCCTCTCCCATTGTCTCCAGCATGTTCATAGTGATGGCTGAATATGTTAGAGCCTTTTCTTCGTAATCCATAGGCTCCGCATTGTCAACATCATATTTACTCTTTAGAACCTTACGCTTCTTACCTACGCCTTCTATCTGTTTTCTGTTATACGGATATACATAACGTACATAAGAACCTAATTTTTCAAATGTGTCAAGTCTTGTGGCGTGAATTGCTATCTGTGTGATTGCGCCTGTCTGACACTTCAAACTTCCAGTCTCAAAGTCCAGCGTGAACATGACGAGTACTGGTTTTTCATCTTTTGGTGCTGCCATTGTTATATTTTCTTTCTATACACTTGCCAATAAGATATAACGTGGCTCTAAAAGCCTCAATTGAATAGTCATTATTGATAACATAATCATACAACTCTTCTGGAATATGCACACGTTCCTTATCACGAGCTATACGTTGTTTGTCAATACCATCTTTATGCTGACGGTTTATTTTGATTGTCACCAGATGAAAGCTGAATGGTGTTTGCTCTTTTGCTTGCAAATCAATCAAGCCTTTTTCATCAATTACATATACATTTACTTTATCGCTTATAAACTGCTCCCACTCAGTCCAATATTGATAGCCACCAAACATTGTGTAAGCGCACATTTTTGACTTATCTGGAACTTCTTTGTCGGTTACAAACCAATGTTCTCTACCATCCACCTCGTCTTCACGTTTCTTGCGAGTTGTGTAAGAAACAATACTATTCCAATTAAGAACTTCCTGGAGGTGCAAGGAGGCAAACGTCTTTCCGCTTCCAGAATCCCCGACCAAACAAACTATTGTTGGCTTCATAATACTTCCAATAAACTTCGTTTCATAAACTGTAAGTTGTTCTTTCCAGCATAATCACTATACTTGACTGTTGCTGAGAAAATTATCAATTTGTTTTTTGAATCTATGAGTTGTGGGCGCATGGATTTATATTCTTCTGGCCACACAATACATTCACACAAGTCATTATTTTGCTGAAGAAGGAGTTTGCAGAAGGTTTCTTCGCCACCTGTTTTTTTGCTTTTGAACTTTTTCTCTTCAACTTCAACGACAGTAGCACACACACCAACCTTTTTGCCATCCATTTCGTTTGGCATGATACTTTGCAAGGTCGCATACGACACTCTGCCTTTCAGTTGTGGCTTAATGGCAGAATTATCATAAATGCGTTTATAATCCACAGAACCAATTCCAGACACCTTTACTTGTTGCTGGCTCCAGAAATAATGCTTACCTCGCATATCCACTGGTATGTCTTTCTCTTTTATTTCAAAACCAAGCTGTTCTGCTGCCTTTTCTATGATGGCATAACGTTCTATTACAGAACCAGCATGTTCCACCTTATCAAAGCAACCAGCAAGAATAAGATTCAACACACAACGAGCGTTCACTGGGCATCGTGTAGCCTCTTCTTCATTGTCTGGATCATCCCAATACTCATACTTCTTCAGCTTGTACTTGAATATACGGTCGATGAAGTTGGTGATACTTGTGAACTCGCCATTCTTTTTGCGTTCATCCATAATCCATTGTACAGCTTTTGCTCCAAGTTGCTTGATTCTGGAGATTGACCAGAATATTTCGTTGGTATTGTAGTCTGTATGGAATATATCCTCACTAATATTGATGTCTGGCGGTACAACCTTTGCGTTACTGATAGCCTCCATTTCTCCCATAAGAGCAACGAGTTCGTTATCATCTGCCCACTGGAGGGCAACGGTATAGAAGGCTGTTGGATAATGCACTTTCAACCATGCTCCAGCATAGGCGGTTACAGCATAGGCTGTAGCATGGCTATTACATGTTACAACGCCTTGTTCTGTTGTAAATGTGTGATATGGGTCTGCCATTTCTACGTCATACACTTCATCATCACCGATATATTCAACAGAAACAACAGCTCGAAGTTCTGTATACAAACCTTTCTCGCCTTGTTTTGTTCTGCCCATTGCATAATGAGCTTTCTTATGGCACGAAGGGCAAAGTGTTTGTAAATTAGAATAGTTCTCGCCTATGACAGAATGGTCTCCATTTATATGATGGATTTCCAATCTACCGTCTGATTTACCACATACTTCACAACGATTCTTCATTTGTTCCTTGCGATACTTTTCAAGCAAAGTATAGTTAGTGTCACGCTTTGTAAAGCCACAATGTCCTTTTTCTGAATTAAGTTCATACTGCTGAACATTATTGTTTGAATGATAGTATGTATCATTGGGACTACCTTTATCAGTGAAGCGGTAAACCGTATCTTCTTTCAAAGAACCAATATTTACATACATCTTATCTACACCAACTTGCAATTCATCCGTGCGCTTCATGCCATTGTTTGTAGGATGCTTATGGTTGTCTGTTACGTCAATTGTTCTACCATCCTCTAAAGTAATACGATAGAGAGGGCGAATACCCATATAGCGAATATCAACAATATCATTTTTCAACAAATATTCATCATATCCGTCAGTGTGAACAAGCGACCAGCCCTTACCATATCCAACACGTCTATATCTGTCATGCAATGATTTATGACCATGAGATACAGCCCAAGCACGGTCATTCATCACTTTGTACATTTCAGCAATCGTCAAACCGCCAGAGACTTTGTTACTTCTGCGGATTCGTTCCTTGCCAGATATACACTTATTGAAGCAGTAAGTACCAGCAGCCTCAATCTGCGCCCAAATCTTATCTGCATCCTCTTGTGGACACCCATTTTTCTTAGCTCCAGCCATGAATTTGTCTTTCATTGCTCGAATCTTATCCGTCTTTTTCTTGGAAACGAATTTTACGAGCTTCACGCCTTCACCAAGACTGAACCCACCAACCTCACGAGCCATCATTACAATTTGCTCCTGGAATACAACCAGACCGAAGGTGTCTTTTAGTGAATTGTATGTTCCCCAAAGATATACAGGGGCTATGAGTCCTTTCTTACAGTTCACATAATCATCCAAGTTACCCATTGTAGCAGGACGATAGAGGGCATTTGCAGCAATCAAGTCACCAATATTACTTGGCTTCATTTCGGTCAAGAACTTGGTGATGCCATGCGATGAAAACTGGAATACGTTTTGCGTACAACCATTTGCCAATACTTCATACACTTTCTCGTCATCCAAAGAACCTGTTGCCAACTTCTCCAAAGTAATGTCTTGATGGTATACTGTATTTACCAAGTCAAGAGTTTGGTGAATTTTAGAAAGTTCCTTGGTAGCAAGACAGTCATTCTTCAACAAGCCAAGCTCGTCAAGTTCGTAGCCATCATTCTCGCTAACCAAAATGCCATCTACTTTCTTGATTGGCACATAGTCGAAACATTCCATTGTTTCACCATCTTTTGTATCTGGAGTTATCAGCAAGGCAGAAGCATGAACGGAACTGGAACGAGGCTGGAACATCAACGTGCGTACATCCTCAAAAAGTTGTGGATGGTCTCCCATAAATTTTGCAACCTTTTTGTTGGTTGCCGCTAACTTAAATAGACCTGTATAATCACACTTGTCATCATCAATGATAGCGGTAATGTAGTTCACGATAGATGTCGGAATACGCATTGTACGAGCCACATCTTTCAAACAGGCTTTAGATTTCAATGTCGTATAGGTTCCAGCTGAAAATACACGTTGTAGACCGTTTTTATTATACCGTCTCTCTGTATATTCCTTTACTTCTGGACGTTTGTCACTTTGAAAATCGTTATCCACATCTGGAAGAGAGCCGCCTTCACCTTGCAAATATCCATCATCAACAAAAGTATCTATTGTCTTGACTGGAGTTTCCGATGTTTTTAACGTTGCACTTACAACTTTCATACTCGTCTCATAATCTTACATGTTTCGTTGTCAAAGATGTTATTGTTCAATTTATACGCTTCCGTAAACTTCACCAGTTCCATGTCGGTCAATATGTGTCGTTTGTCAATGAACGTGTCGGACACAATGCCTTCCAATGTTCTACAACGACTCAAAGCAACATATAGCTGCCCAGGAACGAAGCAACCCTTTGTATGAATAACAACATTGTCAAAAGTCAAACCTTGACTCTTATGAATAGTGATTGCCCATGCCAACGCTATCGGGAACTGCGTACAAGAACCTTTATCAATGGTCTCAATCTTATCGTTCATCATGCGATATTCTTTAGCAGACCAAGTATTTGGCATTACGCCTACAGTACAGCCATTATCAAGTCTTACTGTAACAACTTTATCGTTGAGATTTACAACCTCACCCAACGAACCATTGCAGTATACATGTGCTGGGTCATTTACGAGCATCATAACCCTTGCTCCAACACGAAGTTTTAGCTCTTGTTCACATGGTGCTGAATTGGGTTGGAAATCTCCAGTAACTATTGCTTTATAAACATGCGTAGGCTCTCCAAGCAATTCTGTGTTAATTTTCTGTACGTCCTTGCGATAAGCGCATATATGTATGCTGGAGTTGGAGAAATCCTTGCTTTCATTCTTGTTTCTTAATGCAGCCAGGTCATCTATATCTTCTTGCATTATACGATATTCTCGTATATTGTTAAGTATTTCGATGAAACGTTTGTCGTTCTGACGGAAGATGTGCGTCAACTCGATGACTTTGAAACCAACATTGCGCCATACATGAGCATGGAAGAAATATATGCCACGATAGAACTGTGACAATATATGCTGTTCATCAGCTTTCACCACTGGCGGCAACTGGAATAAGTCACCAAACATAATGATTTGTACGCCTCCGAAAGGCTCACTGCTGCCACGATACATCTGTAACTTTCTATCAACGTAGTCAATTACGTCTGGACGTACCATACTTACCTCATCAATGATGATAGCATCAACAGAACGAAGCAGCATCGCTTTCTCTGGCTTATAGCTACTATGCACATTCTCTGATTCCGTAAGCACTCCAAAAGGAATATTAAGCAAACTATGAAGCGTTACGCCTCCAGCATTTACAGCTGCAATTCCTGTAGATGCCGTTACGATAAACTTCTTTTTGATGTTGTTCACAATATACCGCAAGAATGTAGTCTTTCCTGTACCAGCTTTTCCTGTGATATAAAGCGATTGGTTGGTATTCTGTATGATGTCTACAGCTTCAACCATTTCATTTGTCAATTGCATCATAACTAAATTTCGTTTATTGTGAATATTAAATCCTTATTATCGAACAAAATATCATCATTCGCTTCCAGCTCATCTGCGTATATTATACGAGGTTCTTCTTCGCCTTCACGCTTGATAATCAGCTGGGCATCCTTGTCTATCTTTATTACCTTGCCACAGTCCAATTCTACTTCAATATATTCTTTAGATTCCAAATCCTCACCGATAATGGTTGTTTTGGCTGGATATAGCCCTGCTCGTTCTGGCAGCAAAAAGCGTTCAAAGATAAGGTCGTATCGCATTGGGTCAATTAATGTTATGCCAAGCAGATATAGCAATAAGCATCCAGCAGCAGAACCACGCCCACAACCGACAAGGATGTTGTTTCGTCTTGCCCAATTGCAGGTGTCATACTGTACAAGCAAGTAGTCCACATTGTTAGTTGATTCAATAATGTATCGCTCATACTCCATCTGCTTGCGGTACTTATCTTGCTGCTCTGGCGGTACGAGACGTTGCAATCCTTCCTCTAAGAGTTGAATGAACATGTTGTGTGATGTCCCATATTTTGCTTGTTCTTCTGGAGTCATGTCGTATTTAGGCATGAAGTTTCTATTATTTTCAAACCTTGCATTGGCATGTTCCAATATATCCATAGAATTGTCGCAACATTCTTGAAATAGACTGTCAATATCCCATTTATCAGCATCAAATGTGTCGGCAAAGAGTTGGTATTGTTCATCAACATCTTTGAAGTATTGCTGATTACTTTGCTCATGCGCTGCGCCTTCAGCAACCTTATTGAGGATGATTTTGTTCTTGGCATCATCTTCATCCAGATAATAGGCATCTGTAAGAAGTACTGGGTATACATCCATCTTGCCATATATATTGTCGAAATAATGCTTGGCTGCTTCTAACACTTTGATGTCAATACGTTCTGCCTTATATTCCGACAAATCAACTTGCCAAAAGACACAATCAAAAGCACCTTGCAAATCCTTTACAATATCTTGGTTTTCAGTAATCCAGAATGAAGAATATTTGTCAAGTACAATTACATTGCCTTCGCCACGATTCAGCAATTCTTCCAATGGAATAATCTTATCTGTGCTGTCTACCATAATGGCTTTCTGTATTCGTAATAGATTTCGCAAGCCTTTTTGTGACTGGACATATACTTTTGCTCCAACAGTATGCTCACCATCAGAAAAAGTCAATGAATATCCAAATACATATTTCAATCCAGCTGCCTCACATTCTTTTTGCAGATTATAGCAAGCAGCCATAGTATTTTTATCGCAAATACCGATTCCTGGATGTCCCAAATACTTGGCTTTTCTTACCCAATATGTTGGCATAAAACTACCATTAAGCAACTCAAAAGGTGTATGGACACCTAAATTGACGTACTCAAACTTATGATTTGATGGCGTTCTCTTACCCACATATTTAAGGATATTCAACTTGAAGTCCTTATGTAAGTCATAGTAATACCAATTGTCTCCAAACTTGAATACAATATAGTTGATACCTTCTGCCATCAAGACTTCTGGGTCTTCCATACTGTTAAATATCAGTTCATCATCTTTGTTAGTACGGAATATGGATTTCATATTTTCCGTATCTTCAAAGAACATTTTGCCGAAATCTGGAAGCTCAATAACCTCATTGTCAATTTGGTTATATGTTATTTTATTATCCTCCAGCCATTTTATTAATTCGTTCATAATAATTGCACTAAGTTTAATTTGAACTCTCTTGGTGTCATTAATCTCTCACTGAAAGTATCGTAAATGTCCCAAAAATCCATGCTGTCAAAGTCGGCTTCTGGGTCTTCTATGAAGGCAATGTAGCAATCGAAATACTCGTTAAGCATGGCTGCTGCTGTGTTTGTTGCAGACAAAGCATCGCCATCATATCCAATCACTACAGTTCTTACGCCTTTACTTTGCAGCTTGTAAATCTGCGCTTCTGAAATTTTCTTTCCGAACGTAGCCACTACTGCAATACGATGATTGTCATACAAATCAAGCTTTCTGACAAGCGAGATACAATCGAATACTCCTTCAACCAATATGACAGTATCTGTTACGTCTTCTATTACTGCGTCATAATTGTAAAGTAACTTTGTAAAGTCATTCTCTTGACTGTTGTTGTATCGTCTAATTTCAAATTTGCCGTTACGTCTGGCTTTCTTATTGTAAGAATCTATCTTATCTTTACTCCATGTATGGCGAGATACATATCCTACAATGTCACCATTATCAATGATGGGAAATACGACATAATCGTCAAATTTGAAATTAAGACCTCTGGTTGTACCGACTGGGAAGTAGTCGTAATCATCACAGGTATAGCCACGCTTCTTCAGATAGGCGTTACGGTAGCACCGTTTCCATCCTTCTGGCATATCAACAGACACAAGTTCATCGTCAATCTCATCCTCTTCCAGGTTGCAGAACTGCGGTATCTGCAATGGAGCAAAACTGGCAGTATCTTCCAGCATTAAGTCTGGTCTACCAATGTCTTCTAAGAGCTGATTGACATCTTTTGTAGTATGACCACATGAGAAGCAGTGACTCATAAAGAGCTTCTTCTTCTCTGTTTCTTGCCCTACATAGATGCCGAACTTGCCACCTTTTTTACCACAATAAGGACACTCTGGGCAAATGAGGTTCTTGCGTGGGCCATCAAGTTTGGCATGAAGTTCTATCTCCAATTCCTTGATGAGAAAATCTTTGTCTTGTTTGCTGATATACATAATTTATGCTACTTTGCTAATGTTTAGGCTACGTTCTCTGTCATAGAACTGCTCATTTTCATAATCGGTCGCTATCTTAAATGGCTTGCCCTTTTTGAAGAATCGAGACTTTGCCACATAGAGACGAATCATATTCTCTTCACGCTCACGATCTGACTGATTCAACGTGATAAGGTGTGTCAATGGTCTGGCAAGTCCTTTTGCTTCCGCTGTATTGAACTCTGTCAGCACATTGTTCTCATCATTTAACCAATCACGATTCTCTACCGTAGATTGGTACGTCCCAACCATCCAGACGTTTTCGTCCGCTGCCAAGTCCTTCAAATCATTCGCTACAGCAATACGCTTGTGACGTTCTCCACTCTCCGAATACTTGCGTCCAGAAGCATCTGTCAACAAGTCCATAGAGTCAATGATAACAACGTCTGGAGATATTCCATAGCGTTTTTTGAAGTCTTGTATTCCATTCCTTATATCTATAGTAGAGACGTGAGAATTGAACTTAGGATATGACTTAACATAGAGTTTTCCAGCCACACTTTTAAGCATTTCTTCCATACGTTCAACTTCCGCATCACGAATAGTTCCTGTCTCATAGCGGAATGTACTGCATTTCACCAATGAAGCGGAATAAGCATTTACAACCTCATCACGGCTACCTTCAAGCTGAAAATGTAAAACGTTTAAGCCGTCTATTTGACAAGCGTTCTTACCTATCCATCGTGCCACATGTGACTTTCCTACGCCTGTTGGTGCTAAGAATACAGAGAGCTGGGTTCGTAAGTCACGTCCATTGTTCATTGCGTCCAACTCATCTATGTAAAATCTGGTGATTGGTAATTGCTTGTCTACAGCATTATGCTTTTGCCTGTTTCCTTTGAATCTGATTCCGAATGTGCCAATTACATCTACGAACTCTGACTCTCGCAAACTGAAGGTTGATACCCATTCTGCGTATTCTTGCAACTTTAAGCTTGCCTGTTCATGGTCTGCCTTATTGAATAGCTCACCAGCTTCTTTGTACGCTTGCTGGAATCTTACTTGTTTAATATAGTTTTCCAGCTGTTCCAGTGCTTGTTCCGTGCCAAGTTCATTGCCACTATCATAGATGTCATCCAATAATGCTGCAACGCTTTTTTGACGAGAAACGGACTGTCCTAATATACTATATGTTGGAGCTTTCTTGTACTCCTTGTAGTATGCTTTAAGTTGATTGAAAAGAGAAATAAAATCTCTGTCTGGTAGATAAGATTTCTTTATCTGTTCCATGACCACCGCCAGAACATAATCGTTGTTCATACAGGTGAAAAAGAGATCCATCAGAAATTCCTCTGTCAATACATTATTATTCTGTCTTGTTGCCATGTTCTATACGAATACGATACAATTCTGGAAATCTTTTCTGAAGTTCTTGCTTGCAATTTTCCACCATATTACATTTAGAACACGATTCCGATAACGGACTCCATCCTAATGTAGATGTCTGGCAGATAACATACCCCACGGCTGTATTCAACATACGCCTCTTTGTTTGCTCCTCAGAGGCTATATATATAAACTTAGCATGTGGGTGTACGCTTTTATCTGCTATCATTGCTACAAGGTCAACACGATTTAACGACACGCTGGAAAGCCATTGATCTTCGTAGTATTTACCTCCCTTTGTACGCTCTTTCAGACGCTTGATGGATGACTTACCAAAGACTTGATTTATCGTCCATTGTGGCCTATTTCTGAAGGCGTAGGCGGCACATACACAAAAGTCAACCAACCTTTCAGATGTAATCGACCCAAATTCCTTTTCCATAAGGTCAAGAAAGCTATTAAGCGTTCTGGTGGTTGCACCACCACCAGAAAACTTAAAGGTCGGCTTCATCAGTTTCACTGCTATTGCACTGAAGACTGTTTTCACATTGCGTATCTGTAATTCTTTCGCCATTCCTTGTTAAATTGTTCTTCAGTATCTTTCGTGCGATAAGCAAACGACTTTTGATTGTCTCAATATTATGCGATGGCAATGTTCCCTTTTTATATTCAATGTCTGCAATTTCTCGAAGCGGATAACCAGCTTCCTGGAGAAGTATTGCATCACGATGAATTGGTTTCATGCTATCAAGTACTTCAAGTATATCGTCATTGTAGAACTGGCGGTAGTTTTCAAGCCCCATGCAGTTTGAACTGATATTCAAATTTGCGCTAATTGCACTGCATATCTGAGGATGTAGAATTTCGTCATCACCACAATCTTCATAACTTTCTATACTTCTGTCATAATTCTTGTTGTCATGTCGTTTGCGCCTTCTTTCCAATTCGGCAACCATTCGTTTAGTAACGATATGAAGCCATGTTCTGATTGGTCTGGAGGTATCATACGTCTCTATTCTTCTGAAGAAATTTATAAGAACTTCATTGTAATTTTCCTCTACATTCCATGAGTCATAAGTATAGTTCATCACCAACTTATAAATCATGTTTTGAAAAGGCATCACATATTGCTGGAATAATTCATTGCGTCTGCGAGCTACTTCTGGGTCTACTTCTCTGTCGTATTCTTCGGCTTCGCATACCTTTCTCTCCATATTCGTGCCACTTCTTGATTGAACAATAAAGATGCACGAGGTTCAAATTGGTGAGATATACAATACTGAATCCAACGTGAGTCGTATGCCTTGAACTTGGCTCTTACCTCTACGTCTGAAGGTTTGTCTTTCTTATCTAAGAAGGTACAAAACTCCTTGACAAGCGAGACAAGGTATTTCAAATGTGGGTTAATATCCGCTGGCATAGATAGCTCTTTCCGTGTCTTTCTACGCCTTCTTCTGGCAATACTCATTTACAATTTGAATTTCTTTACAAAGTACATAAAGATGTGCGTTGCGTCTGCTTCGTTATCATCGACTGACTCTGTCTTCCAGCGTAACTTACAGAATCGCATCATTTTGGTTTTGTCGGCATTTCCGTCTCCTGTTGCCCAAGCCTTAATGGTTCTGGGGTTAAGGAATACTGGTTCTGGAAGGTCAAGTGTATCGCACACTTCCAGCAAAATGCCTCTAAATTCAGATAGTTTGACAGATGATTTGAACTCTTTGCCGCTTCTTCCACAGCTTACGTCTTCTGCCACAACCTGTTTGATGTTGTATTTCTGGATGAAGTCAATGAGAGTCTGACGGAAAGCTCCGTGCTGTTTGTTGTTGTTGCGTCTCATTGATTCCGTGAAGTTCCATGTACCTCTTTCGTGAACTGAATAAAAACCTGTATGGGTAGCTATGTCAAGTCCAAGCACTTCGTCAATTTTTAACTTTTCATCGTCTGCATGAGTGATCATTAAATGTATGAAATGTCATTCTTCTTGTTGATTATAAGTTTGTATGGATAGTTTTCAGCTACATTGCCATGACTAACCACCAGTGAAGTAATCTGCAAGTTGTTTAAGGCATTGAACATATTGGCAAGTCCAGCAGCATCACATGCCTCCAGTATCTCATCCAATACTAACAAATCAAGACCTTTTCCATCTTGGCAGTTTACATTCGTCAATTTCTGTAAGGCAAGAATGTTTGCAAGATTGACTCTTGCCTTTTCTCCTTCTGAAAATTTGTCAAATGAACCGCAATCTACTCCATCACGAATTAGTGAAATAGAGATTTTATCACGAATCTTTCCAGACTTCAAAACAGTAAAGCCACTGAATAATATTCTTATGTCGCTGTTGATAGCCTCTAAGAACTCGTTTGTCATTTGGCTTAATGCTTCAATCTTAGAATTTGCAAGGTGTGTCTTGAACTCTATGAAAGTAGCTTCCTGTTTTCTATAAGCTGCAAGTTTCTGTTCGATTTGTTCTTTATCCTTGATGGCAAGCTCCAGTTCTTTTTCACGCTTGGCTTTACTGTCTTTTAGCGTTTCTACAATGTCATTCTCAGCAGCGTGTTCAATGTCTCTGATTGATTCCTCGTATGATTCTATAGCACCTTCAGCATTTGCAATATTTGTTTCGCACTGCTTCTTGTTATTCTCACACTTGTTGGTTTCATCATCAACAATGTCGTATGCCTCATCGAACATGTCATTGCGAGCTGACTCAATTTGATTGTTGACCAGAGCAATCTGGCTGTTTATAGAGGCTATATCACAGGAAAGTTCAGATGACTTGCGAACCAAGCTGTCAACATTCGACTGTGATTCCGTAACCTTTGCCGACCACTCTGACTTTTTCGCAATCAAGTCATTTTGCTCTTCACGGAATTTCTTACCATTTGCAGTATCAGCATCAATCTTTTCTTGGTTGCTGGAGATTTCTGCATCAATGTTTCGCAATTCATTATCCTTATCGTTTAATTCTTCACGAAGCATTGATAAATCTGCATTGGAATCAAGAAGAAACTCATGTTGACATTTTGGGCAAGTGATAACGCCACTCAATACATTCTTAATAGTTGCTACACGGCTACTGATTGTACGATACTGCTTATTCAAAGCGTCATTCGCATTGCCCAAAGCCTTGACGGAAGCAAGCAATTTATCTATTTTGGCAGTTATTTCTTTCAAATCGCCATCGTATGAAGCGGAAAACTTCTCAAACTCTTTTACAAGCTTATCATGTGCTTTCTTTTGCTTGGCGCAATCTTTGTCATGCCGTTTGACTTCTGCTTCCTCGTCTTTCAATGACTGCTGGAGGGTTGCGAGCTTCTTATTTGCTTTTGTAATATTTTCCCGATAGTCACTGATTTGCTTTAGATTAGTAGGAGCGAACATGGCAACTATATTGTCATAACAATCATCAAATGGTTTATCGCTACCTTCCAAATCAGAAATACGGTTATATGCTGCATCCAATTTAGCGAGACTCTGCTCCAACTGCATGATTTGCTCCTTTTGCTCACGAATGTAAGCTCGCTTATTAGAAATAGATTGTGTCCACTCCTCAATACGCTGCGCCTTGGTTGACGTGTTCTCCAAAGACTTATTGATAGCGTTCTGGATTTGCTCCTCCAGCGTATCAATACCACCTTTGATTCCAGCTACTTTCAATTCCGCTTGGCCCAGCTCTTCAGCTATAGGTTCCATGTCATGTTGCAGAGCTTCTATTGACTCGTCAACCATAATTCCATTGCTGAAGCGATTTATCAAGTCTTTCTTGTCACGGTCAGAGCTGGAGAGGAAAGATGAATACTTGTGCTTCGACAAGATGAAGTTTGAGAATATGTCATCCTTACTTAACCCCAATGCTTCCAGCACATATTTATTGTAATCTGCAACAGATGCTTGCGCTATACTTTCTGTATTTCCGTCTTTATCTACAAACTCGACAGATATTACCTGTGGTGATTTTCTGGAGATTGTACGAGAAACGATAAGGCTTTTACCTAATTCAGCATTATTTAGTTTAAGCTTAACTATAGCTTCGTTTTCCGCATCATTAATAATCTCATCCATCTTAATCTTACGAAGCGTTTCACCTGTCAGACCGATGGCTATAGCTTCAATTAATGCGGACTTTCCAGAACCGTTTGAAACCTGGGAGTCGTTGTCCATATTGTTGCCAAACACAAGCGTTGTGTGTTCTTGCTCCAATGTGTAGTCAAGCTCCTTGAAGGCGCACAGATTCTTTGCATATATGTTATTTAACTTCCACATAATCAATGTATTTTATCAAGATACTGCAATCCCATAGAGGAATCAATAACTTTTTCTGAACAAAAACTCTCATACTCTTGTTTGATGCCAGTCTTGTCAAACTTTCTATCAAGACTGTGTGCTTCTATGGATTTCGCTACAGTCTTTTCTGTAACAATTTCCACCTTGGCAGCACCAGCTTCTAATAGCTTTTGCTTGTCAATATTTTGCACATCTGTAGCAGAGCAATTAATGCGAGTCTTGACTTTGTATTTGCCATTAGACTTAATATCATTCAATTCTTCAATCAAATGATTATCAACGTCCTGCAATGCCAAATCTATCACCTTATATCTGGTGTTCGACTCATTCTTAATGAACTCATAGGAGCCATCGTCATACAATATGGTGTAACCCTTTTCTTCGTCTTCACCAAAATTATGCTGACGAGAAGCACCAACATATTCGATGTTTGTGTCTTTAATTTTACAGCGATTGTGATAATGCCCCACCAGCACTGCATCAAAATCCTTGAATATCTTTGTCGGCAATTCATCATCACTTGGCATAGCAAGACCTCCTTTTATTCCTTCGTGGATATATAGGATGTTATGTTTGTTTTTGTCAAAATCGTTATCAATGATGTCCTTCAATCTGTTAATGAACGAGCCGTTTTCTGGGGCATAACTCATAACATATAGTGTAACATCATCAGAACAATCTATAGATACATAATCATCTACAACATAAACATGTGGATATTCAGAAAACACATGGCAATAACCCAATATCGCCTCTTGGTCAACAAGGTCATGGTTGCCTTCTGCAATAGTAAGCTCCAATCCAGCGTTTGTTGCCTTAATTATAGCTTGGCGAACAGCCAACAACACATCAAGAGTCTGATATGATGAACGAGATTGCAACAAGTCACCGCCTATAATGATTTCTGGAATGTCTTGTTTTTTACATATTTCCAACGCTTCATCCCAATTTCTCTGAAACTCTGGGATATTGTCTTTACTGACATGGATGTCATTTATCAGCAGAGCGCACGGTATTCTTTTTTCAGACATAGTTCTAAAGTTAAAAGGGCGGTATTATGGCAAAACCACAACATCGCCCTTGGTTGTTGAATAAAGTTTATCTACGTCTGTGCGGACGAGCTGCACGTCTCTCTGGACGAGCAGGAACCTCTGCTGCTGGCTCGTTTGTATCATCGTTGCGCTCACGTCTACGACTTGCTCGTGCTGGTGCTGGAGTCTCTTCCTCCTCTTCAGCCTCCTCTGAAGAAGGAGCATCTGCTGCTGGAGCATCATCTTCTTCTTCCTCTGGCTCTTCTACCTTTTCTTTCTTTGCAGAAGGCTTAGAAGCTGGAGTCTTGTCCTCTTCCGCTTCACCGTCAAGAATGTCTTGAATATCATTGAGGAGTGTTTCATTAGTTTTGGTACGGCTAATGCTTACGTCAAGGTCATTGTCATCAATGAACTCTTTGATTGCAGTACGAAGGTTCTGGCCTTCCTCGCTCTTATCGCCCAAGCCTTCATCGCAAAGCTTATCGTACAAATCCCAAAGGCTGTCAAGTGTTACACTTCCACCGTCTGAGCTATCGCCACCATTCTTGCCATTCATATTGAAGTGAGATTGGTCATCTGCTGGGAGGCAGAGCTTAATCTGGTCAATGCAATCCTTGATTTCTGGCTCTTTCATCACCTCCATGCCTGTTGTCTCGTCAAACTGGTTGAGGTAAGCGATAGTTGCCTCCAGATGATAGCGTGTATAGCGATAAAGCACTTCTGGGAGGCGAGGCGTGTTGAGAAGATTCTGCAATTCGTCTTCCGTCAGCTCGTCCTTTGGAGAGAGTGTATCAATGTTGAAAGAATAGTTGGTCTTCTTGTTTTCTGTCTTACGAGTTATTTCAACAGGGAAAGCATCTGTGATTGATGAAATAGGACAGGGGACATTACCCTTCTTATTCAATTTCGCCCATGTTTGAAGCTTGCGCTCCTCCAGTTCTTTATACTGTGAATAAGAAAGCTGGAACACCTGGATGCCATCGTTGCGCTTGTCTAAATCAAGGATGTACATACAGCGTTTTGAATCCCACTTCAAGCCACCGTTGAAACTGGTCTCTTTGACTTTCTTACAGAGTTTTTCATCGTCTGAATACAAAGAGAGTGCAAGCTCTACATACTTGTCAATAAGGTCTGATTGAAGCTGTGGGAAGGCGTACTTTGCATTGCAAACATTAACAAACGACTGCTTGTTATTATCGCCCTTAATCTTCAATACGAGTTCCTTTACAGGATATTCGTAGCCCTTACGATCCATCGGGAGAACATTTCCTTCTGCGTCAATAACAGGCGCAAGGGGCAAAATACGAACTGCTACAGTTCCATCACCCGAAATACGGAAATACTTTACACGGTTTCCACTCTCTGCTGCGCTCTTCTTTTTTGCATCATCAAAAGATTCCTGGGTAGATGCAAAGATGTCAAGAGCTGACATCTGATTCGTTAATTCACTCATAATTGAGTTGGATATGAATTAGTTTTGAGATAGAAACTTCCACGTCTCAGCGTATGCTTCTGCATAAGGTTCACGAGCTTGTGCTTCTCGTATATCCTCTCTTGTAGGAATAGTTATTCCCCACTGGTCTGCGGCATGTTGGATAATCATTTCTATAACACTATCCAACTCAATTGATTTTTCGTTCTTTAAGTCGAAGTATTCAAATTCTTCGCCTTGAATATTAGATTTATGAATAGGCGCATAGACCTCTTCAAAATATCTGTATAATGCCCCTGGTGTTGGATGCGAATCCAATTTCTCTGATATTGTCTTTAATACAACACCGAAGAGGTATTTCAATTGAGGTAATGAACGGTTCTTTGAGTTGTCATATATGAGGAAACCAAATTCCCCATCTGGCAAACTGTCTACAGCACCTTGAAGTTCATTAATGTCGGCACTACCTTCGTAGACATTGATAATGCCCTTCTTCTTAATCATCGCATGATGCTTTGTTTTATTTTCTGTTTGCAAAGGTACAGTGAAAAACTGAAATATGCAAATGATTTGCAAACTTTTTACTCATCAAAAATCTAACATATTTCTAACCGACTGATAATCAGCCATTATGATATTTCAAATATTTCGTTTGAATAGTAAGTGAAACTATGTTTTTAACCTTTGTGCTACATTATACACTCGGTTTTACGAAGCAAATCAGTTATATCTTTCACATCATAACCAGCAATCTCATTAAGTGTTATTTTGTATAGCCTTTGGTTTGTAGTGGTTTTATCAAGTCCTCCATATTTGGGAATGTATGGCCCAATTTTGATATAATCAAATACCACGTCTCCCTTGTTCAATGGGTAAAACCAGCCTGGCAATTTAGATCTCCCAGAATACCACCCAATCTTTATGTCTGGAAGGTCGCTTCTTACCATGCAAGCTAAATCATATACGGCTTTTGGATTGCCATCGCCTCCCATAAAGCATATAGCTGTTATTCCATTGTTACTTTTTATCAGACTCTCCAAAGCAGTATAATTCAACTCTGTACCTATATCATCAGCTAAATAAGGAGAGTGGCAACCCTCGCAATGGCAAGGGCAACCACTCAAATTAATAGCTAATGTGATTTCGTCTGGTAGTTCACGAAAAACCACCTTCGTATCAACATATTTCAGCATATCTAAACTTCTTTACTATATACACGCTTTCTTGCTTCAATTTGGCGTTCAATACCAAAGTTCTTAATTGGTCGCAAATAACCAATAATTCTTGTATACAGTGTTATGTTCGTGCTACCACAACAGGGACACTGGCGAATTGGCTGCTTCACAATTTTACCACAACTCTCGCATTTAGAGTTTGGAATATTGAATGTAAAATAACTTGTTCCATTACTGATAGCAAAATCAATCAGCTTCAGATACTGTCGCTTGCTCAAATGTTCTTCTAAATTGATATGGGCAGCAGAGCCACCGTCTGTATACTGGTAGGTCTGATTGCCATGCAGCACAAACTTGTCAAGCACAGAGGTATTGTCATGCGCCTCGTAGAAATATGAATTATACAAGTTTTCATCATCTGGAACCCAATATCCATCTGCCTTGTCCCATTCATAATTCTTACCACCAAGACCTTCCGCTGGCACAACCTCACTGTTAAACAAGAATGGTCGCTTCTTATCATGGATTGAGTGTTTCTTATTCTCTTCCTTAATCGTACCAAGAATTAGCTGCAAGAACGCAATATACTCTGGGTTGTTTGAGACTTCCAGCCCTAAGAATCTGGCAGCTTCATTCAAGCCATTGATGCCAATAGTAGAATAAAGTTTGTTGACGTAGATGTAACCGCCATTAGAAGCAGCAAACATTTTCTTGTCTTCCATATCATAGAGCATCGTCTTAAATGCAATATGATATTTGTACACACGCTGGAGAATATTCACCAGACTGTCACGGATAAATGATGTATTTTCTCTCCAACCACCATGCAAGCCATAACTTTTCACGCAATCCTGGATAATGCGGTTAATATTCAAAGTAATAACATTGCAACTTCCAGTCATCACTCCTGTCAAACCAGATGTCGGATTGAAGGTGTTTTCTGCCAACTCATTACGCAATCGGCAGCAGCTCGCCAATGAGTCTGCGCTTTCTGAAATGTAAGTAAAGAAAGAGTGACCTTCCGCATACATTTCAGCGCACAAATCCTTGTACTCTTTATCCACAATGTCATTACCATCATGCACCATCGCAAACGTCTCAACAGGGAATGTCAGCACTTGCTTCAGACGAATACGATTAAACCACTTCATAAACAATCTCTGAAGGGTGTCGATCGCCTTCCATTCTGGCTTACTACCATCTGGATAGTAGAACTCACCAAACAATGAATCGAAATAGGTCTTATCGTAGTATGAAATGTTTGTAAATGGCGATTGATAGCTGCGGTTTCCAGCTGGTTGATTGATACCCCATACGAACTGCTTGAAGGCTTTAAGGATATTGTCTTTTACTGTTCGATGGATTCCACAAAACTCTGTGGTTGTCGGGGAATACAAATAGTCATACCACTTCTCACCAAACTCTTTAACTACATAGTAGTTGAGGGCAATGAAATATTCGCTAATTGCTACTGCACCTTTGCACTGCGAAGAGAGCAAGAAAATCAGATTAGTAATCTGACCACTGAATGACTGTAAATCATTAGGTGCTGAAGGCGTAACTCCATCAATATTACCAACGCCTTCTGACATAAGTGGGTAAAGACTAACCGCCATGCAGTATTGCTTCAATACTGGCGTACTGGCCTCATCGTGACAATAAATGATATGATGATTCAAGTCCTTCTCATATTGTTTCGCAACTTCTGGAAATAGCTTGTTCAACTCGTCTTTCATTCTCTGTCGCTGGATGATACGGTTGGTAGTTTTGTATACCTCTCCTTCCAAATTAGCGACATTCTTCATTGTCACATTAGCATTAGAGTCTGTTTCTGAAGAGGTAGCTGCATTATCTCCAGACATACTGTATCTATCCATGTAGTCGATACGTTCTTTGATAAAGCGGCTTTCATTATGACGCTCACGATAAAGGATATATGCCTTTGCCACCTTATAATAGCCAAAGTACATTAGAGTCTGCTCTACGGTGTCTTGTATTTCCTCAATACCAATGATTTTATTACTGATTGGAAGAGTAAAATCTGACCGCAATTGTCCTTCTATATCATTATCATAAGTCTCATTCTGACTTTCAAATGCCTTCTTGACAGCTTCTATAACCTTGTTGAAGTCAAAATCAACGATTCTTCCGTCACGTTTTCTAACTTTCTTAATCATTCTTGTTCATAGTTGTTTAGTTGCTTGATGGAAGATAAAGTCCTCTTTGTTTTTCAGAGAATAAGGATGCGTAACTACGCATTTCATTTGTAAATTCTGTTGTTTTGTTAAAGCCACAACAGCGAGCTTCACCACACAGACCGCCACGATAAACGCATTTACGAACCATCATGTCAGCTAAATCTGGGTCTACCTTTCTAATTTCGTCTTTAAGTGCCTGGAATACAATTCTTGTTTCCTTTGCAGCCTGTAAACACAACCGCAACTTTGCCATATCAATAAGCGACTGGGCATTGACAAGCAATCCAAGATTGACAGGCGTATAACGGTCTGAATTTTCTTGAAGCCATGTTAAATCGTTAATAGCTTCACACACAACTGTGTTACGGCCATCCTCATCCAGTTCTGGAACTTCTTCAAGCTGTTGCTTGATGTAGTCGATTTTCTGAATAAGTCCAGGATTACCGCCTTGTCTATCCGAACGGCAAGTCAACTGGAAGGGGACTGATCCAACGTGGTGACGAAGAAGATGGGTCGAGATATACAAGGGGATGCCCTCAAATTTTACCCAAAAGAGTTGTGAACGTACTGGAGAGTGTTCTGTTTTGTAGATACTGAGAAGCGATTGATGACTCTTCCCAATAAAGGTCATCTGACACGCTTCTCGCATGAGGTCGGCATCGGTAAGCTTTTTAACCGATACAACGAAATCTTTCATACGATATTCGTTAAAGTGAAAATAAGAATTGGGAAGATGTACGAAATCAATTTGTGGAGCGCAAAGTTACAGCATTTTCTTTGTAAAGACGAAGAAAAGCCGTATAAAATTGCTTTTAGACGGCTTTTCTGATACAATTTATATGTTTTTTAACATTCTACGCTTCTTTATATACGATATTTCAGTTATAGCTGTGGCTTGTTTTGGATGATGCGTATGACAACCTCGCTTTCGATATTCTATCAGCGCACGTCTGAATTTCGATTTACGAAATAAAGGGTTTAATGACGCATACCCAAGTGCTTCTATCATATCAACATTAGGCTCACAACCTCCAGAAACATCCATAATAATGCCATATTCCAAAGGTGCTTCGTGCTGGATGAAATAGCCAAGCCGTGTTTCGTAGAACTCTCTACGCTTCGACTTCTTTTTCTTTCGTCTTCCGCTTTTTACGCTCTTTCTTTTCTGGTTCTGGCAGTTGCAGTCCGTTATCGGCAGATTCAGCAACTCTTGATTCTGTAACTTTGTCATACTGCTTTCTCGCTTCTTGCTCATTACGTTCCATACCGTATGAGTCTTTAATAAAATTATGAATTTTCATTGTTATACCATATATGAGAATGATAAAGATATTGTCTTTCCATGATGATTGCAATAGATTACAGTACAATTCTTACTGCCCCCTGCAATCTTGCAACCCCAATCGCAATTACAATCAAGCGATGCTCTGAAAGCTACATCATAGCGTGGAGCTGAAATCTGGTTGGGTAATGTAAACATTGTTTTGCCAGTATGAACCGTTACTGCATTGCCTTGTACGCAAACATGATCGCCAATTTGACGTGCATACAAATCTGTTCCAGAAATTTTAATCCATCCTGTATCTGGAATTTTTGGCTGGAAGTCTCCAGAGCGTGCCGCACCTATGTTTTCACAGATTTTCTTCTTGTCTGTCTCGGTCTTTGCCATGTCAGCAAGATATTTGGAGGTTCTTGGCACGTCATCTAAAGCTCCAATGGCAATGGCTCCAATTTGACTACGCAATGTCTCCTTAGTGTTGCTTCCTGTAATAAATTGACTCAACCCCAATGTCTTGTCTGCGAATTTAGACTCCGCATCACTCTTAGAATACACAGATGTTACATCTGCCTTATTCTGCATCTGTGTAGCTAAGTCTGTTTTCTGCACATACTTATTGGAAAGCAGTACGCCATTCTCCATAATGGCTGGAAGTAAATTAACAGCACTTAGACCATTGATACAGACATTTGCTATGCGATTATGTATATAGAACACATTGTCTGCTGTCGAGCCGAAACCGACATACGCCATCTGAGAGTCTGAAGCATCAAGCCAATTTATTATTTTTGACAAACTTGTATTGCTTTGCTGCAATGTACTATGCTTTAATACAAGTCCTGTCGGCAATGCTGATTCTGTTATTAATGTGCCAGATAGATTCACAATGGAGTTTTTGCCATTAATAGAGATAATCGCATTTCCCTTGCCATTACCAATTACTGTATTGCGATAATAAACATTACCATCACCATACCCTTTATAATTGATATACAATGTGCCATTATCTGAACCTGTACCAGAATTATAAATATGGTCAGCATTACATGTTACACTTCCCATAATGCTCTTGCCAACTGTCAATGGCTGTACCAAAGATATTCCACTCTGGGAGATTGACATGATACTTGTGCCGCCAATAGAGAATACATACCCTCTATTTGGGTCAAAGGCAAAGTCATAAACTGTACCAGTGCCTATGCGTGACTGGATATGAAAGACATTGCCATCATAAAACATTCGGCATACTGCTTCACCTTTAATCAGAGAAGCACCATCATTCATGCTCAATGCTCCTTGCACTTTTACGGTATTGCCAAATGTCACAGCGTCACCAATCGTTTGTGAACCTACAGAAGAGTTTAACAACAAGGCGTACTTTCCAAAGAAAGCATCGTTAAGTGTTCTTCCACCCACTTTTTGAATCTGGATGTATTGTGGAACATTCCCAGTTAAACTGTCTGCAACTGTTGGCATAGATGCACTTATAGAACATCCATAAACATTGCGTCCTACTTTATCCGAACCGCTTGCATACGCCACGCTCTCTGCTTTATTTGATTCATAGAGATATTGAGGCCACTTGGAAATTCCTGTTGCACCAGAAAAATATCGCAACTTTCCATTAAGATATACATAGCCAGCACCTATCGAAGTTCCATTAACTTCACAACCGCTTACTATGAAATTGTCACATGCTGCAAAAATACTGGAAAATGCAAGTGCTAACTCTTGCAAGTTTACTATATCGTCAACGTATGTGTAACGACCACCAGTTTGTGCGCTAAATTCTATCATCAGTCAAATACTATTTTATATGTTTTACCAGCCAATCTGTAACGCTCTATCCAATATGTAAGCATGGATATGTATGATTCTTTAGAAATCAAAGAAATGTCTATCGCTGGCGTGTGAACTATGAAACTGTATGTGTTGGTGTCTATTCGCTCATTCTGATAATAAAAAGCTTTTCCTTTGCCTTCTTTTTCTGTATAGAGCGATAAGTTATCAGCTTGAACAATGTCAGCACTCTCGTTATATAGCGGAACGCCAAGCGTTGCCAAGTTGGTTATCGTTATACGTCCAGACTTTTGAAGAAAGTATTTCTTAAACTTCCTGTTCAAAAACCATGTGAATGGCAATATCTGAGAGGTCATTGATGCCTCTATTCTTTTTTCAACTGCATATTCAGAAAAGTCTTTATTCAAGATTTGCAATGGTGACACCAAAGCTTGCATCAGCAAAATCAGCTTTCTGCCACCAATATAGTGTGGCGTAAGCTGATTTATGGTCTTATCAAAGTTTATCGAGTATCTCATTACTGTTCTCCCTCAATTTTGAGCGTAATGGACTCTTTCCAATTTTGCAATGCAGCTTCGTCACCAGACTTTGTGCTTTCTTTGATATAACCACTATTAGGAACAAAACAACGCTCTACACGCTTTTCATAGCTGGTTACATTACCGTCTGAACCGTGTGCGGTTGGTATCAAATTGTTATCATCGTCATACTGGGCAACGAAAATACCTTGAAAATCTGTAGCTCCATTATCTATATAAACATCCACCACATGCTCTGCTGATTGAATTGCGTCTATAATCTTCTGAGCATAGACAACACCGTTAAAGTCCATACTACCGATATAGTTATTCAATGATTCTGCGATGTTATTATACACTTCATCATTGGTTACAGCACCGTCATGGTACACAGTTACACGAGGGATTAATATATCTCCTTTTCTACTGACTACCTTTGCAGATGTACCAGCAAATATAATCTGGTTAAGATAAGCTCGTATCTTCACCATTTCATCTTCGGCTATCTGCGAATAATTGCCTGGAACTCCAGTGGCAATTTTTAATAGAAGCTGTTTATCGTAAAATCCATCTTGCGATGATTCTGAATATGCTACCTTCGACACAACCCTCTTTGTCTCATCAATAGCTGGATAAGAAAACGAAGTGCCATCATCGCTTATTTCCAGATCATCGCCCGACTGATATTTCAATAACGCATTGGCATAATAAGCTGGGGTTCCGTTGATACGGTTTTGAATATCCTTGGCAATATCTACTTTGAATACATCCATGATATTCTCAAATGCCCATATACATGCAGATGTAGTCCATGTTATAGCATCCAATATTGACATTTTCGAGGAATTTTGAAACTCTGTCAATTCCAGATGTTCATTTCTACAATCCTTTGCCAATGTGTATATTTCTGATAATGTTCTTGCCATTATTCTCTTGTGTATGTCTTGTCTTTAATGTTAAACACCCAATTTCCTGCTTCATTCCAAGCATCTTCGCCAAGAATGGTTTTTATTGCTTTCATGCCTTTCTCTGTTGGCTCAGAGGTCAGATAAACCGTACAGTTTCGCCTACTTCCATAATTATCTACGATATACTGTAGGTAATCGTCCAACACTGCAATGTCGGCAAATGTTACATGGCGTAAGTCAAGTATCTGCAAGCTCATGTCTCCTATTGGCAATAAGTTGTCTATATGACAACCGCTTAAATCTACTGACACTGTACCGTCAAACAAGAATAGTCCTTGCAATGGATAGCTGTTTGAATGTGATGTATATTCGTCCACTATCATCGGTCGCATTAACATTAATGCACCACCTAACTTTGTTGTATCAAATTTGATAATCTGGAAATCGCCATATACCTTGATTCTGCGATTCTCTGTCACACTATCAAAGTAATGTTCTACAATTTGCAGTTCCACTGCAAGCTGCACTACCTCTATGTCTGAATTATCGCCCCAATCTATCAGCATCTTACCAGAACCGCTTACGCAAAATGATGTACTATGCTCATTAGCATCAATATCACACAGAAAAACCAATTCTTCTGTCGGATGCTTCAAATATACATGACGTTCACGATTAGCTGGAATAAGATTCTTTTCATTGATTGCACTCTTCATGCCATCATTGACTACAAAATAATCATGGTATGTCAACTCCATGCCAGGTGTCAAATCTGTTTCCATATCCAACCAGTCATTGCTTATTAAGAGGTCGAAAAGACCTTCAATGGAGCCATATAGCAATAATGCTACATCAAATAGGTTCTGATTTGTTGTTACTTTATATGTTGCCATTATTCTTCTGCTGGTGTTGCATCCAGACTTAACTGGTGAGTGTCATAATCAAAAGATGCAGAATTGACAACAACACCATCATCAGTAAATTCTGATTTGATTGTGTCTGCCAATGCTGTGTAATCCATATTGCCATTCATCCAACGTATTAAACCAACACCAGATATAGGATAACGGTAATTATTGGTGGGTACGCAAGCCAATAACATATTGGAGTTTTGTCTGTCCGCTTTCACGATATTCAAATCTGATTCCATTGCACCATACACATTCAATACTCCTTTGTCAAACTGGAAGTAATAGTCATTGTTTGCAATCAACTTCAGCTGTGAAGCATAGACGTTCTTATATCCATTTGTCCCATATAGATTACATTTGACAACAAACCATTCTGTACCGTCAGCTGGATTTTGGAGGTATTCATATAACCCATTTTCATATAGCCGTTTAATTCGCACCATAAACTCTTTGTAGATAGGAGTATACGGTATTGCTGCATACACGCCCTTGTTATAGAGTGTATTTGCCGACAGATTGCTTGGAACGATAATCTCACCATATATATAACGAGACAGTCCAGTGGGGTTCTGTACCCACTGGAAATCTCTCAACTGATAATTATTCTTGGATGGCAATGTTATATCGCCTGTTCCAATATGTATTTCTATATCTTTGCGCATTAATTTTGCGTATTAAGAATTTGTATATAATACCCTGTACTTGGGGTGTATATTAATGCAAAAGACCATGAATCTCCTGCACCTAATGCCATGCGGTTAGCACCATAATGTTTGTTATTTTTATAATCCCAATTGCCATTATTGTCAACTATTGAGCCGCCTTCTTCTTTCCCAGGACTATTTGACGCTGTGGATGCTGCTGATATACAACAATCAGATGACCCACTTCCACATATAACCCTAACTGGAACACAAAACGACTTTGTTTTGTCGCTTATGCCCAACTGCTCTCTTATTTGTGATAGCTTTGGGAAAAAGAAGTCATGTGATTCGCTTGCTCTATTGAACAGCAAAAACGTGGTGCCAAAACTAACATCCAAAACTGTTGCGTCACCAGATTTTGTGTATTCCATCACATACCCAGACTCAATTATTCCTCCATGAACTTGCAATCCACCAACAACTCTAAGTCCAATATTACGATTAGCCACATTGTCAGATATTATTTGCGCTGCTGGGAAATACATATCTGAAATAGAGTTCATTTTTCTATAAATATAGAAAGCAGAACCACAATATGTATCATATTCTTTAGATTGTGTTGGGTCTGAACCTGCTCCAATTCCTATTTTCTGGAAGGCAATATTACCTTGATTGATATAACCAATAGACTGACACATTCTAACAAAATTGGGGCCAATTTGCGACATATTTATTTTACTATTTTCTGACCAAACTTGTTCCAATGTTAAGCCATCACCCCAATTATAGATATAATGATTATCAATAGAAAAACCACCAATCTTACCAGATGTAGCTTGTATTTTACCTGTCATGGTCAAAGACCCATCAATATTCCAGCTAATATTCTTATTTGCCAAATATCCCGAACCGTCCTGTTTCAACGCCCAAGCATTACCATTAGACAATAGTTCATCTGCATTTATCAGACTTGACTTAATCGTGCCAGCTACAATTTGGTCTGCCCTAAGTGTACCAGTGTAAATACCATGACTGTCTATTGTGGTCGTAACCTTGTCTGAAGATGTGGCATCATACACAGTGGCGTATGCGACATTCCAAGTCACTTCTTTAATTTGTACGGTCTGTTGCTGAGTGGCATCGTCAATATAAATGGATAAATCACTCTCACTATTACCTCCTGTGTTAATCTTCTGCTTATCAGTATCGTTATGCTTTAGCGCAAAATGATTGATTGTAGAGAATGTTCCCGTGCTGCCGCATTTCACAACACAAATATATTCTTCATAGCTTCCTGTTCCAAGCGTAGAAGTTATCCACGTTGTTTTGCCATTGTCTCCATATTGATTATGGGCATTTTCTATCATCCATCCTTCTGGTATTTTTGCCACAATCTTAATGACAAACTCACCATTTGCTCGTGACTTATTCGCAAAATAGAAACCGCAAACTCTCCAATCATTATATGACTGCCAACGATTACAAGAAATCTCCATAACCTTTTGAGTACTGTTAGGTGCTGTTGTATCGCTTATTATCTGCCTCTTGGCTGGAATATTCCCATTAGAAACGCTTGAACCGTCATACAAATCCTTTGTGGTTGTGTAATTTGTAATTCCATTATTTACAGACATATCTGTAACGATGCCCAATAAATTACCATTGCACTCAAAGATTATCTGGATGGTGTCGGTGTTCGTAACGCTATCCTTTGCAGGCATAATCTGCGCTTTCTTTCCGCTTTCTAATGTAACACCAGGCGAATAAGAGCTGGAAATGCTACCATCGCTGCTTATGATATTGATAGTTCTTACCAATACACCATTGCCATACGCATACAGCCCATATTGCTTAATCACATTGAGCAAATTGTCTGTTGAAACGGCAATTTTTACATTAGAGTCAAAATTCCACGGATAAAAATGTGTGTCATTCCATTTACCAAGCGTAAACTCTGGATCACGGAATATCATCTGACCAAAAGCTATCTTTTGAGCAACGCTGGCTGCTGAATTTGCTTTATCTATCCCATTAGTCCAATTCAAACTTACGCTATTTGAGAATTGTACTTCTCCATTCTTGTCCCACAAAATATTACCACCAGCAATTGCGCCAGAACCATCTGCTTCCAGTCTCCATTTATTACCACGAATACCTGTACCACTAAACGTCATGCTTCCAGCAGCATCTGTAAATGAACCAGCATCTACTTTCTTAGAACCTACAAACAAAGCATCATTCTCGATATTCCAGTTCGCAATGGAGCTTACTCCATTACTTCTTAACTTGAATATCTTATATCCGTTCTGGTCGTATGCGGCAAATGAGACACCATCTGTTTTGATTTTCATATAGATACCGCCATGAGCATCTATATAATCTGTCAAACTGGATGATGCCAAACTATTGAAGTCTGTGCCATTAGCTACCGACATAAAGATGCCAGCATTTGCTGTGTCTGAAACAATGGCTACATTGGGATTTGACAGCCTTTTAGCGTTGAGGTTCCAGCCTACCATAGAGCCAGATGATTCAGCAAATTGTACCTCTCCTTTAAGGAACGATACCGAACCGTCTGTATCTATATACCAACTGTTGCCTCTCATGCCTTGCGAACCGATTGTTATATCTCCAGATGACGCTGTGTATTTCTTCTGCATATTAACCTTTGCGCCCATATACAGAGAATCTGCATCAAAGTTCCAACTGGCAATTTGATTAATTGATCCAAGCGAAAAACAGCTTTGTATCATATAAAGATTATCACCTACGTTTTTGCTGGGCAAATAACCTTGCAAGCCATACGAATTGGCATTGTCATAGAACATATAGACACCACCATGCTGCTGAATTGAACCTTTAATATTATTGACATTAAAGGTGTTAGACCCTCCAACACCAATGATATGCTTGGAACTATTCAAAGCAATATTAGTATTGTACAGCACATTCTCATCAATAGTCCAACCTCCTACATTGCCACTGGAGGCTTTGATGCTTCCTGTGAATACAGCACTGCCATCACTATTCAACATAACATTACCTTTTGCAAAGGTTGCACTGCCATCTTGGAACAATGACCATACCAGCTCATTCTTGTTTGTTCTGTAAAAGATGTTGCCATCAGCACCAAGGCTAATTGTTCCATTTTCATTTGATGTTGTAATACAATCACTTAGCACGTTCCAACCGCCAAGCATTGCTCCTTTGGCGTTTATATGAAATACATCTTTGCCCTCTTTGTAACCGTAAATACCAGCCGTATTTGTATCATCTGGCCCGATATAAACACCAGTAAGGGTCTTTAATCCTTCTGCATTTTCTACCTTTTTGCCAACAAATATTTTGGGCGAAATTAAATAACTATCTCCTATTACAGTCTTGTTGTTCTCCCAATCCAGAATCCAGTCCAACATTGAAGTTTCTCGTATAACAGAATAGGTGAACGTCACATCAGCCACAAACTCATCATCTGTGGTTATAGTGAATGTTAAAGCTCCACTCAATACATCTGAAGGGATGCTGGTAAGTCGTATGCGTTTCGTGTAAGCGTCTATAGCTATTTGCTGATATGTGATAGTGGTATTTGAGAACGAAGCTAATGTCAACTTGAACGTATGTTTTTCTTCTCCACGAACTACAGTAATGTCCGTATAGGCATTTGTCAAGTCTGGATTTGTTCCGTCAAAATCTGCTTTGATAGCGCATGAGTCTGGAGTGAACAACACGGAATACGCATCATTCACATTTACCAGAGTTATTGAACCTTTTGCTATTGTTGCCATCTTGATTTCTATTTTATAAAAGAATAGGAAAGCCAATTCCATCAAAGGGCATTGGCTTTCCTATAAATTAGAAGGTGCTGGATGCTAAATTGAGGCTATGAATTTGTCCGCAATTTCCTTGGCATGTTTTCTCCATGCTTGCATTTCCTTAAATTCTGACAACGATTCCTCATCGCCATCGTCCAGGAGGTAGTTGTTAATCACAGCTGTCATTTCATCCGAAGAATATCTTGACTCAATGATTTTAGAAATCACAATATCTCGGCTGTAATTGCCAGCTGGAAGTGTAACAGCCAAATAGCTATACTTTCTACCTTCTGACCGTTCTCTTTTATTCAATTCTACTACATCAAAATTGATGGTGTATTCATTGCGCCCAAGATTTCTGTTGCATACAATAAACTGAGGCTCGACATCTGAATACTGATAATTCATGTTCATTCTTCTGAAAGTAATTTACGAGTTAGTTTATATTGATTCTTAATACATACTTTGGCGAATTTACCTTCTACATAGTAGCATTTCCAAAAGTATGTGCAATTCTTAAATAATTTACGTCTTATTGCGTAACTATTGCAATGTATCAAGAAACCGAAATAGCTATTCAAGGCGCATACTACTTTGTCCAAATTATAATAGGCTTCCAATTCTTCATCTGGAGTTGCTATAACTGCTGCCTTGCATATTTTCTCAGCTTCATTAACACGATTAACCAGACTGCCAACTGTGCGATTGCTAAGATATATTCTGTCATATTTAATTACGCTTCCAACGAATTTTACACCATGTTTTACTTCTTGTAAATAGAACTTATCGTGATGTAATGTTAGATGCAACTTATTCTTCAAATACAAGTCTGCCATTCTATACATCTTTAATATATTGGCTTTCTTACGTCCTGTAATGCAAAAGTCATCTACAAATCTGACATATTTACATTTGTATCGTTTGCAAAGCCTCAACATATATTCATCAAAGAATGACATATAGAAGTTGGCAAATAATTGACTGGTAAGATTTCCGATAGGCATACCAATCAAATACTCTGCATAAAATAAACTTTTGTTGTGTTCAAGACGTTCAAATAGTTCTGTCTGACCTTTCTTTATGCAGTTTTTCTGAGGTTCATGGCGCACAATGACCTGTACGAGATATATTAATGTATCAATATCATCGCCTTTATAGTTCTCTTTTATGAATGGTATGAGCATTTCTTCCAATATCGTGCAATCAATACTCATAAAGAAAGAGCATATATCAAAACGACCAACGTATGCTGTATATCTATAACCGCCACTCACATCGTACATCTGGGTGGCGAGTCGCTGCACTGCTTTCTGTGTTCCAAAGTTCTTTCGGCAATTATACGACACGTTGTTTTGAGACTGGAATCGCTCTTCAAATAGTGGTTCCAATCTCAAACAAATCCAATGCTGCACGATACGGTCTCTGAAATTTGCAGCAAATACTTCTCGCAATTTAGGTCTGGTTACACAAAAACAAATGCTTACCGTAGGATGGTAAGCACGTTCTTTTACTTCAGTTGCGAGCAGTGGTAAATCTTCTTCAAAAATAAGTCGATATAGAGTGCATTGAGTACTGGTTTTCTTGCGTTTGCAACAATCGTAAAAAGCAATTAACCAACTTTGTATATCTTTATCAGTTGCGGAGACTGCCCTCACAACGTAGCTGTTGTACTTGTTGTTGTTGTTGAAGTTACCACTACCGAAGTTGACGTTCCATGCGTTCCAACTGTTGTTCTCGGAACTACTCCAGCGATTAGAGGACTGTGCTGCGCACACTATCTTGTTCTTAACTAAGGTATTCACCCCAGTGGTGCGCCCATTTAATAAATATATACCACTTGTTTTCATTCGTGAATGTCAACAGGGCCAATGCGTGCTTCTACTTTCTTCCTCCATTTACCTAATTCAGTCATTATCTTATTCATAGACAATGCGAACACAGATAATTGGCGATCGTTGAGGATATGTATTGTAGCACTTCTATCAGAATACTCTTTGAGTATCTTCACCGCTGTTTTCACTTTGGTCATGTGTAGCAACACCATATCAATGCAATCTCTAACATCATTCCAGTTCTCTGATTGCAATCCCAACGCAACAGAAGTAAGTGCATCACTCATATTAGTGGTACACTCTTCTGCCAAACAACGAAGTGCAATTATTTTCGGAACTCGTGCTGATACAGGTATAAACCATATCATAACATTTTCAATGGAGCGATATATAGATGATTGCGCTGCTTTCATATTTCCAGTATTTTAATACACGTCTATATCAGACTTAATTATATATGTTTACTTACGAATAGAGTCTTAGCTTATTAAGGTTTATAAACAAGTAAGAAATTTAGACCCGAATGTAAGATTCGGGTCTAAATTTCTCTAAAATGCGGAGACTGCCCTCACAACGTAGCTGTTGCACTCGTTGTTGCCGTTGAAGCTACCACTACCGAAGCCGACGTCCCATGCGTGCCAACTGTTGCCCTCGGAACTACTCCAGCGAAGAGAGGACGTAAAATCAGTCATCTTGCCAGAAGCTAATGCTGCCTTAAAGATGTTCTTATCATCATCCTTACCTCTTTGATAATACCAATACAAACGAGCAAGTTCACCAGAAGAAGGCAAATACCAATTGTGCGCCTTAAATCTATCAGCTAACTCTTCACCTTCCAACAAGCCTTTTGGCTCGTATGCGTAGCAATATGAAGCCGCTGGATAGTAGTATTGCTGATATTTCACCGCACTCATATTGGCAATTATCTTTTCTATACACTCACGAACATTTTCAATCTCTGTTTGAGTTATTTGGCTATTCACATATTGTGCAGATGGAATAGGATAAGATATAGAATCCAATATCTGATTACGATGCTGGATGATTGCCAATGTGTGTTGCTGACCACTTGGAATCTTTTTATCTCCAACATATCCAGCTCCAATCATGCTTTTCTGTTCTTCTGTCGGCTTGACTAATTGCAAGTCTCCTGCTCCTGTATTGGCAGCAAATCCTGTCTTGAATCCATACTTATCGCCACTGTCTTCATCACGATAATTATTGTCTCCAATATACCATACAGAATTATTGTCGGAACGTGGTTCCAAGCCAGAGCTTCCAAAGTCAGTAATGCCTGCAACATTATATGCGTCATTCATGCCTTCAATTTGAATACCAGAAATGACATAATTGTTCATATAATCAGGGTCTGTATTACCAGTATATCCGAACAATCCCCAAGGACATGATGTTGCACCATTAAGACATTCCATGTCTTTCAGTGCTACCATTCTTCGGTCTGGAGTGCCATCACTATTATTTTCAGCCCCAATATAAAAACATATTCCAATAACTGTCTTCAAAGGATTCAACATATCGCTATATGTGCCATCTGAATACACATAATCACCCAACTCTGCTTGGCGGTCATACAAATACAATGGGAAAGTTGTTTCCATTGTTCTATCTGTAGTTTCCACAACACATTTCAGCGTAACAGTCAAAGCTGTTGTTGAAATCTTATTACAAGTAACAACTCCTGTTTTCTCATTCACAGAAGCGTATGCAGATGTTGTGAGTGACCATTTGATTGACTTGAAATTGTTGGCATTTGGACTGTTTGGAATTAATGTAAACTGGCGAGAACCAGCCTCTCTGAACGTATTATCACCAGCAATCTGTATGCTACTGATTGTACGCTGGACGTATGAAATAAACAACGAATTGCTTTGCGAGTCTATATCGCCAAAGCGTTCCATAAGTTGCTTTTTCAATTCAAACGTCATATATTCACTGGCTGCAAGCGTAATGCTTCCAGTAATTTTCAAGTTATCAATAGTGAGCAGCCACTTCAATAAGTCTATTGTAGCGTTCTTCCAATTCACATCTTTTACTGTAAGTGCTTGCAACATTCTGGATGGGTCTGTCTCATTATGTTTTGCATCATACAACTCTGCAATCGTCTGATACAAATCCAACTGACCAACATTCTCACCAATAATAAACGAGGTCAAATAATCGTATGCGTCCAATGTCAATTTAGACAATTTCGGCAAATTATTGATTTCCAATGCTGTAAGATAACCTCCAAGCTGTATAGATGTCAATAACTCTGAAGCTGGGAATTTAACGCTTGTTATCTTAGTGTCTCGAATATCAACTGTCGATAATCTGGTACAAACCGACAAGTCAAGCTGACCACCTAACAATTTCTCGCCTTTCAGCGAAATGTTCTTCACCAAAGCTGTAGTGACATTCAATCTGGTAGGACGGAACTCTGGATTTCCTATAGGATTGGCGATAATCTCCACCAATCGCTCGCCTTGTAATGAGAAGTCATTAGTCGGCTTCACAGATAAGTCACCAATATTACCAAATGAACGATAATAGTTACCGCCTTTCAATCCACATACTGTATCTCCCAAATTGCCACTATTGTCAATGACAAAATGATAAGTCTCAAACGGCTTCACTCTAACATGAGGGTTGCGCAAAGTCTGACCAACTCGTGCTGTTGGGTAAAGATACTGGTGTGGCGTTACGTCCAATATTGCTGTTGGTGCGCTACCATCTATTCTTGGATAAGTATTGAATCCAAAGCCATTGCCACCATTCAAGGCAAACTCACCATAAGCAGCATACGAAGAAGCATATACAAGTCTACGTTTCATGTATTGCTTTTCAGCTTGCAACTGGTCGCCCAATGACTGAGAGATAGGCTTCACATTACGGTCACTGACGTATTCCAGCATAGTTGGGTACTCATAACGAATACGAGCTGTCTCATTAAACGCTACGGCTGGGAAGTACTCTTGAATAGAGAAAAAGTACTTTTGTATGCAGCCCCAAGGTGACTTTTCAATGCCTTTCTTCTGGTCTTCTGCGGTAATCAATCCAGCCATTTCATTCAAAATGGTGTTCATCATATTAGCCAATTCGTTATTACCGCCTTCCCACATCAATTCAATCAGATTGAAGAGTACGTTACCACCACCTTCTGTATAGAGCAATTCGCCTTCATCTGAATATGGATGCAAGCGGTCTATATAATACGGCTTAATCTGATAGCCAGAGTTATCCGTCTTGAAGATGGTGTCCAAATCGTCTTGATGCAGCTCTATCAAGTGCGTAATCGGGTCAAGAGCATAATATGTATTCTTAGAGCAATTGTCCGTTCCTGCTATCAAGAAGTTTACAAAGCAGTAATGGAACTGCAATGATTTCTTATTGAAATAATCACCGATTTCTTCTCTTGCTTCTGCTACTATAGCAGAGATAAATGCAGTATTAAGTTCTGACCATGCGCCAGTTGCGATATTACTAATGGCACTATTGTACAACGTCTTCAAGTTCTTTGTTGCATATCCACTTGGATTAGATGAGTCTGGCAAACCAGCTGGAACCCATTTCTTATCAACAAAGTCATAGCGTACCACGTCATACAACGATGCGCCGCCTCCAGCTTGTGTCATCCAGTATTGATAAGAGGTGTCAACCGTAGTGTCATCCTGGAAAGTGGAGAAGTTACCGTCTGTATATGGCTTAATGCGTGGATTGTGCATGAACAGCCAGTTCCATGCAGTCTTATAGTAGTCGGTAATCGTATCTAATGGCTGTTCTTTTACATGCCCCTCATCATCCGATGCTTTGTATGTAAGACCAGCGTCAAAGTCTATATTGCCATCACCAGCATATTCAAAATACTCTTCATCAGCATTATATATCACCTTATCGTCCCAAGGAACACGCATATCCGTCAAAGGCTTATTGTTGTCTGAGCCTTCCATCATGGCGAAGTCTGGGAACTTATCAGACGAATATCCCCATGTCTTCTTATCCATCTTACCAGGCCCGAATGTGCCTAAGCCGTGGAATACAGGCTCTGAATCATCTGGAGTCTGGATGAAGTAAAGCACAGGACGCTCCAACACAGCAACTCTTGCTTTCGGATTCGCCTTTTGCATGGAGTTTTGACCAACAATAGCTGTATGAAGCAAGTTGTAAAGCTCTGTTGCACCTTGTTTATGGCTCTGCATAGATGAAGCATAATTGATTTTCAATACCAATTTAGTGGCAGCTGGAACATCATCGGTAAGCTGATAGGCATTGCCTCTTTCATCACCATTACCGTCTATCCAACCGTCATCAGTAATCGAATTGCCATCATCACCTTTCATCTTGTTTATGTCCCATTGCTGATTCCACCAATAATAAGTCTTGGCAGTAGAGCCTTGTCCTTTGTCTGGAAGCTTACCGTATTTTTTGCCAATAGTTCCACTATGTGTATTGTCTGGTGTGCCATCTTCATTCAGCAAGGATATTTCCAACCATCCTGTCTGATTATTTGTTGCAAAACGATATGTCTCATAGCCGTGCCACACAAGTACGTTGTATTTTTCCTTGGCAAGCGCATAATTTATCTCACCGTTTTGTACAATAGCATTAGCGTTACGGAAAGCAATTTTATCTTCAGATGTAGGCAATGTACTACTATAGTCTTGCATACAATCATCAGAAGACAAGGCTTTCTGATAGCATCGGATTGAATAAATGTCCACATCTGCATCGTCTTGTCCGATTCTAATTCCACCATGTCCCATAGATGAAATAAATTCGTTTGCTGTTGCTGTATCAAATGGAAACTCTCTGTTCAGAACGCCATTGATAAACACACGCACAAGAGATACTGTTGTTGAATTGGTAGAAGAAGAACGTAAGGCATGAACTACATTGATAGCAATGTGAGTGCGTACATTTTCCATCCAACCAAAGTTCTGGTCTGCCTCAGTTGACTGAGTAACGGTGTTGATATAGCCATCAAGCGGACGCATTAACAATCCAAGCGGATTACCTGTTGCCTGGATGATCGAGCAGCATTGGATGATAGGGTCTGACTCGTTGGTTACATTACGAATCTTGAAATCAAGCTCCAATGTCATGCTTGATGCTGTATTGCTCTTAAAATTCTCCCAAGGCTCGTATGGTATCGTTACCTTTTGCCCAGCTAATACACGAAGAACACTCTGCTTGTCTTCTGCTTTAATCCATCCGTCATTTACAAATCCAAAATTCTCAAATTTAGCTCCCAACAATTCAACATTGCCTTTTGCTGCATTTAAGATTCTGGCAGGATTTGGCTCGCTATTGTTTCTTACCTTTGGATTCAAGAAGAAATCAGCACCACTTGTAGGGTTAAATTTCTCTGTATTATCAACGGTTATGATTTCAGATTCTGTTCCTGTTGATTCCTTCAAGAAATTATATTCTTTACCGCCAACAACTCTGTAAATATGCAAATAAGAATAAAGAATGTCATCGGAATCATTCTCCACCTCAACTGTTGTTTCTACAGAATTGGGCGTATTTGGCATTGTTTCGTTCTCCAGTCGCAAATACTCCGTCACATTGTCATAATCACTCATAACAATGGCAATGCTTATAGCTTCACTGGTCGGATTATAAACCGCATAGTCGAACAACACAATCTGCTCGTAATTCACAACCTTTGTCTTTAGGTTCTGAACAAGCAAGTAAGGAGTCATATCATCTTCATTTACAACGAGCATGAATGAGTTTACAATATGCTCTGATTCAAGTTCCTTTCCAGAACCATCTACGCATGTTACCCATGCCTCAACCGTATGAACGCCATGATTGATAATCTTGACAGGTTGAGAGCTGGTGTCATTAATTGCTGCTACTGTATATGCAGAAGTTGTGTGAGTGTTTGTGCCTATAGAGTAAGTAATCTCTCTGAATCCGTCTTGACCATCAGTGGTTTTACCGCTTACCTTCAAATGCAACGTTTTCTTCACGCCAGCACCATATATATAATAAGATGGCTGGAGGTAGTCTGTGGTTACAGGGTGGTAATACTCTGAAGCCAACTCTACTCTTAATGTAGTAAGTACAATTGATTCAAAGATTATAGGATTTGATTGAGTGCCGAATCCTTCATCGTAGACATATACACGCACACGGTTACTACCAGTTGACAAATAGCTGGTAATATCAATTTCATCATAGTCAGCTGCGATATTCTTGGAAGCCATAGCCATTGTGCCTTGTGTAGTCCACTGACCATTTGCATAGGTCTGAATATAAAGCACACCGCTATTACCTGTATCGTAACCAGCCGATGTACTGGTATACAATAAGTGCAATGTGGCTTTACCTGTAATACTTACCATAGATTTCAAATCGTCAGTTGTTTTCAAACTGACTTCAGAACCTTCGGCTGTATAAGGCAAAGTTACAACACCATCAACAGGCTTGTACTCATTGGTTCCCATCTTCACCACTTTAACGCTGGCTTGATTCTCCTGCACAGCTTGCACTAATGTATTCCATTCATCAGAAGTCACCTTCTCGTTGGCTGGAACGGTCTCCGTTGCTGCTTGCTGGCTGGAGTTTGGCTGCTTGTTAAGCAGTTTTGAAATGTCTGTTGCCATAATTTTTATTGAGATTTTTGTTCACTGTATAGATGAATAGTGATTCTCACCATTGGCAAAGGGTAGAAAATCTCAATTATTTTATCTCCACCCAGCAATTTGTCTGGATGGAGATAATAAAGATTAAGCAAGAATAACAGGGAAAGTATATGGGAATACTGAACTTCCGTTCTGTAATTCACACACAAACAGGTCACTACCTGTAATCTTATATCCCAATACTATTTCTTGTTGTGTTCTGTCAATTGCAGCTTGGAGAATGTTACCATTAGCGTCTCGCTGCTCATTCCACCAACCGTCAATTTCATTCTTTACATCTGGCAAATGAAATTTCTTCCAGACGAATGTAAAATTATCTTTGACATACTGAGGGTCAACCAGTTTACCTTGATAATATACGTCTGCATGAAGTATAGTTGAGCAACTGCCGTTCTTGAATGACTTTCCTTGATTGGAAGTAACTTCCACAGTATATCCGACAATATGTTGCTTACGAATAGTAAAAGTGTCACTATATGTATTTGCGCCTATTGTTACTGCACATTTTAATGTTAGCACACTGCCATCATTCCACATAGACGAATCTGGATAGACCACATACTGCTTTGCATTTGCAGATTTTATCTTAATCCATTCATTGTCTTTTAAGTAGTACCATTGACGTTGGCTGGACGTTGATGTGATATTTTCTTCTTCAATATTAAGTGTTATCGTCTTAGGATAAAACTCTGTAGCTGAAGAAGATTCATCGCCCATCATGGTGAATGTGTCGGCTCCGTTAATTTTGATGGACTTGCTGGAAATCTCTTTGCGAACGGTCGAGTCTAAGTTAGACCAGTTCAATGTTACATTCTCACCAAAAGTAACCTTACCATCGCTATCCCATTCAATATTCATATTTGCGAGATAACCAGAGCCATCAACTCTCAACAAGAATGACTTCGTGCGTGTACCAATACTTCCAGCTCCATCAAAATTTAATTGAAGTAACGGATTCTGAATTGTACCACCAATACCACCACGACTAAACCATGCGCCATAATCTTCACTGAACTTTACTACTTCATCTGTCGGCTGGTATTGGGTAACGGTTTTACCTTCCTCCAATTGTGGTGCTGACAGATAAACAAGCTCTTCGGCTCCATCTTCATCGCCTTCAAAGGTTGGCGCAAGAGATATAAGCAATGGTGTATTATCATCAACTCCTCCATAAAGTTCAAAGGTTACGCTTTTCCTTTCCCAAGCAAGACATTGACTGGAAGAGAATCGAAAAGTGCCGACAACATGACCGTTCTGCAAGACTGAAATCTGACATGCTTTCTTTGCATATAGCCAGAATGAAAGGCAATATACCTTACCGATATGCTCTTTCAACCAGCTTGCTTCTTGCGCCTGTATCTCAACTTCATTGGAAAATGAATATACCTTACCAACACCACATGGTGCTGCGACATCTTTATTTATCTCTATTCCAGACGTAAAATTGACATCCAACGAGTTCAAAAACGCATTGCGATGTATCTTTCCAGCGTAGAATGTTGCTGCAAATCCATTCTCATCACCAGCTGTCAGTGTGCCAGATACATGGGCAGAGCCAGAAGCGAAAAGTTTCTGAAAATAACCGCCATAACTGTCAAGTTGTCCGAATACAGGGTCTACCAACCCAGACAGCTTACCGACACGAATTTGGCTTGCATCATTAAAATTGGTTAGACTGGAGAGCAATATAATATTGAAGTCTGCAATTTCAACGCTATCCTCGTGGTTGCAATCACGCTGTAGCTTAAATGTGCGTAAATGTCTGCCAGACCAATCTATCGTGACAACATGGAGCTTATATTGCCATACTGTCGTTACTGGTACATCAAACTCAGCATCTGTATGTTCACCATTAGTATAACCCAACGATGCTTTCCATGTTTGCTCACTACTTCCTTTGATTTTATATGATATTACAACACGATTGGGATTTGCAACATATTCATAAAAATCCTGGGAAATACCGATTGGAATATTGTCTTCTGTAACAGATACGCCTAACTTCAAGACACGATTGTTATCTTGTTGCGTCTCTTTGTACTCGCCATACGCCTTGCCTTTATTGATTATAACATACTGAGATTTTGGGTCTTCATAGTCTGCGCTTACGTCTTCTGGCCAACACAAACTCTGATTTCTGCCAATTCCATCAATAACGTCCATATATGGAGACTCTTGATCAGAAGCTGTCAGATACAATGCTCCTGAACGTTCTTCATCAAACAGATTGGTTATTCTGGCGAAATCAAGTAATTGGTCACTGGATGGCGCATCACCTTCCAGTAAGGCTCCAATAAAATAATCTCGCTCTACTATCTCTTGCGTTTCCTCATCAACAACAGTTTCCTTTCCGTATGTTAATACACACATCAAAGAGTATATGAGATTTTTACCATCAAAATATTGCCGCCTTACTATATCACCAGTTTTCAAGCCTTGCGTCTTCTTAGTATCGTGACGCAACGATACCTTATATTTCTTATAGTTGAATAAAGCCATTTATAAAACTTCTTCTACGAGGTCTCCAGAACAAGCATCACTTACCCATAGAGAGCCATTTGTAACTGATATTTTCTGGACTTCCAGTTCATATATGCGCATCTTCTTACGCACAGTCAACTCATCAAACGTTGCAGCATAGCCACCATATAACTTGCTGTTCATTACAGTCCAACCATATCCAGCGAAACCGCTTGCAAATCTTTGGGAGCTTAATGCGCCTGTGAAATAAGCATTTCCTTGATGTTTTATGCCATCTGTAACACCTTCCAGATAAACTGCATCAGCAAAATACAGCACATTTTCAGCAAGCCGTGTCTTGTATTTTTCACTGGAGATTGAAAAAGCGGAAGATTCTACAGGCTTTGACAATCTAAAGAACTCTGCTTCTGTGTCAAGCTCCAACGTAGCTGACCATTCTGAGCTTTGATTCTTAAACAGCGATTCTGTCTGAATGTATCGAAAACTGAATGGGATATGCTCTGTTTTTGGCACATCATTCAACACTCTTATATATGGTAACGAGCCATATAATATGGTGTTGGTGTCATCTGCATACATATTGGGGGCAGTTTCAAGTTTGCCGAAACGAACCTTCTTATAAAAGGCAACACCGCACTCCACATCGGAATTGTGGTACGTTCTTAATACAGTATCACCCGACGCACTGCATCCAGCTTCCAATGAGTTTCTAAAATGTCCATCGCCATACTGACTGATAATTCTATATGAACTATTGTAATCCCAAATCTCAGTCTGGAGTGATATTCGTGTGGTTTTAACTTCTCCATCGCTGTCTCCAAGGTTCATTACTTTACCTGGTGATGCAATGGATATGATGTTACTATTCTCACCGCCTCTTACCTTGATGATATACGATTCTCCAAACTTAATGCCACATGTCGGGGCTATTACAAGGTCTGAAATTAATGCTACATGACCAGTTTCTTTATTAGCGTCATCCTTGACAGAATATAACATCCTCTTGCCATATTCGCCTAACTCAAAACCATACAAAGCTTTCAGACCACCTTTTTGCTCATACGAACCTTCAACAATGAGGTCTCCATACACATGAGCATTTTTCATCGTCCAATCAGTGTCCTTGTTGTTGCAGTTACCGCTATGGTAGAACTCATTCTCACCCATAGATATACCATTCTGCGTTATCTTAAAGTCACCAATTGACAGCGAACCATCAATATTAACCTCACCAGCAAATTGGATATTCTGATATGCAAAATTTAGCTTGTTATCTGCAATCCACATAGTCTGGTTTTTCCCAAAATACAAACCAGCATCCGACAGTATAAGCTTTCCAGTAATGGTCTCATCTTCATCAACAATAAGATTTCCATAGACATGGGCAACTTTCTTGTCGCTCGCATCTATTGTAACATCTAAAATCATCTTATTGTCATATCCTGCCTGGAAGCCGTACAACGCCCCAAGCATACCTGTCATAGAATCACCAGAACGTGAAATATAACCAAGACCACCGCTTCCTCCACTACCAGAGCCACCACTGCTTACTGTTGAAATAATGGCATTTGCCATCATGTAAGCAGAGTTTTTCATTAATATCTGTGAGTATTCAGCAAGCCCTTCTGCTATCTTTTCGTTATTGATAGAGCCATCTTCATTCAAAGGTGGGTTTTCCGAATAATCTGGTGCATCTACTTTATTCGCTTCAGTCATGCCCTGGAAGAAGCGACTGTACAAATCATATAAGCTGGACTTCTTATCCAGACTCTCTTCATTGAAATTTAACTTTGCTTCTGCCATTATTTCTGTACTTGTACTTTCTTGGTCAAGAATCCGCTATGCGAAGACTTGAATGAATTAATCTTTGATTTTAGAGCTATGAACTGTGCCATATTCAAAGGTGGCTGTGGGCCAAGTTGTGTGGTTGTCTTTATCTGACTGATATAGCCAACAATATCCATCAATATGTCTGCTAATTGACCACCAAGCACTGCATCATCAGTTCCACTATCGCTACCCAAATAAACAGTTCCGTCTTCCACCTTGACTTTGGAACCTCCAAATTTCATAGTGCTTTCACTGCCGTTCAGCTCCAACTCTGCCTTATCGTGCGCTGCTCTTATCTTATCGTGGTTCTGGATATATTCGCTCTCAGCATCGCCAACAGCTGCGTATATTTGATTGCCATCCATAGATAATGATGACTTATTCTTATCATCTTTATCTTGAACTTGGGTCACGATAGAATTTTTCTTGTATGTTGTTTGAGAATATACACCTGTCTCTTCCAGTTCATTGACATCTGGAGAGTCCTCATCACTTTCATTAAACGGCTCTCGTTCTTTTACGCCTACTGTGATAGTGTCATGTGAATCAAGCTGGATGATGTCTACATGGGAAAACATGGAAACATACTCTGTATGACTTGCTGGGTCGGTTACTATAGTGACTTCAGAATACAACTTGGGAATAATAACCATGCCATTCATATTGTTTTGCATGGCACTTAGCAATACTCCTTCATGTAAACCTACTGGCATATCATCGGTTGTTTCAAATGCCATAGTAGGGTATTCTTGAACGTCTACCGTACCAAACAATTCATCGCTTTCATCAGAATGAATCTTACAAACATATCCTGTGACTCTACCTGTATCGTGAACAGTATTTGTACTTGGGTCAACCAAACCACGCAAGGCTATCTTTCGGATAGCCTCACGAATGGTCTGGTTCTGGCTCAAATCACTATGTAGTTTTCTTGTCATTCTTATCTTCAGACTTTATTTTTGCAATGCAATATGGCAACTTTATCGTCTGACGATAACCGCCAGTGCCAAAAGTTGTCGAAATCTCATCTACTAAATAATAGCCGTTCTTGGCTGGATGACGTTTGTCTGTAAGCTGAACTTTTTGAGCTGTCTTCAAGTTCAAGTCACCAAATAACGTTAGCTGCCCCTCAATACCGTTCATATTATAGCTCTCAAAATATTTGATTGCTTCTTGCAACAATGCCTCCTTAGTAATGCCTATTTTGCGTGACATATAAGGAATTACGGTATATTTACTTAAATCTACTCTATCTTTCGATTTTGTAAGAGGGGTTGCGCCTAACTTCATGGCTTTCTTTGACAACTTTGTTTCGTTCATCACTTGCCATTTCTTAGAGCCTTTTTTACTTGAATCGTAATCTGGGTTCTTGCGAATAGTAATATGGTAGAACTTATCATCCTTATCCAATCCTGTAGCCTCAACTGCTAAAAAGTCCTTATCTGTGTTCATCAATGTCAAACCATTGTTGGCAACATGATAATCAAAAAGAATTTCTGGAATATCCGATTTGTTGTCACTATAATTCAGCACAGAATCCTTGCCAGGGTTAGAAAAATAAGAGCGTCCAACAGCGATGTATGGCGTATCTCCGTTAAATTTTACAAAAGCGAACACCTTGTACTTTCCCCATTCAGTCAACACGTCTGCTACAGTTAAGTCACTGGTCAAATTTACCTTTCCTATATTGATTTCACATGACTTGGTTTCTGGGTGTAATAACAAGCCGCTATCTTTCAATAACTTATATTTTCCGTTATCGGCTAAGAAGTCATTTACTGTCATGTTTTTCTTTGCTGTAACCTTTGGACATGTTATCTTCTTTAAGCCACTGGCAAGATTCTCACATTGTATTTCAATAGGAGTATCAATGCTACATTTTGTAATATAGCCTTCAAACATAACCTTCAATTTCTCCTTATATTTTTTCAATTTATCGCTATCATTAAATATCGACTTCTTGTTCGCGTCAATTTTTGTGAGAGCCGCAATCGTTGGGTCTTCTGTATATCCCAAGTAAATTCGTATTCTCTGACCTACCTTGAAATCAGCAACAGAAGCAACCTTAGAGTCGGTTCTTGTGGTTATCAATACTCCAGCGTCATCAACGGTTGCCGACACCTTATTGGCATTTTCTTGTTCATTCAAAGTGGTAATGGTCTTTTTAATGACCGTGCCACGAGGAAATTTTACCGATGCTGTGCCTATCAACTTTCGATACGAATCATCTATCTGGATGCTTTCTACCTCAGTTATACGCAATGGGCTTTCTGGTTCTGCCATTGGTTTCTTCGGGTCTTTCATATCCCAAATCTCTATAAGAGAAATGAGGATATGAAAGCTCGGCTGTCCTTTTACTGCTGCCATTATATCTTATCTACGAGTTTATCAAGACCGTTTCCAGCCGCATCTACGCCAGCATTTACCGTAGAGCTTACAGCAGATGCTGCTGCATTTGCAACAATCTCAGCATACTTATTATTCAAAATCAATTTATACCACTTGCTCATTGGGCTTACTTCTATCTCACGATTAATGACAGCGATAGTATCTGACTTCACTACAACATCTTCATCTGGTTCAACAGCAACACAAGTAAATGTATATGGCTGGATGTTCTTGAACTCTTGATTTTGCATATTGAAATCCTTAATGATAATCTTATCCACATTAAACTGCTTGAACTGGAAGTGGTTGACATTTACAACACCGCCATATTGCATAATCTGGATAAACTTCTTGACATCATTTTCTGGATATACTCCTTCCTCATTGCTGACAATCTCACCAGTAACCGTAAAGTTCAAGTCACCCCCAGACACCAACTCCTTACGAGTATAATCACGACCTTGAACTGTGGTCATAACTATATTCTTAGAACTTTGAATAGCAACATCTGGATTGATGTCAATAAAACAAATGGTTTTTGTTGTGTAACTGTCCTTTACTTGTTTATCACCAACAATTTTAACATCTTCAACAAGTATATCTGTATCACCATCATAAAATAACATGAGAGATTCTGGAACGGCATTGCCATACTTGTCTTTGGCAATAATGGTATGACCACCATCTGCTGTTATGCGCCCCCATTCTTTCATTTGGGATTCACGGTTCCTAATGAGTTGCACCTGATTGGACTTTTGCTGTTCCAATACAGTCTTACGCAATGTTTTCTCCAGATACCTTTGATACTTCGGGAATAGTTTATTTATCTGTCCCTCAATCTCAGACATAGCAAGTTGTTTTGCCACATGAACAAGAACAGACTTGTATGCCCGATTGTTTCTATAAATCACTTCTTGCGCTGGGGAATGTGTGTAAGCCCATGAAACGCTGGAGGCTGCATTAGCAGCAGCCTTACCAGCATTAAATTTCACGTTACCCCATATATCTCCTATGAACGACATTGTTTATCCATGCCAAGTTTCATCAAAATCATGTACTACGTCAACAAGTGCCTGTGTAAGCTGCTGCTTGACGTTATCAATTACCTCTCTATTATCCTTCTTACTCAAATCTATTGACTTCACATTCATCAGATTCTCAATCTTTACAATCACCTGTTTAGGTGCTGCTGTCTGATTGTTATAATGCTGCTTGTAATCAGCCTGGCTTGCACCCTTCGTATTGTGGGTTGCTGGAGTGATTGAACCGTTACCGCCACGACCGTTACGGCCACCCGTGCCTTCCTTCTTTTGATTTTTAACAGTACCTTGCATTGTACTATTATCCATCGGCAACATTACACTCCATCCAGAACCACTTACAGGGTTCCACATACCAGTAGATGAATTATACTGATACGTTACACCATTCACAGTCTTCTTTTCACCATTTTTTGCAGCGTTATATTCTGGATGTCCGTTATTAGCATTAAAAATAAAGCCCCCTGCAAATGTATTTAACTGTGTAGCTAATGACAGTAAATTAGTTGCTGCATCTTGCGCTGGCAAACCAAGTGCATCAATCACTTTCACCAGACTTTCCAACTTTTCTTTTGCTTGTTCTGCTTGTGTGGTTGTCTGCCACTTTCCATTGTCAAAACCTAACGCTTTTGCCCAATCTACAGCTGTCTTCTCTGTATAACCAGCAAGCCATGAACCAAGTTCTGCATTGACAGATGAAATGAATTTTACTACAATATCTTCTGTCAACATCTTGTTGTCAATAGCATTGAAATAAGCATCAACATTCTTCCATACATCTGCATTTGCACCATACAGCCCATTCATGCGATCATACAAACCTTGCTGGTAAGCGTATGTATTTACTTTATCTGCTACCGACTTCGTTTTCAAATCATCCATACCCCAGCTAAATACATCTGGATATGTACTTGGTGATGCTGTTATTGTACCATAGTTACTTTGCCAATCATTCTTGATTTTATTAAAGTCCTTGCGTGTACCGTGCATCATAGCTGCGTACAAATTGTTCTGTATTTGTTGTATTGCCTTTGCACCTTGCGCTCCATTAACACCTTCCAAGTACAAAGCAGACATAGCAGCCATAACATCTTTTTGATCATTACCGCCAGACGGATTTGTTAATCGGTTCGTATGACCTTGTAAATCCACCCAATAATAATTATCGTCATAATCATTGTAAAAAGCTCTACCATCTGGATGATTGAAATGGTTGATGCCTGTTAATTTCAATGCTTTTAAGCCATATTCATTAACTGCTGATATAGCATCTTTCGCCATATCACCAGAACCAAATCTGCTATCTCGTGCATCAAATTTTGCAGCCCACTCATCATAAACCTTACCATCCCAATTAGCTGTATCTTTATTATTGCCTGTCGAAATGCCCAATTCTTCATTACGAAGTCTGATTCTCTCCTTAATAACATCATTGATGCTCAATTCTTTGTTATTAACGAGGTTGAGATACCTTTCTGTTGTGGTATAGTGATCTCCACTAAGCATACCATTTTCATCAGACAATGAACCAAGACATTTTGTTATAGCTTCATGTGCGGCATTTGCGGCATTATGCAAATTTATCATATATGCAATCGCACCGCCAACAGCAATTGCGCCAGCAACACCCCAACCCACAGGGCCTCCAGCCATAAGTCCAGCCATCATGCCTATGCCACCAATTCCAGCACCGACTGTACCCCAAAGCGAGTCTTCACCACCAATAGCTTTACCTATTTCATTTCCAGCAAGACCTCCCATAATACCGCCAACAGCAGGCAAAAGTATTCCACTTGCTCCACCTCCAGAGATAGATGTACTTTGATTGCGTACAGGCGCAACTCCTCCGTACATCCTTAAATAGCGTTCTTGCACATCAGGTCTTGCTGCTGCAAATTTTTCACCAAAACGCCCAATATTATAGCTATTTCCCCAAAATTGACCAAGACCAAATCCACCTCCAACTAAGTTTTTGGCAAAGCTCAACATACCAACAGATTTAATTGCAGAAGCTAAAGCCACAATTCGCCCTGTCAACAAGAATATTTGCCCAGAGAACTTCACAATACCAGAAACGCCTAAAAATGCAGCCTTGAATACTCTCATCAAAGACAATATAGGCCACATCTTTAATTGAAACTCTACAAAAGCCTTAATTATAGGTCTGAACTGCTCGTAAAAAGCTAACAGCTGCTTCGTAACTTCATAAATCATTTTCGCAAAATCCATCAAGTCTTTTGCGGTTTGCTTTATGAAGTTTTTAGCTTCATCTGTTTTTAACCAGCTTGTAATACTTTGCAAGAAGTTCTTTATCGGCTGCTGTATCTCATCAAACGCTTCAATACCATCTTCTGTAAACATAGATGTAAGCTGCGCCCACAAACCTTGAATAGTATTTTTCTTTTCGTCAGCTAACTGCTTTGCAAGACCTTCAGACATAAAGTTAGCCTTAATGATGTCATTCCAGCCCTCTACATCGTTAGCCAATGATACAGCACCTTGCGCTGCGGTTTTATGGAATATCTGGTAGAAATCCGACAGCGACAAATCTTTCTTGTTCAAATCTTCAAAGATGTCAACAACATCACGCATATTGCCGTTCTTATCTGTACGGCTTACACCAATGCGCTTCCATGCTGCTGCCTGTTTCTTTGTCGGATTTACAATATTTGCCATGATAGTACGCATTGTTGTACCAGCCTGGGAGCCTTTGATACCAGCGTTGCCAAGAATACCCATTGCAGCAGTAGCTTCCTCAAACGGAACATCACCAGCCGACAACAATGAAGCAGAATACTTATACGCCTCTGCAATCTCCATCAATGTCGTATTTGACTTTGTGAAAGTCATCGTCATTATATCAGCTGCTTTGCGTACCTTTTCTGGAGAGATATTGTAACCCGTCATAATGTTTGTTACAACATCTGCTGTCTCACCAAGGTCAGTATCACCAACAAGAGCAATATCTGCTATAGGCGCAATTGATTTGTTAATTGCGTCTACATCAAAACCAGCCATTGCCAAGAACTTAGAGGCATCGGCTACTTGTGGTGCTGTGAACTTAGTCTGTACACCAACATTACGCACTTGTCGCTCCATAGCAGCAAATCGCTCCTTGAAATCAGCACGTTTATCATGCGCACCAAGGATATTCTCTGCGGTCTTCATAATATTATTGTACTCTGTGTAGTCTCTCACAGAGTTGCTTATAAGCGAGCCAATACCAGCAATACCATAAGCAATACCCATGCCTTTAAGCATGTCTACAGCCATAATACCGCCAGTGTCAAGAGGTGTTGGGCCAAGTAGCTTATAACCCAAGTTCTTTGGCATATTTCTGGATATAACGCTACTGGAAGTGGAGGTCTTGCCAGCAGAAGCTGTTACTCGTTTACCTCCAGCACTACGGTTACTCGTACCACCAGCAGCTACACCACCAGCAGCATTAATGGAACCTAAATTGATTCCAGCACCTTTTGCTTCTGCTTTCAATCTACGAAGTCTACCTATCAGTTTATCAACATTATTTACCGCCTTGCTCGTCTCTAACTTGACGGTATATGTCTTGGCATTGAGCTTCGTCAGATTGTTTTGCAGATTACTGATAGATGTATTGAGCTTTCGGAACGGACGCATAGCTTGATCAAGCTTTTTCGTTGCTTGTGTAAAGCTATTGATGGCAGTAACCGCATCCTGTGACAATACATTTATGTCATAATTTACAGTGAAATTCTGAGCCATTATATATCATGTTTATTTTTACAAGAATAGGGTTTCCAAGAAATACATAGGTCACTATAATCAAAAATCCCTACCTTCAACTTAATGAAAGTAGGGAGTACAAAAACCTATGCAAGAAGTCCAAGCGTCTTTACTTGATTTACCTTAATCTGGTGTTCATCAAGCCATTCTGCATCATTGGCTATGATAGCAAAATCCTCATCGCTTAGAGATTCTATATCTATTCCTGGAAAATAATGCCTTATGTAGATAAGTTTATGACGCAAATACTCGTCATCTTTTACTTCCCAGGCTTTGATAAATTTACAAGAGTGCCGTTGCGCATCTGGATGATCTGACCAAGCTGACCCATCAAACCGAACAAGAACAACGAATCATCGTCAATCAGTTCCTTGTCACCATCAACGAAACAGTCTGTGGCAAGTGTTCGCATAGCGAGTGCCTGGTTACTCTGTGAAGCGGTAAGATACTTGGAGAACGCCTTAAACGAAGGCTGTCTGAAATAGCCAATGTAGACTCCTTTCTCATCGAACTCCTGGCCCTCAACTACCAGAGGGAACACTACTTTGAGCTTCTGCTCTTCCTTGATTTCTGCGGCTTTCTTATCAACTTCCTTCTGAAGTACAGGCGTAAGGTTGCCGTTCTCGTCAAAAATTTCCATTACTTCTTTTGCCATAATGATTTAATTAAAGTTTTGAATTATCTATATGAGAATAGCATGGCGGGAAGTGTAGGGTTTGAAAAAGGGAAAAGATATTTTCTATCCTTCCCCTTACATAAAACTTTATTCAACCATTATGCACTTGTACTGCAAATAATCTTGAATGGATTAAGGTCAAATTCCTTAATGATGTTGGTAGCGTCCTGTTCTGCCTCCATGCCATCCTCATTGAAGAGACAGCCCTTTAGAGTTACAGTTTCCTCAGTCCAGTCATCTGTACCCATTTCATTGGCAAATGTTACGATGAGGTCAAACTCACCAAGTGCCATAAGAGAACCTTGCAAGGCTCGAAGCTGAACCTGGGTGTTGTAGTCCATTGTGATAGATGCTGTATACTCACGGTTGCCAAAACCACGATTAACAGGCTCGCCACCAAGACCGTAATTGGTCTTCATATTACGCTTAATATTCCACTTGATTGCTGAAACACCCTGCAAAATAGTAGGGTTAGCATCACTTGAACCTGTCAAAGCTGGAGCTGTAAGCTCAATCTGTGCCCAAGAATAGGCTACGTTATTTACTATTGTTGCCATTAAGAAGCGGATAATACAAGTCCTTCAGTAACTTCAATGGCCTTGGCGCAACCGAGAGGCACGATAGTATACTGAATAACAAGTTTGTCATTCTTCAAGATGTTCTGAGTTGCTGGAATGGTAATCTTACCCATGCCAGAAATCTCCTCTGCATCCGTCATTGCTGTAAGGATGTCAGAAATCAAATTGGTAAACACTGTAATCTGCGCTGCCGACAGCTGTCCGTTACTACGATTCACCTTGATAGGCGAGTTTACATAAGGAAGCAATGCTGTACGCACAGAACGTCTTGACTTGTTGATTGTGCGGTTACGAGCGATTGTACAATAATCACCATCAGAGCAAGTCTTATCTCCAGAGAAATATACATGTCCTTCAAGTCCAGTATATCGCATCAAGAACACATAACCGAGATTATCAAGCGTGTCAAGCTGCTGCTGGCTCAATGAAGAATACTTGGTTGAGTTCTTCAACGCACCATTCTCAACTTCAGAATCACCAAAGCCAAACTCGATGTCTGGGAAGTAACCAATAAGATCGTGGCGTTGTACCCAACCCATAGACTCGCCAACACTACACTGAGTAAGCTCACCAAGTGCTGCGCCAACATTGCCCACTGGGGTTGTTGATTCCAAAGCGCACTGCATCTTTGTGACATCAGTATCAAGCCCCTGTCCAAGTAATACACTTACATAACGTGCGCCAACAACACAAGTAGGAATCTTGCTGAATACAACCTTAGTTGAATCACCACTGGTTGTCGCTACCTTAGATGTGTTTGCATTAAGCAAAACAACGCAAGGTGCATTGTAGCTATCTGCAAGCTGCTTGGTCATAGACTGCAAGTCACTCACAATCTGGATGCTGTATGTTTCTGCCGATGCGTCTGTCTGCTTCCATAGACGCTGTTCTGTCCATACACCAAACTGGTTGATTGTACCATGAGCCGCCTTCTGCATGTCTACGAGGGCGTTCCAATTGCTCGAACAATCCGCAAAGGAAATAAACAGTCTGCCTGAGTTATTGCAACCTTTGAAGAAATGCTTGATGTGGTAGTAAGGGATGCCAGCAAGAAAATCCTTGCTATTTGTATCTTCATCTTTCTCACCAGTGTAGGCTGCAAGACCAAGCTCTTCGGCATCTTCAATTCTATTAAGCTCAACCACAGTGTCCTTCAAGGCCGCTGCGAGCTTAACTCCTGCGCCTTTAGTCCAAATATCTGTCTGAGCTGAAATGTCAAATACAAGACCACAAACCTTTTCGGTAAGGTTGGAAATTTCCTTTCCAATATTACCATCGGTGTCGGTCATAAATACGCCACCTAAAGCCATTATTGATTTTTATTATGATTTGTAGAACGGATTTCTGTAAAGAATAGCATTACCCCTTACAAAAGGTTCAGAGTCTTTTGGGAATGTGCCGCCATATTTTGAAACATAAAGCTCTTCCTCGTTAGGAAAACATTTCAAAATAGCTTTAACATCCTCTGGAATATCCTCTGACTGGGCTGTTGTTGCCTTGCCCTCACTTGTTTTCTTTGATGCTCGTGGTTTCTTTACCTCAGCTGGAGCTTCTGGAGTGTTTTCTGACTGTGTGTTGGTGTTTTCATCTTCACTTGCGTTTGCTTCTGTATTCTCGCCTGTCATTACGTCCAGACCTTCCTCTACAGGTGCAGCATCTTCCGTTTTAATTTTCTTTGCCATAATGATTGAAATCTAAAAAGGGGAATGGAGTAAATCGACTCCACTCCCCAGAATTATATTGAGTTTTCTGAATTGTTAGATTACTCAGTGTACTTGTAAGTAGTCCAGAGAACAATCTCTGAAGGAAGCACGATGTTCACATCGACCTTCATACGCATCTGGAAGAAGTACAGCTCACTGTTTGCCTGGAGTTTTTCCACCTTAACTGATTCCTGGTCAGTAGCGTAGTCAACACCCATCCAGAGGCAAGAGTCCATATCACGAGTGAACTTGCCAAGAGCGATTGTCTGCTCTGGGATTCCATCAATAACCTTGATTTCCTTGCCCTTAAAGCGATACTTGTTTACATCTGCGTTCTCTGTGTACTTCACATCCTTACTTGAAAGGTATGCGTCATACAAATCCCAAAGCTCCCAGCCCATAACGAACTTCAGCTTCTTGTTCTTACGGAGCTTCTTAGGACACTGGCGGTACATTGCGTAAAGAGCCTTCTCAACAGCTTCACCAGTAGTAATTGCTGTTGAACCAGCAAGAATTACCTTACCTGTAGCAACCTCGTTCTTCTGCGCCTCTGTACGAGTGCCAGCAGCAACAGAATTTGCCTTCAAGTTGTCAAGACAGCGAACCACAAAACCGTCAAAGTACTTCATCGGGCCAGCATCACTATCACCACCAAGTACTACATTTGTCTCAGGCGCATCCGAAGTGAGCTTGGTGTCCTTGCCGCCCTTCTTTGAACACCAGATAGAATCACCGATGTACTGGTCTTTGCGGTCTACGAGCAAGTGGAGCATCGTTGCCTGTACCTTTGCGTCGAGGTCACGGAAAATCAACTCGCCCTCTGGCTGGAACGGTCTCCAGTACTCCTCGAAGTCACGAGGATTAAACTCCATATATACCATGAAGTCATGTGGCTCCAGGTAACGCTCTGAGAACTCGTACTTGTTCTTGCCAGTCTCGCTATTGGCATCACCATGAGTAGAAGTAGGTGTTGCTACGTTATCCTGGATGATAGAACCAAGTGATACATGAGGCAGAGTCTTTCGCTTCTGGATGCCAGGAACAATATGGATCAGCCCCTCATTATATGTGTCATTGCCATGTGCGGTATATACCAAGAGGTCTTCAAGTACCTCACCAGCATAGGTATTACCAGCGTAATTAATTGTACCCATTTCGATTAGAATGTTTGAAGTGTAATGTCACCAACGACTGCCTTGACCTTCTCTGCGAGCTTGGCATTGACATCCTTCATTGCCTCTTCTGCGTCATTCTTGTTCTCTGGGTCTTTGGCAATTTCATCTACGATATTGTCACGACCAGGAATTGAGTCAAGTGTCTTCTTTACCATGTCCAAGTTTGCTTTCGCCATGCCGACCCAATCTTCCTTTGAACCAGCGTCAATTTTTCCAGCCTTGATTGCATCTTCAACCATTGCATCAATGGAAGCGTTACGAGCATCCTCTTCTGCATCCTTGTATGCCTTCAGCTGTCCTTCTACGTCAGAGAGATTCTTCTGGAGGTTAGCAACCTCAGTCTCTTTGCCCTTGAACTTGATTTTCAGTTCACCCAGCTCATTCTTGACGTTCTTCAGCTCTGACTCTGCATTGATAAGCTGTGTAATTCGTGCAGAAACAGACTGCAACGAGGTTTCAGCCTCCAAGCCAAGCTGTGCTGTTACGGCATTGAACTGGACATTTTCGTTCTCTTTCATTGTGTTTTGTTCTTTCCCTGTAACCATAGGATTAAAATTCTGATTATTCTGTGTACGAATAGAAACAACCTCTGAGAGAAGTTTATTTTCATCAACTTCTTTCAATGCAGAGTTCATTATGTCACAAATAGACGCAACACTTTTTACGCCTTCAATTTGACTTTTCACCTTTTCAACAACTTGTTTGGAGGTCTTGATAATGTTGGTTTCTGGCAAGATTCCAGCATTAACCGCTTCCTTAGCACTTAGATATGTGCCGTCTGCATCGCCCTCGCCATCCATGATAGCACGAACTTTATCCTTTGATAGACCGAAACGCTTTACATAAATTGTTTCTATCTGTTTTCTAAAGGCATTTACCATATTCTTGATATTCGCATCCACATTGTCGTTATCATAGACGAAAGGATTATGAATCATAAGAATAGAGTAATCGTGCATATACAAATGGTCTCCAGCTGCCCAAATAACACTACCCATTGATGCGGCAATGCCTTCAATGATGCAGTCCACCTCAATGGGACATGACTGGATTATGGAGAACGTACTCATGCCATACATGACAGAACCACCGTCTGAATTAATAAGGACTACAATCTTTGATGGCTTTACATAGTCTTGAAGCCACAAAAATTCCTCATTAAAACAATCTGTGGAAAAGCTATCTACGGAACCAAAGAAACGAATAATAGCTGGCTGGTTGGTTTCAGCCTTGCCAACAACGTACTTTAGATTATTTACGTCCATTAACTTTTGATATTCAATTTTCTGAAGAATAGAAATACAACTATCGAAAGGTTGAAAACAAATGATTATTCTGACACTGTGTTTTCTATTTTTACAGCATCTTCAATTGTAGGAGTTGTATGGTTTTCATGCCCATCTTGATTATTCTCTTTCAACTGGTCAGAATGATTGGTGAATGGAGGCATGACAATATACCGTTCTACATAATCCTTATAACGATATGATGTATAATCATTAAATGCTACTTCATAATCAATCCAATAAGGCTGTACTCCGTCATCAAATGTTTCTGGCATATCCCAATACGTCAATTGAAACTTGTTCACCAAAGCTGGAAATTTATCTTTGTTGGCGTTTATAGCGGAATTAATAATCTCAAAGGCTCTAAAACCACTCAACTCCACGTCATCATCGCCATTATTCAAATTATTCAAGACATAATGCAATCGCACTGTACATCTTCCAGCATTGATATTTGACTGACCGACCAGCCAATTCATATTGATATAATGAATGAAACAAGCAGGGAAACCGATAGCGTACTCTTTATTAAACTCATTTGTTTTAATACGAGTTAGCTGACCAGTTTCCAATTTTATTGTCTTAAATAACAATGGACTATCTTCATCGTCTGGATTGACATGAATTTTCTCCAGAATAGAGCGCAACGCTAAATATGTTTCTGATAAAGCGTTGACTTTTACAGCATCTTCGACTGTCAAGTTCTTCAAATCAACAATAGGCTCATCATTGCCATTGACAACATCAGCTACTTTTTCTTGTATTTCTTCATGTCTCTTTTTATCTACTATCATTTCGGAAATCCATTAAACAATGTGGATATAGCAAGTTGTTTGAACTCGTCTTCCAAATAAGAAGAATGACCAATAAACTGTCTCTGTATACTTTTCACGCCAGTCTTGCCGTAGGTATGACTGCCGCTTGTATCATTATGAACAGCAGCATAACAAAAGCCTCTATGTCGTGCTGCTGTTCCAAAAGCGGTCGGGTCAGTATAAATGCGAACAACTCGTTTCTTTCCAGGAATTGTCTTATGCTTTATCGAGTTCTTCAATGTTGAGGTTTCTTTCAATATTGGATGAGGCTTGTGATCTCGCCTCTGTTTCCACGGTTGCGAAGAAGCGGTATTAAATCGGTGCATTTCAAATGACTTCTTAAATATCGCTTCTGCCGCACGTCCTATGCGTACCTCAAAATTATTCAAATTCAAATCAAACCTATGTGGGGCATTTTTCCACTGCTGCATCATCTGAGCTGGCGTTATCATGCCACCACCAGGCACTCTTCCTTTAGCCATTCATATATCTCTCCTTTATCCGTTTGGCTATATCATGCAATGAATCTTCATCACGGCTATCTACAGTAAAATACGGATGTTCATCTGAGAAAATTCTGCCACCCAACGCAACGCTTTCCTTAAATGTACGATTAAACCAATCTGGCATTGTTGGCACTTTCATCACAGCATTTTTCACACATTTTGCCATCCCAACAATATTGTCTTCCACTAAATAACATCGACATTGATGCTCAATTGGAGGTATCAACCATGCTGGGAATTGTGATTTTGGAGCTGTGAACCCTTCATACTGCAAATGCCAAGGTCTTACACGTTCATCGCCTTGCGTCATATAAGTGAGCATGGTACTATCTGCCACACCTATAAGCCCTGCTGCAATAATCATTGCATATTCAGCGTCTGAGTTTTCTACTTCAGCGTATCGTTTGTTGTATTTTCCAAAGATTTCTTCATAATCATCTTCATCAAATTCTTCATCATCAAAGCTTGGAAGCTCTCGTGCCATTTGATATTCTTCTACTACTGCAAAATCAATCAAATTGTCCACTGCCGCTACAATTATATTACGTTTTGCCGACTGTTCGTTATTAAGACCTTCTGCATTTCGCAACATGTCCAAAGCTTCATCGTAATCTATGTCAAAGCCAGATAAAGCATGTTGTATCAAGAAATCTGCTCGCAAATTCATCAACTCTTCCAATATTTCTTGTGAATCGGTCTCATTGGTATAACTTTCTATAAATCTGGTAAAGACTGCAAGCAATGCCTCATATTCAGCTTGCTTCTTATCTTCATCATCTTTTGGTAGCCTATTTGCCTGTACACTGGAGAGAGAAGTGCTACCTATCACTTTCTCTCCCGAAGAAAATTTACAGCACCGCCACGATGATGGCCGTATCGCTTGTAATATTCTTCATCTGTCATAACATACTGACCGCCATCGCCACCACGAACGCCTCCAGAATTGCCGCCATTACCAGATTCCAGATTCAATTGCCGACCGACATTTACACCAAATGTCTTCTCTATTTCATCGGCACTAATCTCGAACTTATCAGTAAGAAAACGATAAAGCTCAATCTGGTCTTTATCCGACATTTCAAGGCGTTTCGCATATTTGAACACATTGCCAGGCTTCAGATAACCCATTGTAACAAGACGAGGTATAATTTCCTCATTCATTACATTTTCAATATATTCACGATACACTTCGATTCTATCACGGAACACATCTTGATGCGCACGAGTAGAGCCAACGTATGACTGTGTTTCTCCAGCCATGTCTTCTGAGCCAAGAATCAAATTGGAGACTTCTTTATTTGACAAGCCTATCAATCCAGTGAAGATATGTTCTGAATTTGACATGGTGAACGTCTTTATGTCAACCTCATCATTCAAACCAGTAACAATCACCTTGTTTTGTGCTGCTGAAGCAATGTCATTCGCCAACTTCTTACGGTCATTGGTGTTTTCCGATTCTGTCTTTCCATGAATAATCGGCTGTCCGTATGTGTGACTAAAATTAACATAATTTGCCAACGTGAACTTCTTTGCAAGTATCAAAGGTGCTGTTGCTGAGAACAATCCAAGACTACCCGAATCAATAAGTACATAAAAATCACGGTATTGTGGGTCATCAAAAGACCAACCAGGATTCCACATTCCCTGTCTGCGTATGATTCTCCTTTGGAAAGGAAGTATGTTACGTCTCTCTATCTGATTAACGTGTGCCAATTTACCAGTACGAGGATCAATATCTGGAAGTATCTGCAAGCCTGTATATCCAAACATTTTAGCTTCAACAATACCACTGATAATCTTAATAAACGAAGAACCTTGAACCTTTTGTGTTTCTTCAACGTCCTTAACGTACCGACCTTTCTCATTCATACGGCACATCATATAACGCTCACCAAGAATCTGGGAGTTCAACGTCTCTAAAACTGAACGCAAATGCGCATCTTGCTCAACACAAGCATCATAAATGTCAATGATGCGCCCACGGTCATCTAACACACAGCCATCATTGACGGTGTGTTGCACTGACTTAAAGCGGCAATGTCTGTCAATTTCTCTTACATATTCTTGTATAGTTTTCTTGCTGGTTCGATAAATACTCTCCAGCAAGTCAAGATCAACTTTTTCTTTTGTCTCAACTGTTGCCATTAACTTCAAAAATTACTTTCTGAAGAATAGAAAAACCTACAGATTATCGTTTTCCTAAGTATACATTATTAAAATGATTGTGTACAATCGAAAACCAAATCCATTATGTTAATTGGCTTTTTCTAATGTCTTCTAAATACCTTATTTCAAAGTCTTCTATGTTAAATAATATGTTAAAAGCACATTTTCATTTGTATATAAAAAGAAAGGCCATTACCTTTGCAACCGAAATTTTCAACTTAATACAAGTTTATATGAAAGAAACATCTAATTATTACAGAATCAAGACCGAGTGGACTAAAGAGGATGCTGACGGTCAGCTGCAAAAGACCAAGACCGAAGAGCTTGTCTATGCAACCAGTTATTCAGAAGCGGAAGCAACCGCCTACGCTCTAATCGAATCAGAAAACAGAGAGAGATTCAGTGATGCCAGCATTGAAATCGTTAAAACAAAGATTTCAGAAATGCTCTACAACGAAACACTCGACCACGATGACACTCTCGTCAACGGACTCGTTTGCAACTTCTTCTCTGAGGATGAAGACTCTGGCGTTGGTATCTACAGCGTTAAGGTGATGATTCCAATAATGGATGAGAAATCTGGAAAAGAAAAGATGAACACTGAGACAATCTTCACTCCAGCTTCATCAAACACAGATGCTGCTGAACGAATCAGCAAACACCTCAAACACACCATGTCAGATTTCATCATTCGTGACATCAAATTTGATAAAGCAGAAGCTATCCTCTGGCCACCTTCAGTTCAAGAACAGAAGCAGGGCTATTCTATGTAATGACACCCAAACCGTCTGGAAAGCCAATTAATACAAAATGTAACGAGCAGGCATTTCCAGAATTTCCCGACTTGCTCTTCGGGGCTACAACTGATAATGGCAGTGTTTTCGATGCCACCTCTTATCTTCAAAACAACTCATTAACTGTTGATGATTTTCTGCAAACGTGCGGATTCCAAATACAGGCACTTATCAAGTCGTATGAACTTGACGAAAACAAGTGCTTATTCATCAATACCGATGGTCATATTTTAATTGATGGTTCCTTAGTGTACCTATTTTTATCTTTTGTCGAACCAGATTTCCTTGCGTACATGTGTGACAGATGCCACGATCTGTTTACCGATGGGGTTGCCGTTTCAGACTCGTACATTCTTGAACACGCCTTTGTACGTCTTGACAGGGAATCTATAAACAAGATAAAAGATAATGGCAAGACGCATGTTAAGTGAACCAAAGCGCATCTTAGTTTTTAATCCTCTTAAACGTTTGGTTGGAATCTTCCAATCATTAACGGCAACAGCAAACGCTTTCAGTTGCCGACCTCAATCAATCCATTACGCATGTATTGGAAAGTGCATTTCATGCAATAAGTTGTATTTCCGAATACTACAAGATGACATCGAAGTCACATTTGATGACTTAGGAGAATTGCGTGTCGAAGAATACGATAAATTGTGTGGTGTGGAACGAAAATACTACAAAACAGGCAAGATGGAGAGAAAGGGAATGAAGTATAATAAAAATAAAGACAAAGAACAAGTATGAAAATCAAAATCATCAACAACTCAAAGCATGAGCTTCCCAAATACGCAACAGCTGGCTCTGCTGGCATGGATCTCCGTGCCAATATTGATAACCCCATCACTCTTGCTCCAGGCGAGCGTGTATTAATTCCAACAGGGTTTCACATCGCACTCCCAGTTGGTTATGAGGCACAGATTCGCCCTCGTAGTGGTCTCGCCATCAAATATGGCATCACTTGCCTTAACACTCCAGGCACAATCGACAGCGACTACCGTGGAGATATTGGCGTAGAGCTTATCAATCATGGCCACGAACCTTTTATCATCAATGATGGCGAGCGTATCGCCCAAATGGTCATTGCTCAGTACGAACAAGCCGAATGGGTTGTAACAGAAGAACTCGATGAAACAGAGCGTGGCGATGGTGGTTACGGACATACAGGAGTGAAGTAACTATGGAGTATTTTGTTAAAGAAGGGTGGAAGCTAAACCCTAACGAGAAAATCGTCAAAGGAGTGACACGAGGTATTGAGCGTAATAATGGCGAATGTCCTTGCCATAACGATTCGGAAGACAAGCATTGTCCTTGCTCTAACTATCGCTTACATGACCATTGCTGCTGCTCCTTATATGTGAAGGAATAACAAGAGTGTAAACAGGGGCAAATTGATTCTATGATTAATTTGTCCCATTTTTATTTCAATTATGAATACATTATTAAAACAAGAACTTCTTGATACAATCAAGAAACACAATGAAGAGTATAGAGCTGGAAGTCCAACTATCAGTGATATAGAGTACGACAGTCTCATAGAACAGTTAAGAGCTATCGACCCTAACAACGAGTGGTTCAACCATATAGAACCGTCTCCAGTTTCCAACTCACGCAAGCGTAAACTTCCGCTTCCTATGAAATCGTTGAACAAGGTGAAGAATATCAACGATGTCAAGAAATGGCTCTCTTCACTTGGCTTACATGATGACACGCAACTCGTCTTGATGCCTAAGTTTGATGGACTTTCTCTACTTCACAATGAGAAGACTGGCGAAGCATGGTCTCGTGGCGGTGCTGAAAACGAAGGACAAGACTGTACCGAGCATTGCATCGCTGCAAACATCGTATCAAACACCAAATATGGTTATACCTATGGCGAGTTCATAATCAATCGCAAGAACTGGAATGAGTATTTTGATGGTAAAATATCTCCATACACGTCAGAGAAATACAAATCTCCTCGCAATACTGCTGCTGGCTTTCTTAACAGAGATATTCCTTGCCAAGAAATCACACACGCCTCTTTCTTCAGATACGGAATTGACGCTACATCGCTCAAAGAGTTTGAAACTTTCGACAAAGCGATTAAACAGTTATGCTCTGACTATAACCAAGAACCTCTATTCCAGCTTGTTACATCAAAAGATATTACAGAAAACTCGCTGCTCACAACTTTCAAGGAATGGTCTAAACTCTATCCGATTGACGGCATTGTTATCTACATCAACAACTTGCAACTCTGGGAGGCTATCGGTAGAAACCAGACAACTGGCAATCCTCTCTACGCCATCGCCTACAAGCATCCAGACTTTACAGATGCTTTCGAGACCACAGTCAAAAATATTGCCTGGCGAGCAAGCAAGGTTGGCGCACTAAAGCCTGTCGTAGAAATAGAAGCGGTTGATACTGGGGACTGCATTATGGAAAACCCAACTGGCTATAATGCAGGATGGATTGCCGACATGGGGATTGCACCAAACGCAAAGATTCTTGTCACTCGTTCTGGGGGCGTGATTCCTAAAATCCTACAAACGCTTGAAACTGCACCAAAAGAAGACATAGAAACTATGTGGGATTCACTCGTTGAATGTCCGCATTGTGGAGAAGTAACATCATGGAATGAGTCTGGTAAAGAGCTGATGTGTACAAATCCAGACTGTGACGGAATCCGTTTTGCTAAAATCGTTTTCTTCTTCAAAACTTGTGGGGTTGAGGACATGGGAGAACAGATGTTCGACAAGCTTTATCAAGCTGGATTCAATACTATATCTCGTATTCTCAACATGGTTGCCAACGACATATTTAGCATTGATGGCTTTGCAGAAGGTACTGCCAACATCATTCTTTCCAACATGGAAAAAATCAAATCTGGAATTGACTTGCCTACACTTATGCAAGCAAGTGACTGTTTTCCTGGCATTGGGACTATCAAAGCAAGAAAGCTTATTGATTCCTTGCCTGGTGATGAAGAAGAGAACCTGTACAACGTAGACTTCATATACGATGATGAGTTTGTCAACAATCGTATTGAAGCATCCAGACTTGAAACAGAAAAATCCTTCTGGAAAGGCTTCAATAAATTCCATCATTTTGTTAATGAGAACAATTTGACAATTAAACGACCAAATACAATTTCAATAAACGCCAATGGCAAATGTGCTGGAATGGCAGTGTGCTTCTCTGGAATACGCAACGCAGAACTGGAGCAACGCATCATTGAAGCTGGAGGTACTATTGTTAGTGGCGTATCTAAGAAAACAACGCATCTTATAGTTAAAGACGTAAATGCAACATCCAGCAAGATAACTAAAGCACAAGGACTTGGAATAGCTATCGTCAACATTGATGATTTTATAACGCAATTCTAACACAACACCAAATAAAGGGCGGTAGAAATTCTATCGCCTTTTATTGTTATCATTTGTTAATTTCTATTGTGTATGCACAGTTTTTGATAATATCTCTTGGTAGATTGGTTTCATTTATATACCTTTGCAACAGAAAATGAAACAAAAGCATTTTATTATGGCAAAAAAGAATCAACTGACAACTTCAGACTACCTGGAGTACAGCGAGTACGAAAGGCTTTTGGATAGCCTTCACACTCATGGGAAATACATTTGGGAACTATATGCACGTCTTTCATTCTGCACCGCATGTAGAGCTTCAGATGTCCTGCACTTCCATTGGAAAGATGTGCTGGATGTAAACTCTTGCACAGTGACTGAGCAGAAAACCAAGAAGACAAGAACAATTCCTTTTAATAAATCTGTTCAAAAGAAAATACATGATTTGTATGTCTTACTGGGAAGCCCAGACAAGAATGAGTTTGTATTCAAAAGCAAAGTGACTGGCGAACCACTGACAATTCAGTGTGTAAATAAGAAACTGAAAGACTTTAAGTATGACTACAAAGTAAAAATTGGGAATTTTTCTACTCATACATTCCGCAAAACATTCGGACGTTATGTTTATGAAACCAATAATCGTAGCGCAGAAGCTCTTGTGCTTTTGAATAAAATCCTTAACCATACAAGCATCCAGATAACCAAAACTTACATTGGTATCACGCAGGATGAAATAAACAACATCTTTGAGTCCATCAAATAAGGACTACATATTAATTGAAGCGCACCACATGCGCCCTTGCATCTTCTTTTCTTTTAATAGCCGAAGGGCTAAAATCATATAACTATGGCAAATTATGATGCAATGGAGGCATGTGCCAGCAAAGAATTGTGTTCTTGCTGTGGCTTGCCAACTAATGTTGATGATTTCGATCAACGAGCACCCTTAACAATTCTTATGCGCAAAGAGCAACTTTGCTTTACATGCGCTTTCTGGAAGGACAAAATAGCACATCCTCATCCAGACCGTGAAATCATTAATGGTTCTCACTATGTTTTTCACAAGTGGTTATCCAAGCCTCAACACTTTCAAGGGTTTGGCGGTAAAACCATGTACATCCTAAAAAATGATGGAACCGTAAAACGCTCGAATAATGTATGGTTCCAAGGCGATGTTCCAGACAAATTCAAACCTCAACTTCCAGATACCGCAAAGTTCATCACTAAAGCAGCCTATTATAAAATCAAAGAGAATGTAAACTTCTCTTGCAACAAAAAAGGTTGCTGGGATAGATATAACTGTTTCTTTTATCATCCAGAAAAAATGGACTCACAGGGTGTTTGGAATGAAATTCCAGAATCTCACAAACCAGGCGATGAGTGTTGTGAACTCTTTCTTAACAAAGATAGTGTATTCACCAAGATATGATAACAGCACTTATTATACTTAACGCTATCACTATGTTCATCATTATTGGCATGGCACTCCTGCTTCGTCAAAGTCTTGCCAACAATAAGCAAATGCTATCGTTTATAAAACATGATGATGAATTTAAGAAATGTGTAGCTGATACAAACATCTGGTATGTCCAAAGCATCAAGTATGTCCTTATCGCCATGTGCCGATATATTGACAGCATCAAACACGAGGCTATCAAAGAGGAGAGATATGAAGATGCTAAACGCTGCCAGGAAGCAATTAAAGAAATGAACAAACTTATAGACGCATAACAATGATTACAACTTTTATCTGCATCGTCATTTTTGTCTGGCTTGCCGTATGCGCAGCAAAAATGATAGCAAAAAAGAATCCTATGCAAAGACTGCATATTGAAAAAGAAATGTGAGGAACATCGCAAGTTGTACGGCACAACATTTTGTGATGACAATGATTTCAACAATCACATCCACAGTTATCCACAAAACCCATTTATGGTATGAGACATTCAATAAAGAAATTCACAAAAGAGGAGGTGAAGTCAATCCTCAGCAACAACATACTTAGATGTACTGAAGAGGAAACAAGAGCTATTTTCGACATTTTCGACTTCCAGCTAAAAGAGTTTATAATATCCGAAACCGATGTTGATTTCGAGATTCACTTCAAGCGCACTTACCTTATGCGCATCCGAGCTAACAAGAACAAACTGGAGTGTACTAACGAATACATTACTTTCCAGAATGGGTCGGAAGGTGAAAGCTGTCATGGTCTCGTAATTCCAACCCCATCCACACTTGCAGAAGTTTTGATATTCTTCATCAATTCGTTTGCACCCAACATTCTAAGAAGTGCTGGATATTGTGTGAACTACGATGCAGGGGCATCGCCTTACATTTCACTGGAAGAAGCACAGGAGTACATGAAGCTCGTACAGGAAGTTTGTGAAACAATTATCAAGAAAGGCAATAAACATGAATGATATTCAAATTTTCAACAGCCAGGAGTTCGGACAGATAAGAATCTCTGGCACAAGCGACAATCCATTATTCTGCCTTACAGATATATGTAGAGTTTTAGAGATACAGCCATCTGTTACGAAAAAGAGGCTAAAACAAGATGGGGTTAATCTGATTAAGGTCATAGATGCTTATGGCAGAGAACAACTCGCTACATTTGTAACTGAGCAGAATCTCTACAAAGTAATCATGCGTAGCGACAAGCCGCAAGCGGAACAGTTTCAAGACTGGATATGCGGAGAAATACTGCCATCAATCCGCAAACATGGCGCATACATGACTCCAGCAGCCATTGAACAAGCCCTGTCTGACCCAGACTTCATCATCGGTCTTGCCACGCAACTTAAAACAGAGAAACAACGTGTCAAACAACTGGCAGATGAGAATAAGCACAAAGAGCAAATCATCGAAGGCTTGGTGGCAAACATTTCTCTTGCCGATATGAGACAGCGTATCACACAAATCATTCGCAAGAATGGTGTAGCTAACGCAAGAGGTTCATATCATCTTTTATACAACGAGTTCAACGCAAAGTACCACATCAACGTATACACACGCATGAACAACATTGTGTATAAAGGCAATGCAATGGACTATATTGAGAAAGAGCTTAATATGTTGCCACAACTCTACGATTTGACATGCAAATTGTTTGAGGATTCCTATGATAGCCTTATGAAATCATGGGGCAAGACAATCCAGAGAGCGACATGTGAAAGAAACCTTGCAAAACGCAAGTTATTACCATAATCAATTCATAGATGGAGTCGTTAAAAACGGCTCCATCTTTTACCAAGGAAATATGGAACAAATAGATTTTTCACAAATTCCGTACTCCCAGCACCACCGTGAAGCAGCGATGATGCTGGGTGATGCTACGGTTCATTCAGTATTCACATATTTACTGGATGAATACCTGTATCGTGTCAGAGCTGGCAAGCCTGGCACATTCAAAATTTCATGCAGCAAGTTAGGTGAGGCGCAAGGTGTTTACCGCAAAAAGGTCAAAGCCACGCTTCAACAACTGGAGACAATGCGCCTCATCAAAGTAGACGGAAACAATGTTTCTGTCAATGGTAATGTATATGCTTCTTTGATTTATGCGTTTCACAACTTGGTCAGTTTAGACCAAAAGCATAAGTTCTCAGAGCATCTACAAGTTGGTGCATTTGAACCACTGGAGGAAATGGGATATGTTGATATTGGTGCAAATGCACCAACTTTATTCGGCATGGCAGGTGGCGTATTCAATTTTGGTGCATTTGCACCAACTTCACAGCAAATTGGTCTAAATGAACCAACTTTATTGGTGCAAACAGACCAAAATGATAAAGTTGGTCTAAACAGACCAAAATCAGAAAAATGGTCTAAACAGACCAATCAAGTTGGTGCAAATAGACCAATTTTACAATTAGTTGGTGCATTTAGACCAACTTTTGAAAGTGAGCAAGACCTAATTGGTCTGTTTGCGCCATATTTGAATATTGACCAAGACTCTGAAGTTGCAAAAGAGCTAAAATTGGTGCTTTTCTCATCGAAAAACGACATTTCTGAGGAAACAGAGTTGGTCTGTTTGCACCAACTGGTGTCTCAAATGTTGGTCTATTTGCACCAACGAGTTGGTCTAAATGCACCAACAGAAATAAATAATAAATATATAAAAAGAAATAACCAGCAAGCTGGAGAATTTTCTGAAAATTTTGAGCCATTTGAAACCGATGATTCATTTGATGAACTTCCAGATAATCTTCCAAAGATAAGAAAGGGCGGTAAACATTTCCAAAAAGTCGAGTACCCATATTTCCCAGCTTCAGAAGTTCTAAGTTTCATTCAAGACATTCACCAGTGTCTTGATGATGATGTCAAGCTGTTCCTCTACAACTTCAACCAGGAACTTCATGCGAGATATGACCAGGATGCAGAATACGATGATGAGACAGGAGAGCTTATCAAACAACAATCAACAGTAGACACCTCCCAGCTTATTCTTCCAAAGAGTGAAGTTGAGGATATTGCCAGCACTGCTATTTCAAACACCAGAGCCGACATTGCTGACAAGAACATATACGTCAATGACGAACAGGTTGAGATAACAGCAATAGACAATCTTGACCGTCTGACAAAGTTCAACATCATGGATTGGGATTTCAAACTTGTTGGCGATGGAGAGAAAGTCTGCCAAATTGATTGGAGTAAGATACAGAATCCAAATGCAGAACCTATGGGCAACCTCCAGCAATCATCCAAACGGTCAAGACGAACAAAAGATGGTGAAGTAAATACAGAGCGTGAATTGAACAAGCAATACATCGCCAGCATTATCGAACATTCAGCTGAAGATGAAACTTGGGAAAAGCTGTCACCTATGGAAAAGCTTATCTACAATTTCCTCTGTGACCATTTTGAGTTTAGCGAAGACGGATTGGAAGTTGTTGACGTGAAAGAGGAGAAGAAGTATCTTAACCGCAATATGCTCTTCCAGTATTTCCAGAAAGAACTGGATAGCCGACCAGACACTCCCAGTCAAGAAGACTTCTTTTCAACATTCGCAAAAGACAAGCCAGATACCTATGGGGGTATAAAACTACGCCCAAACATGTTCTCAGCTGCCAAAATACAACATTGGAACTCAAAGCACGGCTTTCAGAGCGTTTTCTCCGCTTCAAGCATACAAGTTACCACAGAAGAAGAGAAAACCCTCCAGAACGTCTAAAAACAGGCAAATTTGGCATTTTACTTCGCAAGTCTGTCTCGCAAAAGTTCATGGAACTTTCCCAAATACTCCAACGCCTCATCATAGCTCTTGAAATAATTGCCAGCTATGTAACGGAAATGAGACGTTGGAGTTCCTTTTTCTCTATCCGTTACCACCGCCATTTTATCCGAAATATACCAGTATTTTTCTCCTTTGGCAACTTTAGGATCAATAGGCTCGATTCTATGCAACTTATCATTCCAAACCTTTCCGTACTTTTCCAGCTCCCTATTAAGCCTTCTTGCGGCCACTACGGTCATGGGGTTAAACTGGAATGACATTACATCGCATACTCCAGACTCGTGCATACTGTAGCCAATCTTTTTATCGCTGTAGATGAAATAACAAAAGAACTCTATGAAATTTTCTACAGGATTGATAGAACGAACAACCCCCAGACCGATGTAGTTGTCACGAGAAAATTCCACACGCTCGTTTATTTCTGGTATGTACTTTTTACGCAAAGTCTTTTTCTCGTAATCAAACTCATAGCCTTGTTCTGCCAAAGAAATAGTCATAGCTTTGTTTTCTATTTCGCTAACGCTTGACAGGGTAGTGGTATCAAGTTCGTTATTTTTAGGTTTCCATTTCTTTCCAGTTTTACAAAGATTGGAAAGAATGGCGCATGATTGTATACATGTCGTGGATGAATTGCTAACGACATAATAGCTTCCAGTCTCTTTTTCAAAAACTATATCGCCAATTCCAAATCCACTACGATACCATTCGATGAATGTTTGGGAATTGATGGAGCCTGGAGTTGTGACGGTCGGGAAATCTTTTGGAGTTAGTCCGCAATTGTTTTGGCAGAATAAAGAAACCATTTCACAGTCTTCTGCTGTTGCGAAATGGTTAGACTTGAAGAAGTCTATAACTTGTCTTTTTGTTTTCATATCTGGAAGATGTACGAGTCAATTTATGAATTTTCGGCAAAGGTAAGCATATTTTCTGGGAATGTTTATTTTCAGCAAGAAAATTACGTTATTATGGCTCTTTTTACAGAAACAACAAATCTCCAGCACACTTTTCGTTACACATAAAGTCTATTTGCCGCTTTATTTTCGATTTGACGGCATTTCTTATGCTGGATGGACAACTTATCCACCGTTACATAGAAAGTTGCTTAGAGAGGCTTAGAATTGGTTATGTCTATTTCTGGAATGTAATGAGGCTTGTTTGTGACTGTTAGGGGAATTATGTGAGCCATGCTGTGAATTGTTAATGAATATTTCGGGAATGGTGTATAGCTGGAGGTTATCATTAAAGCAAAATCACACATCAAGCTATACATTTTGTCAGAAAACGAATTGAAATTTTGGGGTCGGGAAAAATTCTGAGAAAGCTAAATATGAAGGTTTTATAAACGCTGGAAGAGTTATGGTGATTCCTCCAGCCCAAAAACGAAACTCAAATTTCGGGGCAGAATATATATATGGAATCCGCACCGACAAACATACCCTCTATCTTATTTATTTCATTGATTTTCAACGCTTTAGCCGTTTCACTTATAGCAAAAGTGAAACTTTTTGCCTTATTTCTTTGCTTTTACTAACTTATTGAATATCAATACAAAAACCTTACTTTTTTAGCCGTTTTCGGTTTAATACGTTTTGTTTCCGTTCCTTTGTTCCTTATAATATCATTTTGTAACCTTTTATAATGTTTCATTTTGATAATTGCAAAGGGTTATTTGCTTTTAACCTTATTTTAACACTATCTTATTTGTTAATTTATGTAAATTCGATTTAAGGCTATTTTAAGCCGTTTTAAGCCGTTTTAGTACCTTTGTAGTACCATTGCCCACACAACAAAAGATAAAGCAAATCATTGATTTTCAATAAGTTACGATTATATTCCAAATGTTAAATAATTTAACTACAAACTTTCGTGTTATTGTTTGTTAATTAGTCGCTTTCATTCAAACAAATTTTGTATCATACGCTTGCGTGTGCGTGTATGTATGTGTGCGTATGTGCGTGTGTACGCTTGCGCTCGTATGTGCGTACCCGTGCGCCTGTGCGTATCGTGTGCGTATGCGTTCCATTATCAAGAAAAATATAGATTGCACATTTTATTCTATTTTGTGCAATTTCTTGTTTATATTCTTAAAATATTGCACAAATAAAGCTATTGTGTGCAATAAATAACCCTATATAATAGCTAACTTATTGAAAATCAATGAGTTATAAAACTTTTATTCTTGTTACTTTTTTTAACTCATTGATTTTCAGTCACTTATAAATTATTTTCGTGTTTTCTCAAAAATTCTTGCTTATTTATTTGTGTATTTCAAAACTTTGTTATACCTTTGCAACGTCAAACAAAAAGAATGACAAACAAAACAAAAAGGTTACTCTTTTAAGCGGTTTTAAGTTATCCTACATATAATCAATGATAAACCGCAAACGAATTTAATGCAAAGGTTTTGCGGTGATACCTAAACACTGCAAACGTGTACGAAAACGAAAAGACACACTTTGTATATGTGTAAGTAGTTTTAGAGCCGTAAAAAGCAAGTATTTACGTTATTTGTTCTTTGACTTATTGAAAGTAGTGTTTTGCTAATTGGTATATATTACGAGTTGTACCAATGTATGAACAACACTTTTATAACTTAATTGGAAATAGTTGCAAAATAGCTATTAAAGTATGAAATTGCAAACAAACTATTTTAATAATGCACAATTTTTGTAATATTGTGATATTGATTTATTAAGATAGCAAGCGAGCAAAAGTAAAAAATAGTAGTTTAGTTATCTAATTAAATATTAGTGATGAAATAAAAAGCGGTTATAAAAGCGCAAAGATAGGCAAAGTAAGGATAAAAGTAAATACAATTAGTTAGTAATTGTTAGTAGCTTGAAAGTAGCTTTTAAGCACACATTAAATGTGTGTTACATAGTAAACAATACAATTAGCAAGCGACAAAACACAAAAAGCAAAAGTTAGCGAATTTTGCGAACGCTAACAAAGTAGCTATCTATCAATTAGTTATTAATTGGTAGTGTAGTGAGTATGTCCGAAACTACAAACAAAAGCACTGAAACCAAGTTTTACAACAAGTTTGTAAATTCAGTGGGTGGATTGTATCTAAATGCGAAGCAAGTGTTTTCTGCAATCCCTAAAGCGTGTACACTGTGGAATTTTCCCACGGTGGGAGGCGTTATGTACATAGCGAATATGTAACCCACTACGATTTAGCAAACTTAATATTAACTTCCAAAAAGCGTAAATTATGGAAAATTTTGTAAAAACTTCGTTTGAACTCGTGAATGGTAACGTAAATGTGGCAACTAAGTTGATGGCTCGCTCTCTCGTGCTTGCCAACGACAAAGGCACTATGTACAACATCACTGCCAAGGTGCGTAACACCGATAAGTTTTCGGTGGTTCGTGCGTTGGCAAAGGCTGTGCTTGTATCTATGCGTGAAGCTAACAAGTTGAACTCTACCGATGCAGCACAGGAGAGCAAGAAGCGTGTAGCCAACAAGATTACCCCTGCATTGTCTTGCCACGTCATTATGGTAACAGACAAGAACGGCAACGTACTGACAGACTCTATCTTGTCAGTTCGTGAAAGCGAGAAAGACACTGGCAAACTCCGTGACGTTATCCGCATCACAAAGGGTATGCCGCTTTACAAACTTGTTGTGGAACAGGGCTTAGACTGGTCTGACGAAAGCGTGGTTTCTGCTCTCAATGCGTGGACTACTGCCACCATTGAGCAGATGGACTATGTGAAGAATTTGGATAAGGCGTTGGCTGATGCTGCAAACTCGACTGAGAAAGAAGAGAAAGCGGCTGAAGCTGCCGCTAAAAAGGCAGAAGCTGCAAAGAAAGCAGCTGAGAAGAAAGAAGAGAAAGCGGCTGCATAAAGCGTGGCTTTTGACAACATATTCAGTGCTATGTAGTGCGTGAAAACGTACAACATAGCACTTTTTTCGTTGGTGCTGTACAAGGTGGATATGCGCTAAAGCGTGTATGCGGTTCGACACTGCCAGCACTTCTAATCAAATACATAAAAGAAATGGAAAATATAATGCTTATCAATGAAATTGCAAAAATTGTTTCTGTACTTGTTTTTATGGTGCTCCCATGCTTCGTATTGTTGCAAATAGCGTGGGATAAAATGTGCCAAAACGCCAATAAAGTCGCATGGCGATTGGAAGTTGCTGCATACCAATGTACACGTTGGAATGACGCAATGATAAAAGAGCTTATGCGAACAACAAAAGGTGTCGAACATATAAGGGTGGCATATATGAATAGCATACTGGAATACATGCGCAAAAGCGGATGTAGCTGGAATGATGCCGTGGAACATGCTATTATTAGCAGCATAGAGCGCACAGACTATTGCATCCGTATGGGGTGGTTTAATAATAGGACAGACTGGAGAGCAATCCTTGAACCAATGAAATTCTAACCAATAATTCAAAAGCGTATGAACAAGTTAAAAGTACACAACAAGCGCATTAATGCTTGGTTTGTAGTAGATTGTGGAAAGGTGTATGATGAGCAAACAAATATCCAAGTTCCGCCAAGCTCACGAATTGCATTGGGTGCGATTTCGTATGTGAAGCGTGAAATGGAGGCACTATGGGATAAAATGGGCGAAATTGACCCTATATGGGGCGATTTGCAGCTATATCACCAATTAGAGCATGAATGGTTGCGGATGCGCCAGGCGTTGTATGGTATGGCGTAATAGGCGGCATGGTGCAAAGTTGGGGTTCGTTTCCCCGACCGCCACAAATCAAATATTTTATTCAGATGCCAAGATTAGCTGACTTACTGCCTGTAAGCGTGAATAACAGTAGCGATATGGGCGCACAATGGCTTGTAAACTTTGCCTATCTGCTGGGAATGGACTTGTGTAAGGCGCAAGCTGTGTACGAAAAGTATGGCAATGGTTATATCTATGCTAAGAGTGGATTTGCCATGCCTGACACACCATACCAAAGGCGCAAAATGGTAGCGAACTTTGGTGATTGTGTAATTGTGGAAGCTAATGGTGAAGTATGGGTGCGTTCAAAGCATCACATTGGTGCGCTTAATCGTAAACGTGCCATAATTGCCGATAAGGTGGAACATAGGAGAATACGCAAGTCTGAAGAAGAATTGCGTGAGGCAAAGCGTGTAAACCGTCTTTTCAAGGACGGACAAACTAATCCATCGCCTAAGCGTGGAGGCAAAGGTAATAGCCATGCTGAGATTGGTAAGTATGTGAATTTCCGTGGCATCCGTATGGAAATGACGGAACGTAGAAGCGAGATAAAATTTGCAACAATAACTGTACATATCTAAAAAACTGGAGGAACAAATTATGACACAACAGGAATTTACTGCAAGAACTGGCTACACGCCTAAAACTGAGGACGAATTTTGGTCTATCCATGACGAGTATTGCAACAGCTCATTCAACAAGGACGAGTTTTGCAAGAACTGGAAGCGCATCCATGCTCCAGAGTACCGCCAGCCGTGCGTGATGAACTTTGCAACGGAAGCGGAAACCGAGCAAAAGGTTGTTGAGCTGACGATGAAAAATCGTGTATTCCGTGTCACTGGACGTACACAGATATGTGTGTACTGACACGTTGGAGGTGCTTATGGTACATTGTCGGGTTCGACTCCCGAAGCACCACGAATAATCAAAAACATTAAAGAATATGAAAAAGGTACATCTAAATCGAGTTTACGAACTTATCTTGACTTGCAAGGGCAAGCAAATAATCCGCTATACATCCGCTGTATTGTTAGCATTGGCTCTCGTGGGCTGCAACAGAAGCGAGAGCAAGACGGAAAATCCCCAGGACATCCGAACCTATGACGCTCGTATCGTGTATTGCGATACTACCATTGACTTCACTCCAGCCAAGAAAAACGTGGAGTATGGCGTTATGTCTGACACAAACCCCATCCAGATAGCAACATGTGAAAAACTGCTGGATGAGTGCGTGGCGTGTGGTATACTTGACAGCAAAGGTGTAAAGGCATATCGCAAAATTACCAAGCGTCCGTCCGTAGCTCGTTACATGGAGCTTATTGAAGAGTGCGAAAACGAGGAAAATTTCTATGATACCGTGGGAGAAGGTGACGCATGGTGTGACTATTGCGACTATGTTCTCGCTCCTCGTGGTGAATGTTGTCCAGATTAAGCAGGAGGAATAACTATGAAAAGAACATTGCATATCATCGGACATATTATGTTCGTTATCATCCGCTTTATAATCCGTGATTTGATGCTACGCTTTGACCGCAAGGTGTTGAAGCGTTATCTGAACATACAGACCCCACTCTATCGCCTGTGGTGGTCTAACCATTGCCAGTTGGTGCAAGCCAAGCTGGATGCGAAGAACAATACAAGAAAATTCTAAAAAACTCATACGACATGTTTGAAATAATGTGTAAGGAAAGGTTCAAGGAGGCTATGGAGCTTTCTCGTGAACATCGTGATCAGACTTTTAGCAACTGCATGATGCGATTGCTTTCGTACTTAACGTGGAACAATGCTGACAAGGTGCGACTGACTCGTGACTGGGATGAGCAGTGTTTCAATTTTGCAGTGCTTCGTGCTGACGGCTCTGTTATGCTTAATGGTGGCGTGATTTTCCACGGCTTTCCTGAAAGCGGTTATAAGCAGAATGGAAGTGTACAAATCGACCCATCATACGGTTGGCAGATACACACATAATCAATGATATTTCACAAGTTCTTTTATGTTTTGGGTGGAGCTGTAGCTATTGATTTAGCTACGGCTCTTTTCTTTAATGAATGTTAAAGTCGTAAAAGTGGTCAACTTTGGACTCCACAACATGCCTATTCATAATTGAACAAAACAACCGAAATATGAAAATTTCCAAGACAAAGCAAATCGCATTGCTCAGAGATTTAAGGCGCAAGTGCGGTTTCCTATACCGTGAAGGAAATCATGGCTATGTATGTCATTGTGGCTATAAAATACCCAATGGCCCACATACTTCACATCTTCCAATATCATGCAACTTGGCTTGTAGCGACTTGAAGCGCAAGGCATTTGAGTGTGGTATTGATATAACTATTCCTAAAGCAGTTTTGTCTGCTATTTAACAACAACAACCCTCAAAACATAAAACAATATGGAACCCTGTGAAAAAGAAGAATATCGTGGTTGTACGATAAACGTATACTACGATGAAACTCCAGAAGACCCAAGAACTTGGTGTAATGTTGCAACTTTTGTTTGCGAACATCGTAGATACACCCTTGGTGATGAACAAGATATTGAAGGACGCATTGACAGTCTATTTAATGACTATGTTCCAGCCAAAGCAATAATTGACCATTTCGTGAAAACTCGTGATGCTCACCTTGTTCCTGGTGATGAGGACGATTATTGCGACCAATATTACGAGTACAAGGAAACTGTATGTGGTAAAGAATATACTCGCTACATAGATGCCGACACAAGTGATAGTGATGACAGCATTGCTTCAGATATGGCTGATCAATTGGATATGTGCGAGAAAATGCTGCTCCTTGAAAATACTGGTGAAATTGTGACCTTACCTATTTCAATGTACGAACATTCTGGAATATCGCTATGGCTTGGCTCTAAATGGGGTCATCCAGACGCTCAGTGGGATTGTTCTTCTATAGGTTTCGCCTATGTTGAGAAGAAAACAGCCGAGAAAGAAATGCCGCAACGTAAACTGACAGATGAACAGAAGAACGACTGGAAGAAGTGGGCGTATGCCATGATGGAAGGTGAAATGGAGACATATAACAAATATGTTAGTGGTGAAGTCTATGGCTACATGATTGAAGATGAAGAAGGCGAAGAGGCTTCAAATGTTCATTTGTGTGGTTGCTGGGGCTTCTACGATAAAGACCACTTACTTGAATATGCAAAGAACGATATTGACACATACCTGGAAGAAAAGCGTGAAACTCGCAAGAATAACCTTGAAACATTGGTGAAGAATATCGCTTTTATCTACGGCATCACATTCACTGACGGAGATTACATGTATCGTGTAGCAAAGGACATGTTTGGCTTTGATTACATTGAAAGAGCCAAAATCTGCAAGTCTGTAGTCGGCGCTTATGTTCAGATTGGATTTTCTAATCTGAATGATGAGATTTTGAACGATATGGTGGAACAAATTAACAAGAAAGTAGCATGAAACAGGTAACAAGCGATACAGTAAATGTATTCCAAATGCAATGCACCAATATCAGAAAAGAAGAGGATGATAGAGGATTAATTATTGCACGGAAATACGATTTGCGATGCCGTAGCATAGCTTACGGAAGAGTAAAGTCCGAAATTCCAGCCGAAGAAGAGGTATGTATTGCAGATAAAACATGGCATGCTTGTAATGTAAGATGCTGGGATAGAGGATATAAAACTGGCACACCAGTAGAAACCGAATTGGTTACAATATACCCGACAGAACACTTCGAGGGTGTTTGCAATAGTGACATGTTTGTTATGTATAACGACAAAATCTATGTTGCCGACTCTGTTGGATGGACGGTTGTGAAGAGTGTCCAGGAAGCAATAAGCAGAATTATTTTCTACAACTCTGGCATAAATTGGAATGAAATACTCAACAAAGAGGATTTCGCTTATTTCGATAATTATTGGCCACAACTTCGTAAAGAACAGGATGAAGAATTGAAACTAATAAGCAGAAAAACAAGAAAGAAAAGAACAATAATGACCTAAAACATAACAACAATGAGAAAATTTAGACTATATAAAGTAGAATCTGGAAACAGAGCAAAAGACCCTGTGATAGTCGAAGGGTTCTTGAACGCTGAAGAAAAATCCAAGGAAATGCTCCAGGAAATATGGGACGATTACCCATGTGATGACACTTATGTCGCATGTGTTGAAAAGGAGGCTGACCTGTATTACGACCACCTCATTATGCAAAAGGACATTTATAATGAAGTGTACTGGAAAAAGCTGGTAATAGGAACCTATTGCCCATTATACGACCGACTTCTTGAAGACTACGAGGAAGATGAGCTGGAAGAGTGGCGCAAAGAGAAGAATATTAACCTCTCTGACCTCACTAATGAGCAGCTGCAACAGCTTCGTTCCGAGATTGTTGTCGGCAGTATGTATTTATCCGATTACGAAAACTCATTTCATATCAACGAGCTTGACGTGTGTAACATATCTGACTCTTATGACATTTGGTGTGATGAGAATGGTGTCGAGAATAATGCCGAGAATTTTGCTGATTATGTTCAAAACCATTTGTAAACAATATAAAAACCAGATTAAAACATGAAAGAATTAGAACCAATATACATACGAATTGCCGAATGTAAGGCGTGTGTAAACAATGAGGATGGCAATTTTGACGAACTCGCATCACAAGTTTTGGCAGAAGCGTTACAAGTAAAAGAATTGCTGGACGATAGCTCTGACTTACCACACATCCAGCTCGAAGAAAGTGTGTGGTGCGATTTCTTTGATTGCAACATTGATGCCGTCTTTGTTACCGAAAATGATGCAATTCACATCCTTTCTTCATCACGAGGTGGTGCAAATCTGTATCAGTATTTACCTATTCAAATTCCACGTCAGACAATGCTGGAAGTCATGCTACAAATCGAGAAGCAGTTAAAGTGTGTTGGAGAGAAGAGGTGGTGGGGAATTTATCACCTTTTCTTCAAGCAAGACTTCCGATTCTGGCATAAGACTGAAGGGCATGATTTGCTGTATTCTCTCCAGATGGCTGTAATGGAAACCAAGAACTTAAAGCATAACCCATTCAAGCCACGAGGTGAGGAAGTAAATCAGACTATTCTTCAGCAATTCTGTCACCAGTGGGAGTCTACTATCAACGACATCATCAATGAGGTTAATGAAGGAGCATCATACGATGATATTCGTGTCTGTGATAATTGTGGCTTGCCTATGTCCGATGGGTATTATCTGGGTGGTGAATATGCTTGCGATGACGAATGTTGCTTGGCACTTTACAATGGAGATAAAGCGCAAATGGAGGAAGATTTAAGCCATGTCAATGAGGATTATAGCGATTGCTATTATACCGAATGGGAGTCGATATTTTTCGATTAACAATAACTTAAAATATAAAGAAAATGGAAAGAAACGATGCACTTAGAGTGTTTACAAAGAATAGCGGCTTTGTTATGGTTGACCGCAAGTTGCAGGAAGTAAAGTGGTTGCGTACTGAGTTCAAGTGCGATAACAAAGATGAAGACTTCTTGCTCTACACAGCTCAGACAACATTCCAGAAACCAGATGGTACTACTGGAGTGCTGGATGACTACGACATGGCGTTCGATAGTGTAGAGAAGTATGAGAATGGTATTTCTGCTGAGACATCGTACAAGACGCTGTTTACTCGCAAGAATGATGGCGATGTTATTCGTGATGTCATTCGTGGTGTAAAACGCTCATTTAATCCAGAATACTGGGTGTTCGACAAGTCATGCCATGCTCCAGTGCGGTATAAATTGGAGCTGGAAAAGTTCTACTTTGACTATTCTGACAACCGCTTTCACACAGACGAGTTTCCGAAAGACTGTAAGATTTACGACACTAAGGAAGAGGCTCTGTCATACAATACCTATAAGATTATAGAACAAGACGGAACTGAGTATGAGCGTGATGGAGTAAACAAGCTTATCATGCTTGACGATGACCAGCGTGAACTGTTGAAGCAGTTTGAGGACATCTGCAAGAAAATGAACGATGCGGATATGCTTCTTATCAGTGACAGCTGTGAGGATATGTCTGTATTTAATTTGCGGCACATCAAGAATTATGCTCTTGATTATAACGATGTTCCAGATGTGATGGATGGCGATCCAGAAGATTATGAAAGGGCAGACCGTTATGGTGTGCCTTTCAAAGTAAATCATCACATCCAATGGTGGGGTGATGACAGCAGCTTGTTCATTCTACGCAAATCTACAGAAAATGGAGAAAAGTGATTTTGACAAATTAAAAGAGCATGTAACTTTTCTGACTGACTTATTGAATGAGCGTCAATTGGAAGAGTACATTGCTTGGCTTGAAAAAAGAATAGACTAATATGAAAATTATATCAGACATCAGTCTTAAAGACTTCGGATTCTGGAGTGGTGCAAAAGACACTGCCGAACAGCTTACTGACGAGCAGTTTGACCAAGTGGAGGGAGTGCTGGAGGATTTATATCCAGATGGCGTGACTGACACTGAACTTAATGATATATTTTGGTTTGAATCAGACAAGATATATGAATGGGCTGGATGCTTTCCTAAATTCTTCAAATTAACAGCCACTTGCGGTCGTGTTAAGTATGTCAGAACTGAAGATAGCGATGATATAGATGAAGTCGAGGGTAGCTATTGCGATTCTGAAGAGGTTGAAGAAGATGAGTGTGAAGACATTGAGAATGTTAGCGATGTCGAGCTTAATGACTTTTCTGATACCCACTATTTCTCAATAAAAAGTCGCTTTACAAAGCACGAGCTTATCATTCATTGCCTGGGCGATGAAGCTGCTGATGATTTGAAAGAAGCGTTCTTTATGTGTGAGATAGAAGAAATCACAGAAGTTCCAGCTGAAGGCATTGATGGCGAGGAAGATTGGGAGGATTATGAAAATGATTCTGTGACTATTGACGAGTTTGCTTATGACGAGGATGAAATGTGGAATAGCTATGACATTCCTGTTTATGCAATACCTCGTATTTGCCAGCTGATACTCGACCCTAATAATTTGCTTGACTATTATGACGTTCCAAAATCTCACGCAATTAATGAGCAAAATCGTTACTTGGAATTGAATGATGAGGACATCAAGAATATTGATGAATTTGTTGCCGATCTTCATAAGGCAATGCCAGATGGATTCACGATTGACTGGGATATGGAAAGTGTTGGTTCACCATATTTCGACCCACATCCAGCTTTCGGGTTGGCTATGGATTGTGTAAAACTTAGAGTATACCCAAAATGAAACAGACACGAGAAGACATAATTGATTTGTGGTATCGACTAAAAGCGTTAGAGCAGAAGGCTGCTTGTAGAGAAGTCAATTGTGAAGTGCTTGACAATCTACAAACAGCTATTGACGCTATGGAAAATGCCTTTATCACCATTAACAATATCATAACTGACAGCGAGCAATAATATCATCTTAAAAACGAACAAAAGATTTGAATTATGGCAGATTTGAAAACTTTATACTGTTCTCAGTGTGGTAGTTCAGACGTACAAATACAAGCTTGGGTTGATGCTAACACCCATGAATATGAATCATCCGTGAATAACCCATTGGAGAGCCAGGATTGCTGGTGCAATGACTGTGAAGACCACGTTAATTTGGCAACGCTTCCAGAATTGTGGAAGCAGTTTGGCAACGTTCCTGTAAACAATGATGATGAAATAGAGGAAGATTTCCTCTGTTTCGAGAAAGGCACATCAAAGTTTGATGTGTGGCATTGGTTCGATGACCGTTGCCCAAACAATTTGCATGACGATTTAATGTTTAACGATAACGAGGAGGATTAAATATGACTTTCAAAGAATACGTTCTTGACTGGTTTCATCAACTGGTAGAGGAACATTACACGGATAAAGAGTGGCAAGCTGACTTATTCCACCAGCTTGGTTATAATGAGGCAGAATACCTTGATGAAGGTGTCTCTATTTATGATTTCTTGTTGGAAATGTCTGATGAGAATGAGATTTACGAGGCATTGTTCGGCTATGAAGCCAAGGTAAAGACATTAGATGACCTGCCAGACACAGAAGGCTTCTTGACGAGAATGTTCCAGGAAGTTGGCAAGGATTACACTAAAGAGTACGACTTTGCCAATGAATTGCTGGAAGATATGGCTGGACATTGCTTTAATTACGCAAATCCAGCAGGATTCTTCCAAGATTTGCAGTGTGGTGGCTGTGCATCTGGTATGATTGGCATGTTCATCTATCATTCAGATTGCAAAGACTTCTATATCAATCATATTGATAGTATGGAAGATTTTGTAGAAGAATTTGAAGACGAACTTGGCAGTCCTATCAAGAACGAGACAAAGATGCCGCATTATACGTTTATATGCTGGGTGTGCTACGAGGAACTTGCATTTAGAATTGCTAACGAACTCTGGGATGGCGAAATCTAAAGCACGAAACATGAAGATTGTAGTATTGAATTTCGTCAATACGTCTGTTGACATGATTAATGTTGACGAAGATTTTATAATGCGAAACTATCATGGCGATGTAGAGGAGTTTTTAATATGTTGGTGTGGATATAGCATTGATAATATACAATGGATGGCAAACCGCAAATTGAAAATCAACTTAAACATGACTATAGATGATTTCGCTGGTGACGATGAATTAAACGAAGAAAACAATGAAACATACTGATTTCTATTATCTGTTCAAGCATGTTAAACAACATGTTATTGATGAATTGAAAGCTGCTGTAAAAGCGCATGGCGGTAGTTATAGCTGGGAAGATGAAGATGCCTGCCCAATTGTAGCAGCCAATCCAGATACAAGCGAGCCAGAGCCGTTGGATGTTTGTATTCACGGCATTTCTTTTGACACCTATGGCGATTTGGTGTTTGAAGCTACTGGAAAAGAGTCTGGATATGAAATCGACTATTTATGTGCTGATGATATTTTCGCTGAACACATTGGATATATTATCGACTACATGAATGACACTCCAGATGTTTCAGATGTGTCAATTCCATTTGTACATTAACCACATTACGCTTTTAGAAAGACCGTGCGAGTTTTATTACTTGTGCGGTCTTTTTTTAATGAATGTTAAAATGCGGTCAGCTTTTCACCTCTTCTTTTCATTCATTTCCTATTCATAAATAAACAAAACAACCCTCAAAACAGTAAACAACATGGGATATAATCATTCTGACATCGGTCATAACTGGGCGCATCAACTAAAATCACGCCAAGGTGACAGATATTACAGTTTCAATGGTAGTAAAATTAAGTCGTATTCTACCGTTATAGGTGAGATTGTATACACTAAGAACAATACGCCTGTCTATTTTCTGAATACTGGTAGTTATTCAAATTCTACTTGTAAACATCAAAACTATGCTTTCGGTGCAATTCCCAAATATGCGGTTAAGTTTTCTGCATCATGTGGAGATTTCATGTATGGTTGGGATGGAATCACTAACTGGAACGGTGAGATTACTGAAACAATAGCAAAGAATTTCGTAATGAAAAACCTCCAGTCTATATATGATTCTTTATTGGAGTTCAAGGATTCCAAAGCTCTAAAAATCGAGAAAGAGTTTTCATTGGAATATTTTTATAAAGCTAAGAGTTTTATGGAATATTTTCCACTTACGTCATTCTCAAAGGTGCTTCGTATCAAGAACGAAAACTTGAAGATGTTTTTCCATATAGCAAATCCGACTTCGTTCAGAAAGGTGATTAAGGCTTTGATAGCTGGAGAGAAAGATTTGAAAGCTCTTGTGGACATAGCTTGTGGCGATGGGACATACGGTGCTTATTATAAGCGTACTATGGGAATTAGAATGTCTGAAACCACAAGAAAGTACAATCACAAGTGTGGATTTGAAACCGTTGGTATTATGGGTATGTGGTATGACCCTTATCCTTATTGCTACGACAAGGAATATGGTTCACGCTGGCCGAAGAATATGACATTTATATCTCATTCGTTTGACCGCTATTGTGGAAAAGGCTTTACAAGTAAGCAAATCCTTCAGCATCTTGAAAATGGCGATTTGGTTTCTGTTTTGTTTGAGGCAAGAAAAAAGAATCTGGCTAACGCTTTTCTCTACGAAGAGAGGAGATTGAGAAGCAAGCGTGTAGAAGAAGCTAAAGAACGCCTGGAGATTTTCATTGGTTTGCGTGGTTGGCAAAGTGATTGGAGATACAAATATAAGCACACGTTCTCATCATTTAATTACAACGGTGTCGAATATTCCTTTAATCGCTGGAACGAAGAGAAAGAACTTTCTGACGATGAATATCAGGCATTTAGTGTGATGTCTGCGGAAGAACAAAAAGCGTTCATTCGTGCAAAACGTACAGAAATGCTCGAAGTATTGCGTCAGCAAGATTACAACTATGAGCATCGTGTAGAATTGGCAGAAAAGGCTCGTCTGGCATGGGAGAAAGAACAAGCAGCAAAACATGAATACATAGAACACCTCAAAGCACAGGGCGATGAAGGTATACGTCAGTTGTGGCACGAAGGATTGATTGGCAACACTTCGCTCTGGAATAAGTCCATGTCGGTGTTTTATGGTGGCAATGTGTTGTTGAGAGTTGCCAACAATGGCGAGAACGTGGTTACTTCTAAAGGCATTACCATACCGCTTAAAGAATGTAAGCGTCTTTGGCTTATAATTAATCGTTGGCACAACGAGAATACGGAGTTCTGTAGAAGCAATGAGATTGTTCACGCAACCAAGCAACAGCAATGGCGCATCGAACGTTATCAGAACGACATTATGATTGCTGGATGTCATGCAATCGCTTACAAGGAAATGGCAAATATTGCCAAGCAACTCAATTTTTGCTAATAATGTAAACTCAAAATTATGGTAGAATATATAGAAGAAATAACAGTTTGCAATGAGCAAATCTTTAACGATAAGGAATCACATACAATAACAATGCGGTTCTATGATGGTTACGCTATCTCAACGAATAACTTGTATGGAATGTCTTATCCTACATTATTCCAGGTTCAAAACACAGATTGGATGCAGAAAGAGATTACGGACTATTGCGGTGATGGACGTGATGGCACAGACTATCCGTTTGACATTGCATTGAAGTACGGAATCTTGTTCAAGCTCTCACAAGACTCTAAGTTGGAGCGTAAAATCAAGTGGTTGGAGCAGTTTGCTATCGTTGATGTTGATAGAAAGGCAGCGTATGAGAAGTTCTGCAATGAGCTTGATGCTCCCAATAAGGAGTATTTCGTTCTTTACCATGATCGTACTGGCGATGGTGGAATGAGTGTTAAGTATATTGGCGAGTGTTGCTGTGATGATGAAGCTATTGACAAGGCTTTTTCTACTAAAGCGATACCGCAAGACACTGTGCATTTCTATCGTGCTGAAGACATTGAGGCTGCTAATCGTGCTGTTGACTATGGCAGAGATATGGAAGTGGTGGCTGTTTATCATTCCAGCTCACAATATTTGGAAGAGTACTGGACGGTCGTTTCCGTTCCTGTTTCTTACGATAAGTTTGCGGCTTTTGTATGGAATCGTGGAGATAAGTCGAAATATGTGAGCAATCGTTTTTACACGTTCCCATCATACATTGCTATGCAGGAATTTGTGCAGCAGGAAAAAGTTAATGAAATGCAAGACGATCTTCCAGAGTTCAATATTTCGTGGTTCCTGGAGGATTTGAAAGGTGATACTGGTTTGAAACCAGATGAAACCCTGCATAACATTAATATCTGGGCGCAAGAAGGCTACAACGTCTGGATTGTTTGTGGTACTTACAAATAATGCAATATGGCAAACAAAAAGCAATACACTCACAATGGTATAAATCTGGTAAATATGGCATTTGCTATCGGTCAGATCAACCAAGATAAAAGTCTTTCAGTACATGCGGAAAGAGTTATTGATTACGCCAAAGCATTTACTTCTTGGGAGGTGAAAAACGTGCTTTGTTTAGAGAATGGCTGGGAGGCTTACATGGAGAATGGCGGTGAGGATTATGAAAGTGTTATTTACGAATGGGCTGAAAAGTTTAGAATATGAAAGATAAGATTTATGTAGTTACCCAAGAATGGGGAAACACCTCTTTGGAAGATTGCAATTTTGAAATTCTTGGGGTTTTCTTTGACTTGCGAGAAGCTACTTTATGTATGCAGAAAGCTCGTAATGTTGAATTGTCAGAGTCATACGGTACACCTTATGAATATCTTTCTCATTCAATGGAAGTTAGCGTTAATGAAGAAGACTGGAGGGTTGAAATCACAGCGACAAATGGCAAGTGGGATAATTTTGAGATACACGAGAAAGAAGTTGAACAGCGTGATTTCATTGCAATTCAGTTTGAGTATGCTGGTGAGGTATTTAATGAGCGTATCTACCTCGACCAGATAGACTTAACTCATTATGATGACATCTGGGACTGGTGGTTTGGCTCACATGGGAACAAACAATTCCCAGATTTGAACTTTGAATTAACTGCTGATAAGGATAAAGATGGTAGTCCTGCTTGTGGCAATATGTATATCAACGTTTACGAAAATGAAGATGCTATGGTTCCGTTGAAGAGAATTACAGACATTTCATGGGTTCATAGTTGGATTGAAAGGAAAGAACATCATGCAAAAAGTTAAAGTAGGTTCTGCTCGTAAAATAAATGGGCAGTATGTAATTACTTCAGAATATGCTGACATTGGTGGTAATTATGGTACATTCTTCAAGGATTCTGAAGCATACGAGAATGATTGGGATGCACCATGCTATTCTGAGGAGGCATGTTTTGACGATGCAGCAACAACAGACCGCTATTGGACTCACGTTTCCCTTCTTCTGGAGTGTGGGTATAACGAGAAGTTGTGCAATGCTATGTTTAGCGAACTTGCCTGGCAATGTCCAGATACATGGCTTAATGAGTTGGATGAAGAGGATTACTCTTACTATTGGTCTTGGTTAAAAGTTGGCTGTAAGGCTTTCTGGTGGCTGGATGAATGGTGGGATGCTGATTTTTATGAAGTTGTCCGAATTGGGGACGCTCCAGAAGATTATAATCCAGACACAACTGTGTGGCTTCGCAAACCAGATGAAGAAAACCCTGGTAAGTATGAGGAAATCGAAGCTCGTCTTTGGGAGTTAGCTGAAACCGACATTTCTCGCCAACTCCAGAAGAAGAAAGAAGAATATTATCACAGTTTCATTAAGCCAGGCGCAAAGGTTTGGTGGAGTGACCCTGCTGGAGAATCGTCTGATTGGTTCTATGTGGATAGCATAGAGGATGATGGTTATCCTTGGGGTGATGAAACCGAAGTATGGCTAAAGATGAATAAAAATGACAAAGTAGCAACAAATCAAGTTCTTATGCAAGAACTTTCTATAACAAATAAATAATTACAAGTTATGAAACATTCAATTTCGATTAAAACAATCAATGGTGTCCTTTCAATCTCAGATTTTAAGGCACAGCGTGTATCAAAGTCCGATGTAATCGGTGTAGTTCTCCAGACCGAGACAATCGGTATGGTTATTTCTCTTGACCAGTGGAATGAAATCTGGTGCAGCGATGGAAACCGCAAAGTATTCAATAAGGAGTGCGGTGAAGCAGAAGCCTTGCAGACATTGAGTGGCCTGGAACTTACTCGTAACATCGTGAAGCAGAACGAGGAAGATGGTGAAAGCATGACTGCTGTTATGCGTTGCTGGCAGTACAAGAAAGGCAACCTCCAGTGGTATCTTCCAAGTTTGTATGAGCTTGGAACGATCATCGCTTATCGTGATGAATTGAACGAAGTGCTGGAAATGCTTGATGCCGACCAGTTCGATGAAGATGATTGGGGCTGGAGTAGTTCCGAGAGCTACAGTTGGATCGCATGGGGCGTCTACTTCGGTAGTGGTAACTTCAGCAACAACATCAAGTACAACAGCTACGTTGTGAGGGCAGTCTCCGCATTTAGCCCATTGCAGCGAGGCGATTTTTCATCGCCGAGCGAAAATGGTAACTGTTCGCCATTTACTGAAGAGTCCGCTATTGAATACCTTCGTCAACTGGGTTACACTGGTGAGTTGACAAAGAAAATCAACGTATAATCCATGAATACTTACGAAATTGAATGGAATGGTCAATCATATCGTGCAGCGGACATAACTATATTCGCTGGCAAGGAAGATGAGTTAGATGTCACGATTGCAGATACAACGCTGGAGGACGAAATTTTATCTCACATGTATGCTGGAGACGAAATGGAAGACAAGGCGTTCGCAATGGACGATAAGATTGCCTTTTTCATACTTCCTAACGAGTGGAAACTCGATGAGGAGCATCTTATTAAAATAGTAGAAAGCTCATATTAATGCCATATAAATCAGAAAGTATTCCTATCGCTGGTACAAAGTTAGACCAGCGTAGGAAGCTTTCCAATGAGCAGAGAGAGGCTGTAAAGATTCTTGCTGATAAAGGATATAGCCAACGTAAGCTGGCAGAAATGTTCCATGTTAGCAAGAGTCTTGTACAGTCGATTTTGAACCCACAACAACGTGCGGTACAAAAGAAACGTTCTGCTGCTTATTGGGCAGAAGCTAAAAGAAAATATAGACAAAGAAAACATCAACTATACAAAACAGGAAAATTGAGTGAAAAGAAGACAAAACGCCATCGGAACAATTAGCTCGTTTATCAAAGCTACATTGCCTATATATGGAATGGTCAGCAAACGAGATTTTGTGGTTTCTGACGATCACGTTAAACTATCCAAGCACCCACAAAGAGGTCGTGTCTTGGCGATTCTTAAACAGGAATATCCACAATACACTTTTTATTGGATGACTCCAAAAGTGCTTGCGTGGTGTTAAACTTAAAAGTAGAGAAAATGAAGAAAACAATAAAAACAGCAGAACAACAGCTGCAAGAGATTCTGGACAAATATGGAATCACGAATCTCGAATATGCTGGAGATTGTGTGTATTATGCCGTAAGCGAAACCAATCAAGTTATTGCGGTTCGTAAGGATTCTGAGGATGCAACAAATGATGAAAATGGCATCCGCATAGAAATATATCCTCCTTATGAAAAGTTACGAGCAAACAAAGATGTGTTAGAGCTGCTTCGCAATGATGCAATTGGGAATCTTGATTATCAGTATCTTGGCAAACTTGTATGCTGGGAGAAGTTTGGTGATGCTGATTGCCGACCGCATCCTGTTAATCTATATTATGTAGAAGACGTAATCCGTGTAGCTGGAGGTGATGCGCTTTATCTTACTGACGAAGAAGATGAAGGTGAGAACGGTGCTGAATATAAAGAACGCCACGATTATATGTCACCATATAGATCATCTATACAACAAATGAAAGAGACTCTTATTCACATCATCAATGATGATTTCAAGCGCAACAAACAGATTTATAGCGATACTCCTATGCGCTATGCAGACGAAAGTGGCGATGCTGAATCTGTAGGGGCAAATTCATGTGTTGGTGTGTGCCTACAGATGTCACAAGATGACAAGCCAGCTCTTCAGCTGTGTTTCATTTATGGCGATAAATTTGAAAATCCTGCTTCTTCAATTGATGTGCCGCTGGAGAAATTACCAGTGGAATCTTTAATTCAAATATATGAAAATCTTATGTAACAATGTTTTTAATCGACAACATCACAAGTTTTATTAGCAAGTGCAAGGCACAGAGAGCTGCCTCTAACGCAGCGGAACGTAAGCAGTTTGCAGAACGTGACGCTCTTGCTCGCTTCAACATCAGTTCTTTTGATGGCAAGCCTGTCATATTGTATGGCGATGTGGTTATCTCTGTTCCGAACGACAAGACAACTGGAGATTCACTCATCCAGTCTATGCTGAAACTTCGTGAGATTTACGTCCAGTCAAAATGTAACAATGGGCAAAAAGCTTGAAAAAGTTAAAGACTCGTATTTCCGCTACATCGAGCTGTCGCAATATCTTTTCGGCAGTGGCGATGCAGCGGTATACGATGTCAACGAAATTCCAGTTGACAACAAGTTTTATCAGCTGGCTCGTGATTTGGCTAATTCTATGAATATATCCTGGGAATCCATGACACATGAGGAGAGCAATCGTATCATGCTCGCCATGCTTGATGATTGCTATAATGCGATGAGCAAAGGAATATCTAAGAAAGACAAATCTAAACTCGTGATTGATATTAATTTCCAACTATTAAAGTAATATGTGGTTCAAATATCCAGAAACGTTTAAGCCGTTGCCAAAGCAACCAGACGCAAAGATTGTGTCAATTACTATTGGCGGCACAACAATGAAAATCGGATAATATGGTGGGAGATATTATTTTATTTATCAAAAAATGGTGGAAGCAAAACATTACTTGTATTCATCATTACGAGCATCGTATAGGCGCGGTGTGTTCTTATGATGAATGTACCAAATGTGGTAGAACAAAGAATTATTTTTGGCTTCGTTAATGTATAAATATGAACAAGCAACGTAGACAACAACTATATGACGCAACAGCAGCTCTTGATGAAGCCGTTGCTGTCATCCAGGATATTCATTCTGAAGAGGATGAGGCGTTTAACAATCTCTCTGAAGGCTTACAATGCTCCAGAACTGGTGATTCCATGCAAGAAGCTATGGACACACTTGATGGCTTTGTTGATAAGATTGAAGCTATTAAGAGTGAGATTGAAAAGTTTGCAGAAAATAAAAAGTAAAAAGCAATGATTGATAAACAGAAAATACAACAAGCAGCCAACAACTACATCGGACATGAGCCAGAGATTGATGAAAGCTGCAATGTTTCCACAAGACGTGAAGCGTTTAAGGATGGCGTTGATTGGTTCAAAAAGAATATCTGGCATAGCTGCCAGGAAGAGCCAGAGAAAGGCCAGTTTATTGTTTCTTTCTTTGACATAGTTGTCACTTTTATAAGAAATTTTCCGCAAAATTAGCAATAACCAATGATATACACAAATATTATTCCAATAAAATTTGAAATACACATTTATTTTCGTACCTTTGCAGAAAGGTTTTAATTATGACAAGACAAGAATTTTGTGATCTTCTGGCGGCAATACGCCAGCAATCAAACAAAAAAATGACTGAAATATGCGCCGCTATGGGCGTTTTACCAACAGCCATCTATAGATTAGAAAAGAACTATAACAATTTTGAGATAGATAAGGCTTTGGCTTATATTAAAGCTTTAGGTGCAGAACTTTATCTGCAAAGCGAAAGCTCTGAAGTTTTGCTTAATAGTAGCGCAGATTTTTCCAGCTGGCTAAAAGACATTAGAAAAGGGTTATACTCGCAGAGAAGTCTTGCCGAGCAAGTTGGGTGTGCATATTTAACAATAGCTAATATTGAACGTGGTGCTACTGTAGTACGCATAGACACTCTATTAAAATTGATAGAAATATTTGGCTACACAATTAAAATTGAACCGAAATGAAAGGGATAAATCATAAATATATCGTACTCCAGCAACCCAAATTAAAAGTAAGGTTATTGGCTGGAAGTGAATTTTGGAACGTAGTTGTCTCTGGTGTTCAATATAATATCACAATCTGGATGGAGGCTTTGTTTGCTTCTCTTATTTATGATTCTGACAAAGATTCTAAAGCGGAGATAATGAAATATATTGCATCCAGATATAATAAATCTGCAACGCCTGTTCATGCAGAAAAATTTATAACGCTTTTCAAGGCAGAACATCCAGTAGAACAATTACAAGCATGTGATTTGTCTGATGTGCAATTACTCAACACAGAGGATGATGGGTGTGCTATACCTATATATAAATATGACTGTGCCATTACAGATGATGAGGAAAAGTCGCTCATTCAGCAAATCCAATCGCAATCAAAAGAAGCCTGGCATGAAATTTATGCTTACTTCTATCAATATTTAGAGCAATATGAACAAAGCTATTATCCTAAATTAGGTACGATTAATGAGGCGGCAATAATACAAAGCAACTTCTTTCGGATTCATGGGCTTCCTGTTTCTATGTGCCACAAGCCAGCATTAACAACAAAGGAAAGAAAGCATAATGTTGCCAAAATGTTGCTTTTATGGAGTGTTCTGTGTATTTTGTTTTATTTGATGTGTGCAGATGCTCATACATGGGATAGTGCGAAAGGGGTCGGGTGCGCTATGTCTATTGCAGGATTCTTTTCTTGTATATTAGGCGCAATCTATCAATATAGAAAGAAACATGTCGTAACAAAGTGGCTGTTATCACATCGTATTGTTTTGGCAATAATCATACTATGTATTTGTATCGGAGGCATCATATTTATCAAATGGGCAACATATAGCCCACCATTTCCATCCGAATAGACGCGCCTTGAAAGAGAATTATATAAATGATACGTTTACGTCAAAAAGACATTGAACGCCTCGCCATTATAACTGATGGTTCTGTCGATTATCTGACAAAGCTCGTTTCTATGAGCCTCATCGACCACAGCTATGCGGTTGACCAGCTCATCAAATATAGCTACAAGAAGCTAAAATCCGAGAAACGATATACTCCAGCTCAGATGATAGAGGCACTGATGCGTGAATACGGAGCTTCAAAAAGCAAAGTTCAAAACGCAATTTACAACAAGCGGTCAAGCGAGCATTATTGTTCTGAATGTATGAAGAAAATTCCAGTTTCTGAATACAAAAGGAATGATGGCTTGTGTGACTCATGTTTTGCAAAACACATTCAAATTGATATTTAACATCTTAAACAAGTAGAATTATGGACAAGAAGGCAAATGAGGCATATTGCTACTATAAACAGCAACTGCCAGATACCGTATGTTTATTCCGCTTAGAGGATGCTTACGTTGCTATATGTGACGATGCGGTAAAAGTGGCTAACTATATTCCAGATGCAAAGCTGGAGGAGTGCGAGAATCACATGGCGAGTCTCAAACTGCCTGTTGCGGACATTCTTGATATTGTCGGAATTTTGGCTTCAAATGGAGTCAAAACTAAGATGATACAAAGTCGCAACAACTTTGGCAAATTCGACTTTCCAGATGTCAAAACGCTGGAAGATGAGCGAAATGCCGATTACTAATGAAAAATTTTTCATTGGGATGGTGGCTTGTCTCCAGAATCTTAAACTATCTGACTAAAATACAGGGAGTTATGAGTCCGTAGAAGGAGAAATTCATTATAACACTAAACGCTTGATTATCAACTATTTAGGGCTAAAATTAGTTTGGAAATCATTCGTTTTTCTTATTTATTAACTGTACTTTTGTGGTGCGTTTCCTATCTCAACTGGGAAATGCACCACATTTGTTTTATTAGCATATTCAAAAAATTGATATAAAAATGAGTAACATCAACAATCCAGAAACAGAGAATGTAAAGGAGCCAGTCGAGAAAATCAGCACTAAGCTCAAGTTTGTAAAATCAGACAAGACCGATGCGTATGTCGGATTTGTGTCACAGAACCCCAAGACAAAACGTTATTGTGGTGTTCGCCAGGATTCGCCTTATCCAAAGAAGGTGTGCGTTCTGGACAAGAAGCTGACATGTGAGATTCTTACAAACGTCCTGTATGACGTAGAGCTTATCCCTATGCACGAGCGCAATGGTTATGTGGTGATTTCCGCTGTTCCTTGTGAGTTCAAGGCTACAATTGAGACTTCGTATATCCCGAAGATTCAATACCGAATTGACGTGAAGTTCGGCAATAAGTGTATCACTTTCGACCCTATGGACGGAACGAAGGATAGCGTCAAGAAGCTGTCTGTTTGTCGTGCTGTTCTGGAGAAGCGTGTTGACATCAAGAACCTTACACAGGTTTTGGATGACTTTGACGTTGCTGCAAATACTTTACTTAACAAAATGTTTGCTGATGGACTCGGACGAAAAGTATATCGCTAAGAAACCTAAACTTCCTCGAAAGAGGAAGAAGGTTGCTATTAAAGCGCAAGGCCGTGATTGGTATAGAAAAACTATCCTGCTTTACAAGATAACGCAGAAGAACGGACGTTTTTATGAGCCAGTCTGTAAGTTTTGGGTTAATGCTGCTGTAAGATATGTTCCTTACGGCAGACAGAATGGACAATTGCTTGTCACGCCTACGCCAACAAGGTATTGGTAATATGAATAGACCAACTGAAGGAATTGCGGTAGATGCTGCTCACTCAACCAAAAATCTGGTGACAGAGTATCAAGGTATTGACCTTGCTACAGGAGAACAGATTTTCTATAAAAACTTAGGAAATCAAACTGTAAACATTGGAGAGTTCCTTGGAGTGGTTGAGGCTGTCAAGTATATCATCGAGAATGATTTTCAACCTCGGCATATCTACACTGACAGCGTGACAGCTCTAACGTGGTTCAAGAACAAAGCAACTGCTTCCAACAAGAAATGCAAAGACCTCCAGAAAGCGGAGATTTTCTTGAAAGCGTTTGCTTACGATGTGGATTCCATAGAAGTCAGTCACTGGGACAACAAAGAATGGGGCGAGACCCCAGCTGACTTTGGTAATAAAGGTAATTCCAAGAAATAAGCCCGAAGTACAAGGGAGCGAAGACACGAACAACTTAGCAAAGTTCACGTTTTAAGCCATTTGGCGTGAGAAGTTTTGTATCGTCCAGAACGTAGGCTGGCGGTGTGGTACCGAGCAGGGTATTTTATCGGTGCAACTGGAGGCTATGGTACAGTCTTTTATTCATACAATGTAGTCGCCATAAGGCTGGTAGGTTCGACTCCTACACCTCCACTTGAATTATATTTGTTCATTTAGAAATCTACAACTTTCACTCTGGTTCGTGAGAATAAGGGTGTTTTTCAAAAAAATCACTGAATTTACAAACTTGTGGAAATCTGGTTTGCTATTCATAAACGTAACAACATCGCAGAGTAGAGCAGCGGTAGCTCGCCAGGCTCATTACCTGGAGGTCACTGGTTCGATTCCAGTCTCTGCAACTATAAAACAGCGAAACAAAAGCAAATATGGGAATAGGTATTATGAAGCGTGTTAGGAATAAACTGGATAAGTTCCTACATAAGCGTAAGAAAAATGAGGTTCCACAGTATGACATCGAGCTTGACAAGCAGCCTGTATGTGGTAACTGTAAACACTTCAAGCGTGTCGGTTATAACGGTGTTGTCGGAGTTTGCACACATGAGAAGGCTCTCCATCACACGATAGCTAATAAGCTTGATACATACGGAAAGCCTACAACAAGGGGTTATTATCTTGCGGTCATGCCTCATTTCCATTGTGGTATGAAACTCTATACGGCAAAGTAACATATTTTTCATGGGGCAATTAGTCGAGTGGTTAGGCGGCTGTCTGCAAAACAGTTCTACGCTGGTTCGATTCCAGCATTGCCCTCTACAAAAGGTTCTGTAGCTCAGTTGGTCAGAGCGTTGCACTGTTAATGCAAGGGTCGGAGGTTCAAGTCCTCCCAGTTCCGCAATTTGGGGTTGTAGCTCAGATGGCAAGAACGTATGCTTTGCAAGCATAGGGTCGTGAGTTCGAGTCTCACCTTCTCCACAAGCGATTTGTCATTGGAATACCGCTGTATTCAATTTAGGAAGATATGCAACGTGATACCTTGTGTATTAGGTGGTGCGAATCCATCCAGCGGTTCAAAGGTTTAGTTTTGAGGTTAATTAGGTTGTTTAGTAGGATTGCGAGGCAAATTGGTTTTTCATTGTTTTACCAATTTGCCTCTTTTTTTACTTACAATAGTTGACTGATATAACGATGAATATATAACTTAACAGATAAGATATGAAAGTAATTAGTAGAAAACAACTTCCAACACAATCTCATTTGGGTTGGAAAGCTCTTACAGCGTATTTAGCACTTGAACACTTTAATGCCCCTGGATGGGTTTGGGGTGTCGTTGGTTGCATCTTTGCACTTGCATTTATCGGTCGCATCTATTATTGGTGCAATGAGAAGGAAACATATATTAACCTCTAACCAAAAGCATCATGCAGAAATATTTCAATACCAATACAGTATCGGCCGAACCTATGGACGAGCTGGAGGCTTATGAAAAAGGCTATGTTCGTAGCTATTCCGTAAGCGGTTACAGTAAAGCTCCACGTCAAGGCTACCACGTCCAGTATACAGATCAAGGTGGTAGCGTATGTGACGGTTGGTCTCCTAAAGATGTGTTTGAAAGGGCTTACCAGGTAGCAGAAACTCCTTTTGACCGCATGAATATCGAATATAAGGAGGAATCTGAACGTTATGAGAAAGGTCATAAATTTGTAAACAGCATGAATTTTGACAAGCTGAATTACTTGGCAAAAACTCTCCTCTCAGCGCAGAACGAGTCTCAACGTGAGTATTGCTACCTTTTGGCAGATAGAATGGCTCAGATGTCAAATAAACAGGTATTTCCGACTAATTATGACTTCGGTACTGCTATCAAGTTCTTAAAAGCTGGTGGTGCTATTCGCAGAGCAGGATGGAATGGCAAGGGCATGTTTGTTATCAAGCAAGTTCCAGCCAATATCAAAGCGGATGTTATTCCCAACATGCAGTCGCTCCCTCAGATTGCAAAAGATATTCTGATGGCTCGCAGCGATGCCCATATTGACTATACCAACCAGATGCTGATTATCAATCCAGACGGAAGAGCCGATTCATGGGTTCCGTCTTCCAGCGATGTGTTTGCAGAGGATTGGGAACTTGTCACACAGTAGAGATTATTTAACCACATAAATATCAGTTGCGGAACCGCCACTTGCTCGTGATGAGTAGGTGGCGGTCATTTTTATATACAGGCTTGCATAAATGCCTGTTGAAGTTTTAGCTGGTTATCTACGCTATTGCCATTGTAATAATGTTTCTGAATGACATCTACGCTCGTTCCAGCAACAGAAGCAATATAAGCTATAGGCAAACCATGATCGAGCGCAACCGTAATAGCAGTATGCCGAAACACATAAGCATACAAATCAAAATCACATTGTAATTCTTTACCCACATCTTTAAGCCATATATTTAGTTTTTGTCGAAACTTCTTAAAGATGTAGTCCTTCGTAATGTGTTTCTTTTCTTCTTCGTCATCCATGATTGGAAACACATAACCATCCTTTGATTGTCCAGCATACTTATTGATAACTTCCTCCATCTTAGGAGTTATTGGAATCTCCACCATTTTGTGCGTTTTCTTGCGTCTGGCGAGGATTGTATGATTTCTGGTAATATGCTCCACCTTCAGTTTTATAACGTCACAGGGAGCAAAAAAAGACTGTAGCATGAATACACAGAAATCATAGTACAGTTCCACCTTTTCTCTGTTTGCCCACTCTGTGGTAAGGTTGAAAAGGTCAATGTGCATGAAGTCCTTAATTTGGTCTTTTGTCAGCACATCTGGGTGTTTCATATCGTCTTCATATTTTGCTGGATTGTAGTCATTGAAGTTGAAATCACCTATGCGCACGAGAGAAAAATCTACTTCACGGTCTTTTGAAGCTCGTCCAAGAATAGCTCTAAATGTTTTTGCCGTGCCTTTGAAGCCGTTGTATTTTGCGAATATTCCAGCTATCTTAGAACAGAAATCATAGTTGATGTCTGAGAATTTGATGAGATTGAAGTCTGGAATGATTTTACGACATTTGGTAAGCAGTTTCTCATAACACTCAAAGTTACAGCCTTGCTTTTGCTTTTCACGTTCAATAACTACTTCCATGAACTGTTCCAAAAACATAGCTGAACCAGCAGTCTCTGTCTCAATGCCGTTTGCCTTATTCAGAATTTTTGAATGGGAATAATAAGATGCAACTTGTCGGGCATTGTATTCTGGATGTTCTAAACATAGTTTACGGTATACTTGCTTAAAGTCCTCCAATGCCTTGTTGTTCTCCTGATAAGAAGTAGCGTAAGTGGAAAAACGTTCTTTGTCGGCTTTCCAGTGTTTGAGGAGATTAGGATTACCAACAAGAATACTTTTGACGGATTTGTAGTACCTTTCTTTGCCTTCGCTTATTCGCAAAACAAGAAATCCGTCTCGTACAATGAATTTTAGCTTCACCATGATTTTGCCATTTAGTTAAAAATGTTAAAGAAGATGATGAACCAATGGATAGAAATCTATCTGTAGAATGTTCCGCACACAAGTCGGCACACTGTATAAAGTTCGTGCCTTTACTTGTGAACCTTTCGGAATATTCAGTTTAATGGCTCCATGCTACTTTCGTAGCTCAACTAAATAGCTCGTAATGAGTGTTTTCATGTTACTTTCAACACAAATTCACTTTAACGAAAAACGAGGAACTTTTTAAGGCTCCTCGTTTTATTGCGGTGTGTACGAGACTCGAACTCGTGACCCCATGCGTGACAGGCATGTATTCTAACCAACTGAACTAACGCACCAGTATGATTAAGGCTTAATAAAAAACCTTGTTCTGCCGTTTTTTAAGCGAGTGCAAAGGTATGAATATTATTTGAATTGACAAAGCTTTTTG